TTACTATTGACAAATCCCACTTTTTATGATATATTATATTTGTAAACAAGAGATACATGAAATGGAAGTTGTGAACATAATTCATGACTTCCTACCACTTATCACAAGATAAACGAAATAAATAATTATGCGGATTAGAGCAGTGGAAGCTCGTCTGCCTCATAAGCAGAAGGTCAGGAGTTCGAATCTCCTATCCGCAATTTGCCTTATTTATGTATTGTCATATTATTTTTGCAAAAGAAGTAGGTGGTAGGGCTGAAAGAATTTAAAATTGTTAAATTCATATTTCGGTTCTATCATTTACATATGTTGAGCATATAGCACAGTCTGGTAATGCAATGGTCTGCAACACCATGATCGCTGGTTCAAATCCAGTTATGCTCTTTTAAGCACATACAGCAATTTTATTGGATATTACTGCTAATAATAGAACCAATTTGTGCTTAGAGACACAAACAGCGAAATTTTAACAAAAATATCAAGTTATTTAGGATAAAGTGTCTAGTTTAAGGTCTAATAGCATAATGGCTAATGCGCCGGACTGTCTCTCCGGTTATCAGGGTTCGATTCCCTGTTAGATCGTTTTATGATACATTGGACGATTGGCTAAGTTACCACCCTTTCAAGGTGGCGAGACGGGTTCGATTCCCGTATGTATCGTTTTATACTAACACTGCAGGTTGCTTAAAACGTTTTTTAGTGTTTTGACCGAGAATAAAACATTAGTGATTACAGTATGTGTCACTTGGTTGTAGTTAATCCGAGTAAAAGCTATTTAAGGGCGTATGGTATAATGGTAAAACATCTGACTCCAGATCAGAGGATTAGGGTTCGATTCCTTATGCGTCTGTTTAGGGGGGAATAATCCGTAGGGGTAGCGGGGCAGACTGTAAATCTGCTGTCATTGCGACTCGGGTGGTTCGACTCCATCTTCCCCCATCGAAAAGCTGTAAATTAGTTTTTGTACAAGAGGTGTATTTTTTATGGTGAAAAGGAAATGCGCGATTTGGAATTTGTCAAAAGATGAAATCCAAGAAAAGGTAAATAAATGTAATAGCATAAGTGATATGTTAGATGCATTTGGGTACTCGCGTTCGAGTGGAAGTATGGCAAAAATTATGAAAGAAGTAATTAAAGAATACAATATTGATATTTCTCATTTTAAGCCATTTTACAGAACACATCAAAAGCCAATATACGAATTAAAAGATATATTAATTCATAATTCACCTTATAGAAATATATCACGATTAAAAGAAAGGTTACTAAAAGAAAATCTTTTAGAGTATAAATGCGCGATTTGCGGAAACAAAGGAGAATGGAACGGTAAAGCATTAATCTTACAATTAGACCATAGAGACGGAGATCATACAAACCATTCTATTGATAATCTGAGATTTTTGTGTCCTAATTGTCATTCACAAACAGATACGTTTTCTGGGAAAAACGCAAAATATAGAGAAAGATAGTTTAAAATATGTCTTCTCCCCCACTTTGGGAAGTTAGCTCAACTGGTAGAGCATTAGGTTGAAGCCCTAAGTGTAAGTGGTTCGACTCCACTACTTCCCACTTAATCTAATAAAGCCCTTATGGAAAGGCGTATGAGGTATATATAAAATGGTGAATACAACATAATCATGGACATATAGCTTAATGGATAGAGTTCACGACTACGAATCGTGCGATATAGGTTCGATTCCTATTATGTCTGTTTGCCCGTATAGTTCAATGGAGAGAACATGGTTCTTCTAAAGCTATGATCTTGGTTCGATTCCAAGTATGGGTGTTTATTTTTGGAGAGGTGGCAGAGATGGATTATCGCACCAGTCTTGAAAACTGGCAACCGTCAGTGATGGCGGTTCGTGGGTTCGAATCCCACCCTCTTCGCTCTTGGATGGGTGGCAGAGTTGGTTTAATGCGCCGGACTGCTAATCCGGTATACATGTTAATTCGTGTATCGTGAGTCCGAATCTCACCCCATCCGTTTAGACACATGCAGCAAACTTATCTGATTTAAGTTTATTGAAAAGTATACAAATAAAATCAAAGTTTCGTGTCTAGTGGCTCATACAGCAAATTAATGTAAGTAAAAATGAAATCAAATACTTATTTTACAAATCAAAATGTTTTAATTCCGCCGATAAAACTATTGATATATTATTGAGCCTAGATAAAGTCGCATACAGCAAATTTTATTAAAAATGGGTTTATATATTTTACTATACTGTTATGATGTTTTTGTGGATATTTTAATTTAATTCAGCGACTTGTATTTTTCTCCATCTGCCATGTGCAGACAGGAAATCTGATTATGGTACGCCTATTATCAGTTTTTATGCCCTATAGTTCAGTGGTAGAACGACTGGCTGTTAACCAGTGTGTCGTAGGTTCGAGTCCTACTGGGGCAGTTTATTGGGGTATCGCCAAGCGGTAAGGCACAGCACTTTGACTGCTGCATTCGCTGGTTCGAATCCAGCTACCCCAGTTCTGTTATATAGTAAATGTGGTCTTAACGGTGAGATAAATGCAGAATCTTCAAATCCGTGTTTACTATTTTGCTGGCATGGCGCAATTGGTAGCGCAACTGACCTGTAATCAGTAGGTTAAGGGTTCGAGTCCCTTTGCCAGCTTTTATTGAGAATGTGGTGTAATGGTAGCATACATGATTTGGGATCATGCGGAGCAGTTCGATTCTGACATTTTCAATTAAGTGCGTGTGGCGTAATTAGCAGGCGCAATAGATTTAAGCTCTATTATCTTAATGATGTGAGGGTTCAAGTCCCTCCACGTACATTTTAATATTTTGCCTGGTTGGTGGAATTGGTAGACACGCCAGATTCAAACCCTGGTGGGAAACCGTAAGAGTTCGACTCTCTTACCAGGCATGTAGCACATAGTATTTTTCTATGTGCTTTTTTATTGCTTATTTTTTATGGATGATTGCTGCAATTGGTAGACAGGCATGACTAAGGATCATGTGTTGAAAAACATTGTGGGTTCGAATCCCACATCATCCACTACCGCTTATATGCGGAAAAAGGAGTCTTTATATGGGACAAACAAAAGCGCAGATTGTGAAAAAATCACTGGCTTCTGAAATGTCATTGAATGCTGATGCTAAAATTGGAAAGATTGAAGCTGTTTCAGATGGTCGTGAAGAGTATATTTGTCAAACTTGTGGTAAGTCCTACAAACGGAGAAAGGGAAACTTCTCTCCATCTAAATCTCCTATTTATGCTGGCACTGATGGCTACCTTAATACTTGTAAAAATTGTGTAGATAATCTTTTTACACAGTATACAGAATTTTTTGGTGGAAATGAAGAACGTGCGATTGAACGAATATGTCAATTATTTGATTTTTATTTTAATGAAAGTGCGCTTGCTGCTTCAAAGAAAATCAGTGAAGATCGAAGTAGAATTTCTGTATATATTAGTAAAATCCAATTAAAACCTCATATTGGAAAAACATACAGTGATACATTGTTAGAATCGAAACAAAATACTATAGACTCTATGGACGATACTATGGATTATGGAGAAATGGATTCTATACAATTAAAAAAAGCTGTTAGTGTGTGGGGATTTGGATTTTCACCTGAAGAATATTCTATATTGAATGATATGTTTGATGATTGGAAGTCGAGAGTTGTTGTTGATGGAAAAACAAGAGAAACGCTTGTAAGAGAACTTTGTATCATCAAATTGCAAATGAATTTAGCATTAAAGGACAATTCCGTAGATCTCTATACTAAGCTGATGAAAACTTATCAGGACACTATGAAGTCTGCAAACCTTCAACCACTTCAAGAAGATGCAAACGATAAAAATGGTGAAAAACCAATTGGTGTTATGATTAAAATGTTTGAGAATGAACGTCCTATACAAAAATGCAGACCTGAATGGGAAGATGTAGATGGTATCGTGAGATACATTACAGTATACTTTTTGGGGCATTTATGTAAGATGCTAAAAATAAATAATCGCTATTCTTCTATCTATGAAGAAGAAATGGCAAAATACAGGGTTGAAATTCCAGAATTGGAAGAAGCCGATGACGAAGATGTATTTAATTACATTCTTAATAGTGGCGGTGAGTAAATGGCTCAACCCGAAACTTCATTAAAAGACTCTAAATATAAAAAAATCATGGATGGTCTGGATGTATGGACTGCTTATTATAGAGCAAATCCAGTAAGATTCTTAATTGATTACTTTGGTATGGAATGGATTCGTCCATTTCAGCAAGTAATGATTACATTTATGTTCAGATTTACATATTTTATGACTATTGCGAGTCGAGGCATGGGTAAATCTATGATTGTTGCTGCATTTTTATGTGCGTATTGTACTCTCTATCCGGGTGTGCAAGTATGTATTGCAGCGGGACAACGTGGACAGTCCATCAACGTTTTGAATAAAATTGTTGAAGAGTTCATGCCGAAATCTCCTAATCTTAGGAATGAAATAGCCAAGGTAAATACTTCGCCAGCAGAGGGTTTTATACATTGGAAAAATGGATCTATCATTAAAGTCGTAACGGCAAGTGATTCTGCCCGTTCTGCCAGAGCGAATATAATCATTATGGATGAGTTCCGTATGATTGATAAAGGCGTTTTGGATAAGGTATTAAGAAAGTTTAAAGCCGGACAGCGTAGACCTGGATTTTATGATCGTCCAGAATACAGTGATAAGGTCAAAGAGAATAAAAAGAAATATCCAAAAGAACCAAATAAAGAGATTTATCTTAGTAGTGCATACTATAAGTATCATTGGTCATGGGCGAAATTTAAAGCATTCTTTAATTCCATGACTTTTAAAGGTGAAAGCTATATGGTGGTTGGATTCCCGTATCAACTTCCTGTATCTGAGGGATATTACCCAGAAGAACAGATTCGTGAAGAGATGCAAGAGGACGACTTCGATAGTATTGCTTGGTCAATGGAAATGGATTCCTTATTCTTTGGAAGTTCCGAAAAGGCTTTCTATAGTTTTGAATCTATTGACAGAATCAGAAAAATTCAAAGAGCAATTTATCCAAAACCTTATTATGCTTTTCTGAATGATTCTAAATATAAATTTGAACCAAAGAAAAACGGAGAAATCCGTTTGCTTGCAATGGATATTGCAACTCAGGGTGGATCAAAAAATGATGCTACCTGTTTCGTAGTTATGCAACTTATTCCAGCAACAAATAATCAGTATATTCGAAATGTAGTGTATGTCACAACACTAGATGGAGGACATACTTTCGATCAGGCTTTAAAAGCCAGAAGATTATTTGATGATTTTGAATGTGACTATATAATTGTTGATACAAATGGTGTCGGAATCGGTGTATATGACAATCTTGTTATTGAACAGGTTGACGATGACCGTAATACTGTATACCCGGCATGGACATGTATTAATGATAAGGGAATGGCAGAAAGGTGTAAAGAACCTGATGCTCCTGAAATTATATACAGTGTAAAAGCTACTGCAAAATTCAATTCTGAAGCTGCAGTATATCTTAGAGACTGTATAAAACGTGGTAAGTTAAGACTTCTTATTAATGAGGTTGATGCAACTGATATATTAAACAGAAGTAAAGCTTATCAAAACTTATTGGTTGAAGAACAAGTTCTATTCCAAGAACCTTTTTATCAAACAACTGCCATGATTAATGAGATGATAAATCTTGATTATACTCAAACAGATGGAAAAATAAAGGTTATGGAAGCATCCGGAATGAGAAAAGATAGATACTCTGCTATCTCCTATGCTAACCATATTGCAAATGAACTTGAAAGAGATATGCGTAATATTGAGGACGAATATGGATTTTCAACCTTTATAAACTGATGGGAGGTATTGGAAATTGCCAGGACAGAATAATATAGCCAATAATGGCAGAAGAACTAATGGAAAGCGAAAAAGAAATTATACACCAAAAGTTAGTACGAAAAATGTAGAAACTAATGCTTTTGCGTATAATACTACTCTTCCATATGTATATTCTGTGTTGGGTGATTACTTAGACTCTTCACCTCACAATATTAAGGAGATTCGTGAATATTCGAAAAATCCTCAATATTATAATAAAGAATTACGTGATTTGGCATGGTGGGCGTATAACACCAATGGAAGTGTTAAAGCTGCTGTAAACTATATATGTTCTATGCATACACTTGATAAAGTAATTGTATGTAAAAGTCGAAGAAATAAACAACAACGCCCTAGAAATTTTGAAAGTAACCGTCTTAAAATGTTGTCTGTGTTGGACAAAATAAATTATAAGCAGCATATAAGAGATAATTTGATGAAGGATGCGAATGACGGTACTGCATTCTTCTATTTTGAAACTGGGAAACGCCCAGCTAATAATGCTAAATATTTATCTGATTATGATATTGCAAATATTGTGGAAATCAATGAACTTGGATTAGACGTTTCTATTATTACACTTCCGGTAGACTGGTGCAGAATTTGTGGAAGAATTAGCAATCACTATCGTTGTGCTTTTAATCTGAGATATTTTGAGCAGTTCACAGAAAAAGAAAGGAAAGCCAGATTACAAGCTATGCCAAAGGAAATTCGTGATGGATGGAACAAGCACGATCTTAATAATCCTTGGCTTGTGCTGGATGATACGAAAACGATTGTTACAAAAGTAAATGCAGCGATTAATCAACCTTGGGGTGTTCCGATGGCGGTGACGGCATTTGATGATATTTTATATGCTGAATATTTTATAAACACCAAACGTACAGTATTGGATAATATAAATAATCAAATTATATATATGACATTCCCAGAGGGAAAAGAAAAAGGAACTTCTTCTCTCTCAAAAGATCAGCAAAAAGATCAACATGAAAAGGTAAAGGATGCTGTAATTAATCGTAAGAGTCAATCTGGTATATCATTCTTTTCTCTCGCCAGTGGAACAAAACTTGATAAAATGGAAGTTGACATTGGAATTTTTGATGAAAAAAATGAAGCATCTATAAAAAATAACGTTCCGGCAGATTTAGGTATAAGTTCTGCCAGTCTTGATGGTAATACAAAAGGAAATTATGCAACGGCTTCACTTAATCTTGAGTTGGTTGCAAGCCATGTATATACCTGGATTGAAAATTTTATGGCAGAGCTTAATAAGTGTATAAATGTAAACGTTATAAAAGATTCTTCGTGTGTCGTAGATTGTTATATTCTTCCTACTACATTTTCAAATAGGGATAAACAGGTACAATATATGAAGGATTTATATTCCAATGGAAAAGGCTCATTATTGGCATGGATCAGTGCAACTGGATTTGATGCGGATGCATATATTTCATTGCTTGATTATGAAGTTGAAACAGATATGGAAAATAAATATCCTGTTCATGCTACATCATATACTATGAGTGGCAAAGATAATAATTCCGAAGATGATAAAGGTGGGAGAACTTCGGTAGATAACCCAACGAATGAAAATACAATACAATCACAATCTTCTGGTTCTAATTCCAATCCTAAACCAAGTACAGAATGAGAAAGGAAGATTATGTGTAGATGGTAGGAACAACTACTATTAAATACAAGTCTGTTTTTGTTCCTGGAATTGCAAGAAGATTGTTGAAAATGGGGCATCCTATATATGACATTAAGCCTAAAAAGGAAAACCCAGATGCATCTATCTTCATTTTTGCAGAAACAGAAGAATTTAAAAATGACTTTGTATCTGTCAAGGGTATGTTAGATAAAAACACGCCTAAAGATATATTTTAAATAAAATAGTTATTCTTTAAATGGGACACTTACTTGGTGTTCTTTTTTATTGAAATAAATAAACACAAAAGGTGGTAAATAAAATGGAAATTCAAGAAAGAATCTTAGAAATTTCGCAAGCCACCAATCCAAATGGTCGAAGAAAAGTTAAATTTGCGTTGCATGAAATTTATCCAGATAGAACTCACTGGAACAGGAACGGTATAACTTACTTGGAGCAGTACACCCGCGATAATGCGGATAGTGTAAAGGGTATGCCATTGTGCGCTGAGTTTCTTGATGACGATAAAGATGTACCTTATGGACATGGACTGACTGGACATATAAAAAACATGCCAGTATTTGAAGATTCTGTCCAAGTGGGTTCATTTGAAGATTGGAGTATCGAAGATGTTGAAATAGATGGTGAAATACATAGATGCTTATGTGCTACTGGATATATCAATGAAGGGAGATATCCGAAATTCGTAAAATGGATTGAAGATCAGCTCGCAAATGGAAAGAAACTTCGCGGCAGTGTCGAATTTGTTGGCACAAAAGACAATGATGGCGAAATAATTTATGACGGTGGTTGGAAAGAACAGGGACGTATTCCTATGATTTACGATTATAGTGGATATTGCATTCTATCCATAAAGCCTTCAGATCCATCGGCAATATTGATTGAACTCAATCAATTCAAAAATAATTTGGAGGATGTCGAAATGAATGAAGAACTGAATAAAGCACTTTCTGGCTTTAAAACAGATATAATTAATGCTTTTAAAGACACCAGAAATGTTGAAGTAAATGAACAGGTTTCCAATCTTGAATCTAAAGTGGCTGAATTAAATTCTAAGGTTACAGAGCTTAATGCTACTATTGAGGAAAAAGACAAGGAAATCGAAGAATTAAATAAAAAATGCGAAGAGGCAAATGCAGAAGCCGACAAAAAGGACGAAGAGGCAAAAAACAAAGAGGACGAACTTAATTCTGTAATTGCTGAAAAAGATGCAGAACTTAACACTATGAAGAAAGAAAGAAAAGTTGCAGAGCTTAATCAGGCACTCTCTTCTTTTACAGATGAAGAAAAGAAGTATGCCGAAGCTGAGATTAATGCTTTCAATGAAGATCCTTTCTCAGTAGAAATTAATTCAATTACAACAAAAATTGAAGCTGCTTCTTATAGAAAAATGCGCGAAGATCAGAAAACTCAAAATTCTGAAATCAACTCAATAAAAGACGAATTTGATGGAATCATATCTGCGGTAGATCCTATTCATAAGAATGATTCATCAATCGAAGATTTTGATGATTGCTTCGCATAAGATAATATAAATAAACGGAGGAACTAATAATGTTAAAATTCAGAGAAATTGGTACATATAAAAATGCCGTAAACATTGGTTTCTGCACAGCAGATGTAATTCTGAAAAACGGTAATGTAGTAACCTATGACGTTGCGACAAAGAAAGCTGCCCTTCCTACAACTGGTAAAGAGGAAGGACTTGCTATTGTAATGAATACAATTGACAAGCCAGAAATTCTTGAACCGAATGATTTCACTATTGAAATCGGTGAAAATCCACGTCTCTTCACTCTCGCTTCACTGAAAGACAGGGTTCTTGATATGGACATGGATCAGGTTACTGGCACATACGCAAGTATTGCGGAGGGTGATTACCTTGTTGCTGATACAGACGGAAAACTCAAAGTTGTTCCAAAAGCAACAGGTGTAGCCGATTATAAAGAATATCTTCAGGTAATCGAAAAGACAACTTATAATGCCGAAGGTCTGGCAGCAGTTGTTGTTATTGCCTAGTTAAGACAAATAAATGGAGGAACTAATAATGGGTAAAAACATTTTAGAATTAAATACTTCTATTGAAATGTCTAACACATCTAAAGATAGTGTTACCATTAAAGATGAAGTTAAATTTAGACAGATGGTAGAAATCTGTTCTGCTCTTTTCGCCGGAACTGATGTTGACAAATTCGGAAAACAAAAAGATGCAGTTGTAAAGAAACTTATATCTCTTGCAGATTCCGCACAATATGGTGATGTAAAAGCCAGAGCAGAAATCAATACAATCGTAAAATTTATGATTGAACCAAAATTGCTTGAGGCTATGAAAGTGTTTGATTTCCTTGGAAATTATCACGAACTGGCATACCATGAACAGCCGAAAGTAAAAACTTACAACTACGAAAACATTGATGCTCGTCTGCAGGCTGCTAACTCTGATGTAAGTTTTGCTGGACGTAACTGGATGGAATACCCAGTAATGACAAGAACTATTTCTGCTGGTATGGCTATCGACTATCGTGAACTTGCTTCCGGTAACTTTGATGGTTCTGTCGCAGAAGAAGCAGCTCAGGTTCAGATTGATATGAATAACAAAGCTGTTGCTTATGTTCTTGGAATTATGAAAAATTCCCTTGCAAACAACACAAAATATGTGAAGAACTATGCTACATATTCTGGAAACGCTCCTACTCAGGCACAGGTTGACAGCATGGTAACAAAAATGCGTAAGATGGGTAAAGTTGCTATTCTTGGTGACTACGGTATTCTTTCAGCAATTTGTGACTGGAATGGTTACAAAACTGTAGGTGATGCAAAGATTCCGTTCTACTCTCCTACTCAGGTTGATGAAATCGCAAAAGCTGGTCTTAATGGTTTCTACAAAGGATCTACACTCGTTGAGCTTGCAAATCCTTACAACTATACCAAACCGCTTGCTGACAAATCTGGATTCGAGACATATTACGCAGACGACGAACTCTACTTTACTGCTGCTGGTAATAAATCCCCACTGAATATCTTCAGACGTGGTGGCATTACTACAATGCAGGGTACAGATATTGAAACAGGTACAATTAAGACTCGTTTTGATATGGAAATCGGTGCAGATGTTACTAAGGGTCGTGAGTTTGAAATCGGTATGATGGCAAAAGAAGCTTGATTACAAAGATAATATAAATAAATTAATTTGTGGTGGATGGCTAAACACTATCCACCATTATTCATAAGGAGAAAGTCATGGAAAAAGACAACGTAGTTGCAGAGCCTATTACAGAGAAAAAAACTGCAAGAACAAGAAAGACAACTACAAAAGCCGCTAAAACACGTACTGTTGATGACTTAAAACCGTCAGATCGTGTTGAAGTAAGAAATCTTCGCGCCTGGGAATTAAGTTTTATTCCTAGAGACGGAAATGTTGAACAAGTAACAAAGGGCATAATTATTAATCCAAGCCAAAAAACTATGTTTAAATTATCCGAAATTGAAGATCAGGTAAATAATGGAAATGAGCTGTTTTGTGGTATAGATGGATTAGGGGGACATGCTTCGCTGCAGATTGTAGATTCTCTTGTTAGAGAATATGTATTCGGTGAGCCGACAAACCCTGTTCAGCTTACATCTGAAGCAGTCAATGAGTTATTAGCAATAGAATCTAAGCCGCTGTTTAATCAGAGACTTTCTGAGCTGGTTGTTACTAATTCAGAAAAAAGGATGATTGCTATTATGTGTACAAATCACGCATTATATCCAGATGTGAATATTGATGATGCACCATCCTACAAACTTGCTGCAATTGAAAAAATTTCCGGAATTAAGTTGTCATAAATGAAGCACATGGAGGTGCGTTATGACGCAATATAAAGAAGTTGTTTCTGCATTTGAATCAATTATTAAATGCAAATATAAACTTTCTGATTCACTGATTGAACAGTGGTTTAAAAACGCACTTGGACAATTTGAGCTTGATATTGAGAGTCTGGGATATGATCCTATGATTCAGGAATTTATAAGACCATCACAAAATTCAGATTCTTTCGAAGCAGATGGTCGTTTAAAGTACAGTATCATAATAACATTAGCCGAAATAATGAAATCGTATTATATGGAGCAAGAAGTAAGACGTGTCAACCAGCTTAACAATGTCATTGGTAAAGATATCAGTCTCAATGGAACTGGTGACACTAAGAAATATACAAAAGCCGAAGCCGACGCTGTTAATGAAAAAATTGCATATATCAGTGTGAAACAAAAACCCGCTGCGTTAGTGTAGGAGGTGTTTCTATTGTCTGCTGAGTGGTATTTAATGAATGAGCCACCTATTTATAATGGTGGATTTGAAGGGGACGAATTTTTCTCATATGCTCAACAAGGGTTTCAGGAAATGCTTGATACTACAATGTTGTGCGATAATGTAGAGTTTATAAATAGTGATTTTTCACTTATTGTACCAGGTAAAGCAATCATTCAAAGTGTTACTTCTGATACACAAATTAAAACTGAGGATCGACAGATTTTAGTTCCTATTGGAACACTGCAACGATTTGCATATGTACGATTTGATGGCGACATATGGATTATTGTATCTGAACCAAGCAATAACAAATTTTATGAAAAAGCTATTTTAAAAATATGCTTAAATCATTTGCGTTGGCAGGATGTTGAAACAAAAGAGATTTTCGATTATTGGTATTGGTGCGAAGATATCACAAGATATAGTTCTGGTACTTATCTTGGAAATCTAATCGTGAAATTTGATAAACAATATCATCTAATGATTCCTATGGATAATCATACTCGAAAATTACATGACGGAATGAGATTTATTTTAGAAATATCTGATACCACACCATTAGTATTTAAACTTACAAAATATGATGGAATCACTGGTAATAATAAAAATATAAAATTACTAAATCTTTCATTGACGCAAACTGTGTATGATGAAGATAGGGACAATGCTGATTTGATGATTGCCGATTATTATGAACAAAAAACTGTAGCTGAAGATTTAAAATGCAGAATAGATTATGAATCAGACGAAATCGCACTGTCATCTTTTGGGGAATTTAGCGCAGTTTTTAAAAATGAATCAGACGAAAATGTGGAAACAGAATTTTCTTGGAAAATTTCTGATAATGATTTTGATTCTGAGAATCTGATCTTAGTATATCAAAAGAACAAGATAAAGATTATTGTAAAAAACAATCAAAATCTTGTCGGAAAAGATTTTACCCTAAATGTAATTTCAGATAAGGGCGAAATTTATGCTTCAATAAAAGTTAAAATTATTGCCTTATGGTAGGGAGGATTTTCATGGATGATTTTGATGTAAATTCTTTTAAATCTAAGGTGATTAACACTATTTTAGAAAATAATGAAATTATCTATTTGTTAGATAAGGATTATATAGATTGTGGTGGTGGATTACTTTTTAAAAGAATATTCCCGTTCTTACAGAATCCTAAAACAGTAACCGATACTGCTCCATTTATATGTTTTAAGGTTAATCATGTAAGAAATACGAATATTTATTTGGAAACTATAAATGTTGTTATTTACGTAATCTGTCATGAAAAAGAAATGGTAAAAAAGGTTCAGAGCTATAAAACAAAAAAGTATAAATCTGGTACGGTAATTGATGTTATCAGTGAAGAAATAAAAAAATCACTGTCTGGAATGGACACTGAATGGATAGGAGAATTAAAACTGGAATCTAATAATGAAGATGTACTTTATTATGAATATCCATATCGTGTTCTGACATTTAGTGCATATAAGGAATCTTATGCAGTTCACTGTTGAAAATTTATATGGAAATCTTTTATTTAGCTCACCTTATTATTACACCGAAGATTTAATTCTATATCCTATTTTAATGGAAGATATACTGATTTTTAGTATATTGAAATCTAGCATTATCGTAAGAAAAAATAGTATTTTCCCTGTGAAAAATATTATTAAAATGTCTTATTTGGATTTTTTATTTTATAGTTACGATAATGTTGAATTAGCGAAAGAATTTGACATGCCGTTACTTCCTAAGTATTACTCTTTCGCATTTGATTTACTGAAACTTGTTTTCAAGAATCAGGAAGTAAAAATAAATTCGACTAGAGGCGGATTTATGATAAACGGCATCGAAATAACGCCGGAGCAGTTTGATGATATCCGGCGAATTATTATTTTACAGAATGGAATTGATTTTGATATTGATGAATTTATTAATAGAGATACAGAAGAAGCTCTATTAAAAGCTCAAAATGCCACATCCGAAAAAGACAATTCTACGTTGGAAGATTATGTCGATTCCGTATGTTTAGGAATGGGAATAAAAGAAGAAGATGTAAAAAAATTATCAATTCGTAAATTCTGGAGATATGTTAAACGTATCAGCAAACGTGATGTATTCAACGTTATGAAAACCGCAGAAACAAGTGGGATGGTTAAACTTAAAGAACCTGTTGAATATTGGATGTCTGATATTGAAATTAATGACAAATATAAAGAGGTCAAGACTGATACTCAATCACTTCAAAAGATGATTTCGGGTTAGGTGTTGGCTTTTTATTCTATATGGAGGATTTAACATGAATACAAAAGGAAAGGAATTTGTCGTATCTGTAGCGGATTTCGCATTTTATATTAATGACGTTCTCGCTTGTACAGGTACAACTAACTTGAGTTCATCTATCTCTGTATCTATGCAGGAACAGGCTGTAAATGCTGGTAAGGGTAATCAAAAAGTATTCTCTTACAAATATGGTCGTGAACTCACAGCAGAACTTGAAGCTGCTGACTGGAAACTTGAATACTTAGCTCTTCAGAGTGGTTCTCAGATTTCCAAAGGTATCAGAGATTTCTATAGCCTTAATGAGTGTGTAACACTTGTAGCAGGTATTGGAACTCTTGAAAATGCCCCGATTGATAAAGCAAAAGTTGGTGTCGAATTACCGAACGGAACTTTTGTAGAAGTTGAGCCAGATGGATCTACTATTGATCTTACTGCCTATGGACTTACAACTGAAAAGGTACGTGCTACATATCAGTACAATACAATGTCAAGACGTATTACTATTGATGCAGAATCTACACCTTATGTTGGAAAGCTTGTTCTCCAGGCAGACAAACACAACAGTAAGAAAGGTAAAGTAGGTACTGTTGAAATTGTTATTCCGGCATATTCACTTGATGGTAACTTTGATATTTCCTTCACACCGGATGGTGTAGTTTCTACAAAACTTTCTGGTAGCGCACTTGCAGTTGAAGGTGATAAATGTTCTGACGGTGGATCTGTATATGCATATATCACAGAAAAGGATAACGATGACGCTGAAATTGCGGTATCTGATATCGTAATTGTTGCACCAGCCACTTCTTTAAAAGCTGGCAGTACAATGGATCTTACCGTTGAAGGTATCATCAGTTCTCTTTATGCACCTATTGAACTTGATGTTTCAAAGGTAACATTTAGTGTAACTCCGGGAGAAGCCACTGGAACAACTGTTGAAGCAAAAACTGGTAAAGTGACAGCAGGAACAACGGCTGGTACTGCTACTGTAAAAGCTACTTATAACGGTTTGGAAGATTCCGTTCAAATCACTATAGTAAAATAATTCCATAAAACGGGTGGGGGAAACTCCACCCTATTTTAAATACTGGGGTGATTAATATGGAAGAAAAAAATATAAATGAAAAAGTAAAAGAAAAAGTTGAAACAAAATCAGTAAATAAACCAAAGCAATCACAATATAAAGAATATGATGTTTTGGTATACAATGCAAGAACACAGACAGCTATTGTTTCTGTTGATGGTTTTGGGTATGAATTTAAGAATGTGACAAAAGATCCTGGTAAATCTGTTCGTGTGAAGGTTTCTGGAAGATCTAAAACTTCAAACTATAAATTGGAATTGGCATAACTTATGTGTAAATTTGCTTATATCAAATTTAATAAACGGACTGGAAAAGATATGATCTTTTGTATGTGTGAGAAAAATCAATTAAATTCACAAAACCTTTGTTTATGTCAAAGGTTTTGTCCCGATAAATCTCGCTATATTCCACATAACCAAGATATGATGCATTGTAAATTCTATGAAGATTAGCAAGTGTAGCATTTTTTAATTAGTGTTACACTTGCGTATGATACTCATTGAAAAGATTAAAAGCAACTTACGTTTTTACTTTTTCAATGGGTATCATTTTTTAACGCAAATTTTGATACACGAAATAACAAAAAGTAATGATGTGTTTATGCACATAGATATAAAAAGGAGAAATTCGACTATGAATATGAAAGAAATTGCCACTCTGTTTGGTGTAGAAGAAAAAGACAAATCCATGAAAAATAAAACAAAAGCAGTAGAAATTATGGAAAAAATTCTTGCGTGTCCAAAATGTAAGAAAACTATGAAATGGATTGAAGGTACAAATGCGTGTGTATGTCATACTTGCACATTTACCGTAGGAAAAGAAAAAAATAAAAGAATTTGTAGTGTATCAAAAACACTCCAGGATAGAAGCCGTAAATTTTTAGAAAATAATTATCAGTATATGACTGTAGGTCTGGAAAGCAAAGAGGTGTAATTATGAAGTATACGAACGAATATTTTTATAATTATAAAGGTGAAGAGATACCTTTTAATTATGTAAAAAAACCTACATTGACTCAGCAGATGAAAATTGTTGGAGATATTGTAAATGGTGTAATCAATGATGTAAATGGTTACTGCCCTATTCTATTTGATTATTTTTTTGCGGTTTCTGTTATTGACGAATTGACTGATATAAAATTACCAGAATCTTTTGTTTTAAGTTCTGAACTTATAACTGATTCTAATATTGTTGGAGTTTTAAGAAGCAATATATTTGGTATGGATTCTATTATTAAGGCAGCAAGCCAAGAAATCGAATTTGTAAAACAGCGAACAGTAAATAAATCCTCTATTGATGGATTACTTGATGCGCTCACTTTAATAGTTAATAAATACGGTGATATGTTCGAGGGATTGGATGTTAATGCAGTTGCAGAAAATATTGGCAAAATTGCAGAAATGGCATCTATGCCAAAAGATGAGGTCATTAGTAATATTCTGGAATTTGAAAAGAAAAAATCTGATATTGAATCAAAATAGAAGAAGAGGGTATTTTGCTGCCCTCTTCTATTTTTTAGGCGAAAGGGGTAAGTAAATTATGCCAAGAAAAACCGTATACAATCAAATCACAACCCAAGAATCAATCAAAAGAATAAATCCGAAAAACAAAGAATTGTGTTCCGACTTTTTGGAATATCTGTCATCTGTTGGACGTGCGCAATCCACGATAAATGGATATCGTAATGACTTGGAAATTTTCTTTTGTTGGAATCTTGAGTATAACAATAATAAATTTTTTATAGATATTAAGAAAAGAGAATTAACGAGATTTCAAGGACATGCACTTAATGAATGGGGATGGAGTCCAAAAAGAATACGTCGTGTAAAATCTACAATAAGCAGTATGTCTAATTATATAGAAGATATTCTTCAGGATGAGGATGATGAGTTCGAAAATTTCCGATCAATTATAGGAAAGATAGAGTCACCGTCTAATGAAGCTGTTAGAGACAAGACCATTTTGCCAGATGAAGATGTTGATAAATTCCTGGAAAAATTAGTATCTGAGGGACGTTATCAACAGGCTTGTGCTTTTGCGTTGGCTGCTATGAGTGGTGCAAGAAAATCAGAATTGCTTCGTTTTAAAGTGGAATATTTTAATCCAAGCAATGTATGTATTGAGGGTGCGCTGTATAAAACACCAAAAATTAAAACAAAAGGTCATGGAAAAAATGGTAAGCAAATCAATAAATATGTTTTATATGATTTCAAGAAATATCTTGACCTTTGGTTAGAAGAACGGAAAAAACTTGGAATTGAAAGTGAATGGATATTTGTACATAAATGTTCTGATGGTTCTTATGAACAGATGAAAGTTAGTACCTTAGATAGTTGGGCTAACATATTTTCAAAAGAACTTGGTGTTGATTTTTATTGGCACTGCATGAGACATTACCTTACTACAAAAATGAAAAAGTATAATATCCCAGATCATGTAATAAAAGAGTATTTCCAATGGAACTCTGTAGAAATGATAGGAATATATTCAGACCTTGACGCTTCTGATGACTTCGCAAAATACTTCAATAAAAATGGTATGGTTGAAGGAAAATCAGGATCAATTTCTGATATTTAATTTTTATATAAGTTAATCGAAATAAAGGAGTGTATAAATGAAAGTTGCGAGTAGTATGGCGGAACTTGAGAAAATGATAATGGATGAAATATATAGTGCTATGAGTACTGCCAAATCCAAAGCAGAACAAGATACAAAGACTGAGGTTCAGTCATTCTACTCTCAAGGCTCTCCGACAATATATGTTAGAACTGGAAATCTTGGAAACAGTGTAAGAGCAAACGGTGCGAATCGTGGCGGTCGATCAGTCGAATTTACTATTTGGTTAGATCAATCTATATCTTATAACGTACCAAACCCTGATTTTACATCAAGAGGATTTCCAAGTTACTTCACAACGCCTGAAATTTTCCAAGCCGCTGAAAGTGGCTCATCGGGAGTAAAGGGTAAATCTGGATTTTGGGCGAGATCATTTGAAAAAATAAAATCTGATACCGATGATGCATTAAGCATGTACTTTGCGAGAACTTAGGAGGTGGTATTGTGTCAGATTTTTTAGCTAAAATTACAGCACAGCTTGATATGGCTCAAGCTGAAGGAAAAATGAACGCTTTCCTAAAGGATCGCAAGGTAAAAGTAGATGTTGACTTAAATACCGGAAACGTAAATATAAATAATTTAATTAGCCAGATACAATCACAATTTGGTCAAGCTGGTAATGTTGCTGGCAATAATTTCGCCCAAAATGCTAATTCCGCCTTAAATAAGATTGATTTAAGTAGAACTAAAACAGAAATAAATAATTTGCAAAATTCATTGCAAAACATTGGTTTTAACAATAGTTCTATATCAAACATCACAAAGGAATTAAATAACCTAAAAGTTAGTGTAACGGGTATTAGCCATGAATTAAACGGTAATCGTTTAAACGTTACTGTAACTGGTGTAGATAATTTAGGTCGTGCAGTAACGGCTGTACAATCATTCAATTCACAAACGGGTGATTTAATAAATACATCTTCCAGGGTTCGTGAAACATTCAAACAAATGTTCACTGATGCAGATGCTTCCAAGTTATCTGCCAGTATTGCAACTCTTGATGCAAATTTTGTTAAATTAAAAGGTTCTGTAAGCCAGGAGTCTACTGCTCTTGCAAAGTTAAAAACTGACTTGGCTGGTATTAAAAATATTAAGGGACTTGAGAATCAACAGAAAGAATTTGAACGAATTACTCAGGAAGTCAATAAATTAAGTACCGCATATAAATCTGCAAAAGCAGAAGCCACTTCTGTTGCCGCTACTCAAAAATTCTTAACTAATAAGAATGTACTTGGTAGTCAGATTGAAACGTGGATGAATCGTAACACTAAGGCGGCAAAAGTTTATAAAGCAGAACTTCAAGCAATTCAAGAACAGCTACAAACGGTTCAAAATCCGAATCAGTTAAATGCTATTTCAAATCAATTTAAACAGATTCAGGCTTCCGCTGCCGCTTCTGGAAATTTAGGAAAGTCTGTAATTGGACAGCTTGTAGGAAATATTACTAAATTAAGTCCGCTTTTTGGCATGAGTTACATGGTGAGTACAGGTATCAGATCTATAAAAAACGCTGTAAGCTCTGTATATGATCTTGATACTGCTCTTGTTGACTTACAGAAAACTACCACTATGAACTCTACGGATTTGGAATCATTTTATTCAGAGGCAAATAATGTTGCAAAAGATATGGGTGTTTCCACCAAGGAGATTATAGATCAGGCTTCAGCTTGGTCACGTTTGGGATATTCGTCTAAAGATGCATCTGAAACGATGGCAAAGCTTTCTTCGCAATTTGCTTCTATCTCTCCAGGAATGGATGTAGATAAGGCAACAAATGGTTTAGTATCAATAATGAAGGCATATGATATTGACCCAGACAATGTATTGGACGGAATTATGTCCAAAATTAATATCATTGGTAATACAGCAGCGACATCAAACGATGAAATTGTGACTGGTCTTGAAAAATCTTCTGCGGCTATGGCTCTTATGGGTTCTAGTCTTGAAGAAAATATTGCTTTGTTTACAGCAGGTCAAGAGATTATTCAAAATGATAGCCAAGTTGGTAATGCACTTCGTAGTATTTCGATGCGTATTCGAGGATATGATGAGGAAACAGAAGAACTTTCTGACGATTTGGTTAATATTAAAGGCGAAGTTGTAGATTTAACGAAAACGGCAGATAACCCAAATGGTATTTCGTTATTTACTGATGCAAACCAAACGGAATATAAAGACATTTATGAATATCTTGGAGAAATTTCTGATATTTATGATGATCTTAGTGCCAAAAATCAACAGTCATTAATAGAAAAATTATTTGGAAAAAATAGAGCATCTGTAGGTGCTGCTATTATCAAAAACTTCGATGCAGCTCGTAAGGCAATGGATAATATGACCAATTCTGCCGGAAATGCCGACAAAGAAATGGATACAATCAAACAGTCTCTTGAATATAAAGTTAATGCTTTAAAAGAAACTGGTGTTGGTATTGCACAGAATCTCTTCCAAAGAGATGATATGAAAACTTTTGTTGGCGGTCTTACAAATGTACTTGAAGTTGTTGATAAACTTACTGAAAAGCTTGGTTTATTTAAGACTGCTGCCATTGGTGGCGGTTTAATCGTAGGTATAAAGAGCATTGCTTGACCCGAAATCATGGGTGACACGCTATTTACATAATGGCAGAGGCGTTTGCGGATAAGGAATTATCAAAAATGGGGATAATGACAAATCCGTAAATTCATGCTCTATAAAATAAAGGGGTAATAGCTGGAAATCTGGTAAAACCAATTAAGCTACAACGTGACCGGAGACGGTGAGCGTGAATGCGGCGAAAGCTATAAAAATTAGTTGGATAGCATATGGGAACAAATACGCCTAAGTGCTACGCTCAACAGAGCAGATAGTCAATCAGCAAGACGTGGTTGTAATACATCTACATCTTCAGAGACTACCCACCCTTTGAGTTATCATTACCTTAATATGATAGCTTATATTGTATAGTCCACGTGTAAATACAGTGGGGACTTATCTCCCACTTTAAATATGGTACGTTATGCTAAACGTGATAAGATGGCATAAACTAAAAATATAAATAACTTACTCTCACACATTAAGATATATGATTTTTGAAAAATTATGGTGTCCAATGATGACCACAATTCGCACAACGATTTATGGTCTTATTTGCACCAATAAACCCTGTCCAGAACGAAAACCCACGTTTCCCGGATGTAATTTGCGTTGATCCGCAACGAGGACATTGTACAATTGGATTCTTCTTCGATTTCCAAATCTCCCATTCAGAGTTTTTAATATTTGGGGATTCGGATTTAGATGGTACAAACTTTACAACACATTTATATGATGAGAACTCTTTATTGAGACATTCTATATTACATTGTTTTATACCATCTACTAATATACTTCCTGGATGATTAAGTAATTGTGTTGCCTCACCTTTTGGAATACCGAATGCTTGTTCTAAGACTGATTTTATAAAGAAAATATTTGCGTTTTTCTGTAGTTCTACTAAAACCATAGAATATAATTGTTGATTATTTATATCATTCATAGGATATCCACAATGGGGACAAAATGTGGCTTTATCAGATATTTTCTCTTTGCATTCTGGACATTGAATTAACGGCATAAAATATACCTCCCTTTTCTTTACATATTACCATAAATATAATTATACGTCTATAAGTCTGCCTTTAAGACGTTAAAAGGGACAGAAACTTTTGCCGGACTTACAGCAAGTACTAAAATTTTAGCAGTAATTGGAGAGGCATTCCCTAGAATAAGTGCCGCAATTACTGCTTTTTCTACAGCATTTTCAGGATCTAGTGGTGGTCTTTTCTCATCACTTGCCGCTGGTGCTAGTGCTGCTGCATCCGCAATTAGCCCACTTACTTTGGCTATTGGTGGTGTTACTGCTGCACTTGGAATAGGATATACTGCTTACAGTATTTATAAATCATCCATAGACAAAGCGGTAAATTCTGCGAAACAGGCTGGTTCTGAATGGGAAAGTAATACTACCACTCTTCAAGAACAAGTTGATAGAATTACAGAACTTAGAGAAGCATTAAGTTCTGGTACTTTAACAGAACAGGAAGCTGCTGATGCGAAAAATGAATTACTTTCAATTCAAGAGTCACTTTCAGAGTCTTATGGAAAACAGGTTGCGGGAATTGACCTTATAAATGGTTCTCTTACTGAACAAATTGCATTACTGGGCAAAGTGTCCGAGAAGCAAGCAGAACAATTTCAAAATGAGAACAAAAAAGGTATCAAAGAAGCCGAAAAGCAGATTGAGAAAAAACGCCACACTTATCTTGGTCAATTTTATGATAATGGCTCTGATGAATCGGAAGCCATCAAAAAGTCTATCAAAAATTTACAGGATAAATATGGAAAAGATGTATTTACAACTGGATTAGGATCAGATGGCATCACGATGGATGTTCATTTTAAGGCAGATGCTTCCACTGCGAAAGAAGCCTTAAATGACTTTATGACAGACATTTCCGATATCGAAAAGCAGTATGGAGAATCTGATATACTTGATCTTATGAGTGATAACGCATCTGCTGGATTGTCAAAGGCAAATGATGTTTTAACCGAATATGGTGATTTATATAAACAGGCTCAACAAGCAAAATTGGTAGCTGATGAAGATTTATTCAAAGCACCATCAGGAAAAGAACAAACTGCAGTTAAGTGGCTGAATGATTATACAAAAGCAGTAGAAAATTATAATGACGCATTGTCTAATGGAAATCCAGATGCAATCGCACAAGCATCCACACAATTCGAGGCTGTCGACAGTGCAGTACAATCATTGTTAAAAAACTCTGACATGTCTCAGTTTGCAGATCAGTTTGCAGAGGTAAAAGATCAATTAAACGAATCTGCTGTTTCCGCAAACAAATTTAATGAGGCTATATCTGGAAATGATACTTCCAAATTTGGAAAAGAAGTCAAGAAAAATGCGGATGCTCTAAAAGACCTTGGACTGACAGATACAGATTTCAGATATACATTTGAGACTGATGGTGTTGAAAAAGGTAAAGACCAAGTTAATGCATTGGTTGATGCCGCAGTAGAATGCGGATTGATTTCTGATACTTCAAGCGGAGAAGTACAAAAGCTTGCTGATACACTGTCTGGTTTGGGTATAGTAGCATCTACTACTGGCGAAGAAGTTAGTAACTCAGCGACAGAAACAGCTTCAGCGGTAGATACAATGACCACCGCACTCGATGCGGCTAAAGAAAAACAGACAAATCTTCTTAGTGCGCTTAGTGACTCACGTTCCGCAACAGGTCTTACAACAGAAGATATTGATAATGTTACTGCTGCTTTCAAAGACCTTGATAATTTTGATCCAGCATCAATTTTCGAAGAAACAGCAACAGGCGTTCATCTGAATACCGAAGCTTTAAAAGAGTATAATGAAGAATTAGAACTTCAAACCAAGAATAATTTTGCAGAAGCTATTGCCGATAAACAAAAAGAAATTAATGAGGCACAAGCCAATAACAAATCTCAAGATGTAATCAACGGACTTCAATCAGAACTTCAATCGTTAAAATTACTTGCTAACGAATATGATGGTATGACATCTTCATATAATAAATTTGTTAACGCCACATCTTCTGCAAACGAACGTGATTCATTTGAGAATGTTGCAAAAAGTTATGATAGCATCGGTAAATTGATTCAGGAAGGTTGGGTAACTGACGATTCTGTAACCAGCTATCTTGATTTACTTCTTGGAACTGACAGAATCCAAGATTCTATAGATGCTTATGCACAGCTTGATAAAACCATCGAAGGAACAAGCCATAGTCTTAAAGATTATATGACTTTTGATGAAGATGGAAACTTTACATCTAAAGGTGCATGGGACTTTATGGATGATGTTGCATCAAAACTGGGTGATGATTTTGTAAAAATTGGTGAAGATGGAACATATGCTTTTGACCTGACTGGTGACAAAATACAGCAAGTGGCAGATGCATTTGGAACAACTACAGATTTCGTAGAACTTTTAGGAAAGGCACTTGCCGATTCAGACGTTCAGGTTAAGTTTGATTCTTCAGATGTACAAAATTATAACGAGCAGTTAAAACAGCTTCAAGAAACTTCTACGGCTACCCAGGACAAATTAAAAGAACTGCAAAGTTCAACAAGTGGAGAATCTGGTGGTGGCTTATTATCTGGAATAGATCTTGATTATGATAAAGCTTCTATGTCAATTGACCAATTGGATTCTAAAATTTCTGAATTAACTGGAAAACGTGAGGAAATCAGTGTTAGTGCCAATACAGAAGAGGGACAACAGGCTATTTCCGCACTTGACAGTGAAATTGAATCATTACAATCTCAGAAAATCATGCTTTCTATTGGTGCGCAGTTAGAAGGTGGTGCTACTGTAGATCAACTTCTCGGAATGTCAGATGCGGATTTACAGAAAACACTTAAAATTGATTCAAGCCAAGTAGAAGAAGCCAGATCTCAATTAGAGGCTTTAAAAGAGGCGGACGGAGATATTCCGATCACTGTGAAATTGGATGATAGTCAATTCAAAGAGCTTTCAAGTAAAGATCAAAATATTGATGTAACTGTAGATGATTCGGCATTAGATAATCTCAAATCAAAGCTAGATTCATTAGATGAAACCAAAGATGTAACTGTAAATGTTACTGTAACAGGTGATGTTGATAAGATTCAACAACTTGGTTCTTCCATTAAAAAGGTAGAAAGCAAAGATGCTCAAGTTAATGCTTCTGTTGGTGGCTCTCCAGATCAAGTGCAAGCTTTGGCTAATTCCATCAAGAAAGTTAATAGTAAAAGCGTCGATGTGACTGCTACTGTAAATGGCACACCGGATGTAAATGATTTATTCTCTGCTATTGCTAAGCTATATGGAAAAACCGTTACTGTATCTGCAGTTGTTCTTGGTACGGATTCGGTAAACGCATTGGCTACTGCTATTGATAGTGTACATAGCAAAACCGTTACTGTCACTTCAATTACAAACAATATTGTAAATAACTCTACCAATACTATTAAGCCTGCTGCTGATGGAACTATGTTATCAATGAGCCATGCTAGAGCACTTGCGCAAGGAAGCCTTAGTGATTTCCCGGCTTATGGTGATGGTCGTGTTACCATTCCAGAAGATCAAAAAGCATTGGTAAATGAGCAAATTATTAACGGTCATTCTGAATCCATTGTTCGTAATGGCATTTGGTCTATGATTCCTGGTGGCGCACATATTGCAAATCTTAAAAAGGGAGATATGATATTCTCCGCCGCACAAACAGAAGCCTTGCTAAAATATGGTGCTATACCTGGTCATGCTAGAGCCTATGCACAAGGAAGTCTTAGTGACCTATCTCCACTTGCAAATGCTTTCAGCACTGGATTTTCTGGAACTGGACGAAACCCTTGGAATAAACTCAATTCATCTAGTTCAGGCAGTTCATCTTCAGGCAGCTCATCTTCTGGCGGTTCTTCAAGTGGTGGCAGCACCGCCGCATACAGGGCTAACACTAACTCTGTAAATGCAAATACATCCGCTACAGATTCTAACACAAAATCAGCAAAAGAATCTAAGAGTACAATTGATTTCGTAAAAATCAAGTTAGACAGACTTGCAAATACTTTTGAATATGCAGCAAACCAAATTACTGACTACGTATCTTCTGCCTTTAAAACTGCTGTATTAAAGAAACAGATGAAGATTATTGATAAGCAACTTACTGCAAATCAAGAAGCATATGATACTTATATGAAGAAAGCTAATTCTGTTGGACTTAGCGAAGAATATAAAAAGTTAGTAAAAAATGGTGCGCTTAAAATCGAGGATATTGATACTTCTACTGATTCCGGCAAAACGTTGTCAGAGAATATCAAAGACTTCCAGAGTTATTATGAGTCTGCCATCGAATGCAAAAATACAATTCAAGAATTAAATAATAAGCTGCTTGAATTATATGATACTCTGGCGAATATGCCGATTGAAAAAGCTGAGAAAGCAATCGACAAATTAAAATCTAAATATGAATCATTAGATAATGTTTATGGTGCTATCACTGGCGGTGGATCTACTCTTGGTCATTTACAGGATCAGATTAAAAAAGATAATCCGACACTTGCAAATGCTCAGAAAAATTTGGATAAGGCTACAACTGCCAGAAACAAAACAAAGTCAACACGTTCAAAAGCAAGCAAGAATTTAAAATCTGCAACAACTGATGTTGAGAAAACTGGTACAAATCTTATCAATGCGAATAAGAAACAGACCTCTTCCATCGCGAAAAAATTGAAAAAAGCTGCGAAATCTACAACAGATAAGGCAACATATAATACAATAGCACGTGCGATTCGTGAAGGGAAGCCAATTAGCACAAAAGGCTTAAAAGGCGAAGCACTGAAATATGCTAAATCATATAATAAATCTCTGAAACAGGGAAATACTATTGCATCTAAAGTGAAAGCTGGGAAAACAGTCAGTACGTCTGGTATGACAAGTACCTTGAAAGCTAAAGCCAAGAAATATAATACGGATGCAAAAGAAAAGAACGAAGCGCAGAAAGAATATGATAAAGCCAAAAAAGCAGACGAAAAGGCATTGAAAAAGCTGAATACTGCACAAGATACTAAGAATAAAGCATATTCAGGTTCTACAAAAGAGCAACAGATTCTTGCTACTACAAATGGTAAGAAAGCTTATGTTTATCAAAATATGCTTCTTACACAGGAAACAAGAAATCTCAAAGAACAGAACAAACAGCGTCAGTCAGCCTTGAAACAGGTAAATAAAAATTATAATGATGCGCTGAAAAATTCTAATTCTGCCAATGCAAGTAAAAAATCAGCACAGAAGAAACTGCTTTCCGACAAATCAGTTACTTCCAAATTGACTAAAAAGCAAAAAGCGGCACTCGAAGCCGGAAAGAAAGTAAGCACTACTGGTATCTCTGATCCTAAAGTTTTGAAAAAAATTGAGGCTTATAATAAAAAGGTCGCCAATGCAACTGATTTAAGCAAGAAACTCAAAATTCAGGAAGATGCTTTGGCTGATGCTACAAAAGAAGCGGCTAATGCCGAAGCCGAATACGCACAGGCAATCGTAGAGAATGCCAAAAAGAAACTTGATAATATTGCCGCTTACTATGATTCATTTATGTCTCAATGGGAAAACAGAAGTTCCATGATTGAAACATATATGGATAGAATGCAAACACAAGGGTATAACCTGAGTACAAAATTCTATGAAGCACAGATTCAACAGGAACAATCTATTGTCGATAATCTCTCTGAGAAATATAAGGCAATGAAACGTAATTTTGAAGCTGCCGTACAGAATGGGGACATTACAAAAGGCACTCAAGAATATTACGAAATGAAAGATTCTGTTGACCAAGTGGCAAACAGCCTTGCCGAAGCTGAAAATAAAGTTTTTGAACTGCAAGCTTCTATTCGTGACCTCAAATGGGAACAGTTTGACCAATTACAGGATTCTATCAGCAGAATCACCAGTGAGTCAGATTTCATGATTGACCTTATGAGTCACAAAGATATGTTCGATGATGATGGTAAGATGACTGAACAGGGACTTGCCACTCTCGGATTACATGGTGTTAATTATAATACCTACATGGCACAAGCTGATAAGTATAAGGAAGAAATGCTGCGAATCAGCGAGGAACTTGCAAAAGATCCATATAACCAGAAACTCATTGACCGTAAAAATGAGCTGGTAGATGCACAGCAAAAATCTATTCTTTCTGCTGAGAATGAAAAAGATGCCATGAAGGATCTGATTAAAGATGGTATCGAAAATGAGTTAGATTCTCTTCAAGACTTGATTGACAAGTATCTTGACGCAATCCAGGCACAGAAAGACCTCTATGATTATCAGAAGAAAATTCGTGAGAAAACAGAGGAAATTGCTTCTCTTCAGAAGCAGCTTGCTTCATTACAGGGTGACAACTCAGAAGAAAATAAAGCTAAACTGCAAGAGTTAAAAGACAGTCTTAAAGATGCACAAGAGGACTTAGAAGATACACAGTATGAGAAATTTATTTCGGATCAGAAGGAATTACTTGATAATCTTAAAAATGAGTATGAAGAAATTCTTAATAAGCGACTGGATAATATTGATGGTCTGCTTTCTGATATGATCTCAGAAATAAATAGTAATGCATCTCAAATTTCAGATACACTGAGAACAGAAGCCGCAAGTGTTGGTTATGATCTGTCGTCTGAAATGCAGAATGTATGGAATGCTACAAATGACGTGAATGGCGTAATCGCCGCATATGATAGTAACTTCTCTTCCACTATGACTGGAGTTAGTTCTGCGATTGATGATATTTACAAGAGACAGCAAGAAATGATTAACGCCATTGATTCTATGGCTGGGAAATTAGTCCAAAAAGTACAGGAAGAAACGGAAGATCCTGTGACTGGTGAACTCGAAGAAGTAGAGCAAAAACCTGATAAAAATAATGTTGCAGAAGGAAATCCTACACCAGACCCGCCAAAAGTCAGTGATAAGGATTCTATTAAGGACGCTGTGTTGGTTGATCCTGACAAACCAAAGAAGAAACCAAACAAAACAAAAACAGGTAATAATAAAGCTGAAGTAGGTGACAAGGTTACTTATGCTTCTGGTGTATATCATGCCGCTTCCGATGGATCTGGAAGAACTGGTAATTATTACCTTGGTAAAAAGGTTAAGATTACTCGCATTAATAAAGGTTCTAAATATCCTTACTGTATTGATGCCTCAGATGGCACTGAACTTGGTTGGGTAAAACTTAGTCAGCTTAAAGGGTATGCTTCTGGATCAAAGAGTATTCCAAGTGACCAATATGGTTGGACTCAGGAACTTGGAACAGAGTCTCTTATCCGCAAAAGGGATGGTGCTATTGTCACACCGTTTGAACGTGGTGACATGGTTCTTGATGCTGATGCGACAAAGAATCTCTGGGATATGATGAATGATCCATCTGGATTTATAAATGGAACTATTGACGATGGACTTTCCTCTCCTATTTCTTCAATGGGTGTAGGTTCTAACACTGTAAATAACTTCGATAATATTACATTCGATTTGCCTAATGTGGCGGACTCTAAGCAGTTTATGAACGAAATGATTAATGATAGAAAGTTTGAACAGTTGATAAGAACTATGACCGTTGATAGAATGTCAGGAAAAAGTTCTGTATCAAAATATAAATTTAGAAAGTAAGTTAATTGGAGCTATATGTTTTTAACATGTAGCTCCTTTTATGTAAAAAGGTGAAATAATGCGAAAAAATGATGAATGGAAAATGCGAAAAATTCAGAATCAAGAAAAGCAAATTGCCACTTTAGAAGAAGAAATCAAAATATTAAAATCTCATATTTCCAAAGATGGCGCAACTGATCCTGATGAAGTCATTGATTTTAAACAGAAAATGAAATTGTGGAATGAGTTAATGGAAGAAACCAATAAACTTTCCGACGATTATCACGCATTGATTGATGAAATGAAGGAAATGCGAAAAATATCCATTAAGGCAATATATGGTGGAGGTCTTAGATATAAGATTGTCCGATTGCTTATGAAATAAAACAATATTAGGTGGTGAAATAATGAAAACAACAGATTTTGAATATGATGGAATGCTTGCAAGCGATTACGGTTTTATGGTCTGTTCTTTTGATGATGGTGGTACAGACACTATTGAATATGGTTCATCCATTAACTTTGATACTATATCAATGAGAAATGGAAAAAAATTTTCTCTTATAAACTCAGGCTATGATAATGCTGCTGATTTTACTTTTCAGATATGTAAAGATCCATCTGTATTCAATGATAGTGAAATGTATTTTACCATTGAAGAGCAACGAAAAGTATACAGATGGCTAAATAGAAACGACGGCTATCATGAATTGAAAATATTTACAGATGATTTTGGCGCAATTGTTTTTAATGGAAGTTTTAATATAAGTGCAATTACTTTAAACACAGAAGTTGTCGGATTTGAGTTATCTTTCCAGATGGAAGCTCCGTATGCAACACAAAATCGTAAAGTTATACGGAAAAAATTTAATAGACACGGTTCATTTACTTTTATAGATGAGTCAGATGATATTGGTTACATTTATCCACAATTACAGATTACCTGTAAAAGTGATGGAGATTTAAAAATCCATAACTCTGTAGAAGATCGAACAACTATTATTAAAAATTGTAAATCCGGAGAAATCATTACATTTGATGAAAACTTAAACATATACACTTCTCTCCCATCACACAAAATATACAACGATTTCAATTTTGTATTCTTTCGCGTTGCAAATACATACAAAAATAATAGAAATATAATTACTGTAAATTTTGCTTGTGATATTGTGCTTGAATATTATCCAATCGTGAAAGGGGTAGGACTTTAAATGAATGTGCATAAACTAAATTTTGATACCTCTGGTAATGTAGAGGATATAACTTTTGTCTTAGCGACAAAAAATGGCGATAAAATCAGTAATATTACTAACGTCACCGACATTGTTACAAAACATGCTATGAATAGTTATTCTGAATTTTCTTTCAATGCTCACAAGGAATTAAACAGAAATACTTTAAGATGTTGGAATGACATAAAAGATTTCAAGCTGATGTGGATTCCTGAGTGGGATATGTGGTTTGAAACATATGTAGAAATTGACGAAGAAAACGAAGATATAAAAAAGGTAACTGGTAAATCTTTAGGCGAAGCTGAATTATCTCAGATAATGCTTTATAATATTGAGATCAATACAGAAACAGATATTTCCAGAGATGATTATAAAATCCCAACAACATTTTATAATCCAGATCATCCGGAGGCTTCATTAGTAAACAGACTTACTGAGAAAGCCCCGCATTACAGATTCGCCCACATTGATATAAGTCTGATGAATATTCAAAGGACTTTTACTTTTGATAAGAAGTCAATATATGATGCACTGAAAGAAGTCGCAGAAGAATTAAATTGTCTTTTTGTTTTTGGTTGTGGCAGCGATGCCAATGGAAAACCAGAAAGAACAATTTCTGTGTACGATCTTGAAGCCAACTGTAAAGACTGTGGACATAGAGATACCTTTGTAGATAAATGTCCAAAATGCGGAAGCACAAATGTAACAAATGGATATGGTGAATATACGAACATATTCATTTCAAGGGATAACTTAGTAGAGGAAGTCACTTATACTACTGATGCTGATTCTGTGAAGAACTGTTTTAAACTTACTGCCGGAGATGATTTGATGACTGCTGCCATTCGTTCCTGTAATCCGAATGGTAGTGATTATATTTATTATTTCAGTGATGCGGTACGTTCAGATATGTCCGAACAATTACAGGAAAAATTATCTGCATATGACAAGTTATACGAAGAATATCAGAAAACACATAATTTCGATATAGACTCTTCTTTTGTAAATAACTACAATGCCATTGTCACAAAGTATATTAAATATGATGATTCTTTAAAAAAGATTGAATCTCCTATTACTGGCTATCCGAAATTGATGCAGACATATTTCGATACAATTGATATGGTTCAGTTCCTTAAAAATAAGCTGATGCCAAATATCACAAAGCCGGACAATAGTGCAAAATCTCAAGGTGAATATCTTATGGAAAATCTTCCATCAAGTGCCGCCACAACGTCATTAAAGAATCTGTCTGTTTCAACTGCAAATAATATCATGATTTCTCTTGCACAATCTATTGTCAAGGGTTCTTTTAAAATTACAGTAACAGAAACAACTCTTTCAAATGATGTTTGGAGAGGAAAATTCAACCTTAAAAGTTATTCTGATGAAGATGATACTTACACTTCTTCTCCTGTTTCAATTGGTATCAATGAAAATTATGAAGAATATGTAAGACAGAGAATCGAAAAGATACTCAATAAGAGTGATGATAATTATTATGATATTGTAGGACTTTTTAAACAAGATTTAACTGTTTTCAAATCAGAACTTAAGAAATACTGTCTTGACAGCCTGAATACATTTCAGAAATGTTGCCAGTCCTGTATTGATATAATGGTGCAACAAGGGGTGGCTTCGGATTCTTCCACTGCTACTACTTCCAATGCTATTAATGCAAAGGCAATATACGACAGCTTATATGTCCCGTATTACAACAAACTTAATGCCATTCAGGATGAAATCTTAGTTCGTGAAGATGAGGTATATACTGTTGAAGGAAAATACAACAACCAGAACGAATTAATACAGGATGGTGTGCAAATAGAAATTGAAAGAATCATAGGCGACGTTCAAGATACTTTGAATTTCCAAAAATTTATCGGAGATGAACTAAATAAAGAATTTTGTGCATTTCTCAGAATGGATGAATACTCAAATGACAATTACATCTCTGATGGTTTGGACAATACAGAACTCTTTCAGAACGCATTTGATTTTATCAATGTTGCGACAAAAGAACTGTATAAATCTGCTACTTTGCAGCACTCTATCACTGGTACGTTAAAAAACTTCCTGAGAATGCGCGAATTTGCACCAATTGTAAACTCATTTAAAAACGGTAACTGGATCACAATACAGATTGACGACGAAATCTACAAATTAAGAATTATTGAGTATACTATTGATTTTGCTTCGTCTCAAAATATTGATGTTACATTTTCTGATGTTATTTCAGCGAAAGATATTGCATCTGATATAAAGAGTATCTTGGATCAAGCTTCTAATATGGCGACTTCATATGGAAGCATTGTGCGACAATCCGACATGAACTCAAATTTCTCAAAGAAAATGTCTGACATGATCTTAAAAGGTCTGGATATGACAAACACCAAGATTGTAAGCAGTGCCGATAATCAGGATATTACGTGGGATGAACATGGTTTATTATGCCGGGAATTTAATGATATCTTGAATGACTATAATCCATGCCAGTTAAAAATAATAAATCATGGTCTATATATAACAAATGACGGTTGGAAAACCGCCAAGGCTGGTGTAGGTCAGTTTTATTATTTTGATCCAAAAGATAAAGTATATAAAGAAGGTTACGGCATAATAGCTGATACCCTTGTAGGCAATCTTATCCTCTCATCACAAGTGGGAATCTACAATGAAGAAAAGTCTATTGAAATGGACAAAAACGGAATTATAGTAACCACCAACACATATAACAAAAATGTGTTCACCATTAAAAAAGAAATAACAGATAATGAAGGAAACATAACCTATGAACGCCAGCTTTATATAGACGATAACGGAAATATTGTTCTTGGTGGTGGAGCTTCTATCTCATGGGACAATGTAATTGGCACTGACAAGGATGGAAAATCCAATTCTATGAGTAAGTTATTCGAGACTTTGAATGACACACTTAATGAGAAATATAATTATCTTTTAAACCAGGATGATAAAAAGGCTGAAACATGGTATCAATCCGGCGATCCTTCTGTAGACTGGACTACTGCAGATGATAAGAAGAAACATATCGGTGATTTGTGGTATGATACAAAGAATCAGAAAACATATATCTATGGCGCAAAAGGTTGGGAAGAAACTAAAACTAACCCTCCAGATTCCGTATTTGATAAGATTGACGGTAAAGCACAGATTTTTGTTGCACAGCCGAAGTCTCCTTATGCAGTAGGTGACTTGTGGTTCAATAGTGCCACATCTGATATTATGACTTGTGTAAAAGCAAGAAATACTATAGGTGAGTTTGATTCTACTGAATGGGAAAAGAGAAATAAATATACAGATGATTCAACTCTTACTGACTTTATCAATAATACCTATACTACTGACATTGGAAACATCCAAGATCAGATTGATGGTAAGATTGAGACTTTCAGACAGGAAACAGATCCTTCATCTGCATGGAAAACTGCAGAGGACAAAAAGAAACATATAGGTGATTTGTGGTATGATACCGCCACCAATGAAACATTTATGTACAATGGAACTGGTTGGAGTCCTGTTGCTGGAACTGTTCCGGATGAAGTGTGGGGCAAAATTGATAGCAAATGCCAGATATTTACCGCACAGCCTAAACCACCATACAATAAGGGTGATCTTTGGTTTGTTGGCAGTTCCGGAGATATTCTCACTTGTACTACTGCAAGAAAAGACGGGGAGTCATATGTCGAAACAGACTGGACAAAACAGAATAAGTATACTGACGATACTACTGCCAATACTATAAAAAATGGTATTTTGAAGAGTACCTATATTGATAGCCAATGGGTAATCGCCCCAAATATCAAAGGCGGTCAGCTTCTTATTTCAAATAAAAGTGGCACAATTTCCGCACAAATTACAAGTGAAGGTAAGCTCATCGCAAAGGAAGGTGAGTTTTCCGGAAAGATTGTTTCGACTTCTGGTGAAATCGGCGGATTTAATATTGATAATTATTCTCTTTGGTCGGGACAGAATGCGCTTGGCGGCTCTGGTGTATATATTTCTCCTAAATACGGAATAAGCTGCAATAGTTCTTTCCAGGTTACTGCCAGTGGTAAGCTTACAGCAAGCGACGTTGATATTTCTGGTGATGTTGTTGCCCAAAATATGTTTGCAAAAGACAGTTACAAGATATATGCAAGCGGTTTAGGAAAGTCTATAAAAGCTATCTGGTGTGGAGATAATTGGGAGCCGGACGATGGATATGTAGACTTATACATCGGAAATGATTCTAAATCCTGGGCGGCGTTTATAGATAAAACGTATAGTGATTCTAAATTTTCTCGAAGAGCCATTGTGGCTTCACAGTATTTTAACACAGGCAACCGACAAAATAATTATTCTTCTGTAAATTGCGTTACAACTCAAGATACAACATATGTCGAACTCACGACTATAAGTAAAGATACACCTGCTTCTGTAAGACTACAGGTTGCGGCAGATAGTGGATTGTGTCTTATTCCAGGCGATGTAAATGATAGTACATTGACTTACGATGAATCAATTAAGCTTGGAACAAAAAGTCATAAGTGGATGCAAGTTTGGACTAAAAATCTGTATGCAAACGGTGATATAGTTAGATTCTCTGGAATACCCGCGAAATCTTCAAATAGATACCTTGTTATTGATAGCAGTGGAAATGTTGGATATAGAGATGGTAGTGGTGGTGGCAGTGAATTATCTCAAGAATATGCTGCTGGTACTGGTATCAAAATTGTAAACAGCAAGATTAGTTTGACCGGGACTACTAAAGACAACAATAGATATGTCAAAAACCCTATTGATGGAACACTTCATATGTCCAATGGTTGCGGATGGGATCTTGTTAATAGAGATAATAAAGAAGTTACAGGAATTTACTGTAATGGTAGTAATCAAGTGATAATAAGTGAAAAAGATTATGCTACCATATTGCGTGGTTCATCTATACAATTAGGAAATAGCAATACAATTGTTAGTATTCCGTATTTGCCAAACTATTCTTCTGCATCACAGTATCTTGTAGCTGATGATAACGGAAATATAGGTTGGAGAGATGTTACACAAGGAAAAACTTACGATCTGGCAAATGCAAGTACCTATGGAGTTATGTGTTTGTATTCTAGGACAGGAGATAACACAGATGGTACTATGACACAAGCTGCAATTACCGAAGCAATTAATAATGCTGGAGGTGGCGGAGGAAGTTCAAATACATTGGATTACTCTTCATACTCTGCTCAATGGATTCTTGCTACAGATAGTAAATCAACATACCTTGCTTTCAGACCATATGCCGAAGGACGCTATAAATCTTATCTTGGAGATCAGTCTTACAGATGGCAAAGATTAAACAGCAAAGCCGCATGTGATACCTCATCTGATAGAACATTAAAGGATCGCATTATTTACTTTGATAATAATGAATCATTTGATAAGTTTTTCATGGATTTGAAGCCCGTATCATATCATTTGAAATATGAGGACGAATCAGAGGATCACTATGGATTTATAGCTCAAGATGTAGAAAAGTCATTTAATCTTGCAAATATTGATTGTGATAATTTGGGTATCATAAGGAAAAATAAACTTGATAAGCCAAATCAGGCGGGATTATGCATGGAATATTCTTTGGCATATGAGGAATTTATACCAATTAACATTATGATGACTCAAAAAGCACATCGTCGTATTGATGAGCTTGAGAACGAAATCAAGGAACTGAAACAAATAATTAATTCATTACAGGGAGTCGCGTAAACGTGGCTCTCTTTTATTATAGAAAGGGAACATTATGAAGTATAAGAATATTGAAGTTGTAAGCATTGTAAATTTTTTAAATAGTATTTCTGAAAAGAAACTTCCACAAAAAATCAGCTATGCAATTATGCGTAACACAAGTAATTTCCAGAAAGAATGTAATTACTACGAACAGGCATTGAAAAAAATATTAGAAGGCTACAAGGATTTCTTTGTAAAAAAATCTGACGATGAATTAGTGATGACTTCTATTGGTGTACCGTTAGTAGATAATAAGCACATGAAAGAATATACGGAAGAAATCCAGGAACTTCTTGACATTGAAGTTGAAATACAAATTTACAAAATTGATAGTAAAGATTTCGACTATGAAGATCCTAACGGAAAATATGACGTATTAACAGTCAAAGAATTACTACAGTTGACTAATTTATTCTGCAAGGAAGATAAACAAAATAATGACTCAGAGGGAATATCAGAAAAAGATACAGATTGAACGGCATAAAAATCAGCAAGCGAAAATGCGACAAAACATACGCAACATTCGCAGCAAACGTAAAAAGTCGCACAAACTGAATCTGTCATACTCCAAGTTCGTTTTACTTGGAATGATTATTATGTGTTTTCAAATTGTACTCTTCTGTGAGTATGCAATTATTACATTGGCAGATGCAAGTGCCATGTATGCACTTATTGGAATCCCTGTCGCTTTAGCTCCGATTATTTGGGGATATTATAGCAAATCAAAAGCCGAAAATACTTCTGGTGGCATTGTTTATGATATGGCAATGCGAAACGTAGAAGATAATTCTGTTTGTGATTCAGAAGAAGATTCTGATGGTGCAGTTGGATAAAAGGAGATTTTTATTATGAATATTTTAGATGGAATTAAAAATTTTTTAAATCTGATAAATGACAACTGGACTTCTATTATTGTAATCATAGGTCTATGTGTAGTTATTAAAAATAAAGCCAGTGATTATTTTAAGAAATCAGATGATGAAAAAATTGCAATTGCAAAGGATCAATTGAAAAATATCATTCTGCAAAAAATCACAGAGGCGGAAAAAGATTATGCAGAATGGTCTAAGGCTGGAAGTATTAAGCGTTCACAGGTAATTGAAGAAATTTACAAAGAATATCCTGTTTTACAGAAAGTTGTCAACCAGGAAGAACTTGTAAAATATATTGATGAACTGATTGATTCTGCATTACCAGAGTTGCGTAAAATCTGGGAACAAAGTAATATTACTACTTCTACAACTGAAACAGTAACAAAATAATTGATTAATAAATGGGTAGTGCTTTTGATGCACTGCCCTATTTTTGAATAGGAGGTATTTTTATGTCTGTTATTCTTACAGCTACTCAAAAAGAAGTAATCAGAAAGATTATTTATGCAGTAGAAACGGGTGGTCAAGTATACGGGAATGTTCGTTATGATGATTTCACAGAAGCTTATGCAAACTCTTCTATTGAACATGCAATTACCATTGGCGGTGGTGCTTGGTATGCAACGGAAGCTCAACGATTATTAAAACTGATCCGTACTAAAAATCCTACAGTATTCAAAAAATTAGATACTGCCGGAATAGGTATTGACCTTGATACAAAAAATTGGGCTACATATAAAGTTCAAAAAGGATCAGATAAGGCAAAATGTATTCAAAAAATCATTGGTTCTGCAACAGGTATAAAATGCCAGGATTTATTGATTGATGAACAAATGCAAGCATATGTAGATGAAGTTTCTGCATTGGGTGTTACAGATATACAAGCACTTTTGATGTGTGCAAATTTCAGACATCAGGGCGGTTTATCTGCAGTCAAACGTATTCTTGCAAAGACACAAAAGCCATATACGTTAAACAATGTTTATAAGGCATGTCAATCCGACACTGGAAATCAGGTGGGAGCTTATAAATTACGACAGAAAATGGTTTATGAGTCTCTAAAAAAATATATTACAGATAAAGGAAATAATACTAATATGATAACAAAAGCAATCAACGCCGTTATTAATATTGCTTTAGCAGAGGTTGGTTATTTAGAAAAAGCAACAAATGCAAATCTTGATGACAAAACTGCAAATGCTGGAAGTAATAATTATACTAAATATTGGCGCGACATTTATCCAGCATATCAGGGACAGCCTTGGTGTGCTTGTTTTGTTACTTGGGTGTTTGTTATAGCATTCGGAAAAGCTATGGCTCAAAAATTGCTTAAACATTATCCATATGTATATTGCCCTACTATGGCAGATTTATTTACTTTAAATGCAAATCCAAAAGTGGGCGACATTGTAATTTTTAAACATAATGGTGTTTTCACACATACTGGAATTGTAATAAAAGTTTCCGGAGATCAATTCTGGACAGTCGAAGGAAATACAAGCGGTGGATCAACTATTATTGCAAATGGTGGTGCAGTATGTAAGAAAACATATTTCAATAGCAACTTACCAGGAACAAAATTTATTACTCCTGATTATTCCAAGGTACAAGAAATAAAAAATAAAGGAAATGATACTCCAAGTATTTCTACTTCAAGTATATTAAAAATAGGTAGTAATGGTTCTGCAGTAAAAACATTACAAAAGAATCTGAACACCTTAATTAAAGCTAAATTAACTGTTGATGGTGAATTTGGCACTGCCACATACAATGCTGTTATCAAATTTCAGACGAAATATAAACTGACTGCAGATGGGATTGTTGGTGAAAATACTCAGAAGAAAATTAACTCATTACTCAAAAAGAAGAATAGTTCCACTGCTACTACTCATTCAACTAAAAGTGTTGTCGGGGAAGTTACAGCAAATGAATTAAATGTACGTTCATGGTATGGAATAGATTCTTCCACAGGTAAAAAATACCCTACTATTGTTTCTTACCCGAAATTAAAAAAGACAAATCGTGTAAGCATTCTTGCTACATATAAGGTCAACGGTGAAACATGGTATAAAATTGCCATCAATAATGCTGCCACAAAGAATAAAGATGTAATTGGCTTTGTTTGTGGAAAATGCGCTGATGGAACATATGTGAAAATAGTATAACGTAGTTTGGGAGATACACTCTCCCACTACGGAAAAGAGGAAACATAAATGTTAGATTATTTAGAATATTTGAATGTTCCAACCAAAGTTACACTTGTTATGGTGGTTGTATTTTTTTGTGTGCAACTTATTGGTGGTTTTCTTGATATGAAGGGAAAAGTTGTCCCAGAGTATCTGAATTTAAAAGCATATTTTGCGCGTAAGAAAAAGGAACATGAAGTTTTACATCAAATGCCAGCAGCATTAGAAAATGTAAAACAAACCTTAGATAATTTCAATCAACATTACAGTTCTGATAATATCAGTCGTCGTGATAAATGGATTGAAAATGTAAATAAATGTCTTGAAAATAATGATAAATGCATCAAAGAATTAAATCAGAAACTTGATAAAAACAACGAAGATACTCTTACTCTTCTTATAGAAAGTAAGCGAAGTACAATCATTTCGTTCGCATCAAAAGTAATTGATCGTAATAGTCAAGTAACCAAGGAACAGTTTAATCGCATCTTTCGTTTGTATAAAGAATATGAAGATATAATTTCAGAAAACAATTTAACAAATGGAGAAGTTGATATTGCATATCGCATTATTACTGAGTCATATGAGGAACATATGCGAGATCATACTTTTGTTGAAGATGTTCTCGGCTATAATATGTAATTCGTGACACTATATTAAAGGAGGCTGAATATGGACATTTTTATTACCGTAGATAAACAAAAAATGCGATGCGATAACTATGTCAGAAATTTTGTAGCTGGCACACAAGAGTTTATTTTATTCAATTTTTTGCTTACAGAAGAATGGGACGATTTAGTTGTATATGCACAATTTAATCAAGGGGCTAATTCATATAATGTGTATTTAGACTCTGATAATAGAGCTTATCTTCCTCCAGAAATAGGCGAAGGCATTTGTAGCTTAGTTCTAAGAGGAACAAAAGGGAATACTGTTGCCGTAACTGAACCATTAGAGTTAAAAATAGCACAAAATCCCATTAAAGGCGGGCTTTCTTCTACTGGTGTTACACTTACTCTCTATGAACAACTTGTAAATAAAGTAGACGGTTTATTACAAGATGACAGCCTTATTGTAAATACTACTGAAAAGGTTCTCCAGGAATATTTAGATGATGGAAAATTTGCTGCTATGGCTTTAGGTGATTATTCTATAGACGTAAAAAAACTTTCACATGATGCTATTGCTACAAATGAAGAAATCAAAGAGTTCCTTTCAGTAAGTTAATGGAGGATGGATGTTATGTATATTATTATTATGGATAGTGATAAGCAATTAATACCAACAATTCGGCAAGCCATTTATCGTGGTGAAAATATGATGGATGATGTGAAATTTTTATTGCCGTTGACATACAAAAAGTTCGATCTTTCCGAATTTACTGTTGTTTTACAGTATATACAAAACAACAAAATTGTACATGAAGAAACATTAACAATGGACAATCCACCTCTCAGAAATGATAGATTGTCATTTTCTTTGCAATTAAATTCTATTTTTACTAAAAAAGAAGGAAAACTCAAAATCCAACTTCGTGTTACAAAAATAGATACTGAAGCATCTGTGCAATATATTTTAAAAACTTCCGATTGTTGTATTGATATATTACCGTCTTACTATTATGAAACAGGAGACGAATCGGAGGCTGAAATTGGCTCTAAACTGGAAGAAATAGGATCTAAACTTGAAGTAATGGATTCTGTCCTTGCTACAAAAGCAGATAATATTTCTCTTGATTCAGAAAGCGGAGAAATTGTTTTGTCATCTTCTGGTTCAAAGGTTGGAGATTCCATTTCTGCAAAGGATCTTGGAGATACTATTGTAGAACATACAACTGACGGACTTGTAAACATATTGATTTAATGGAGGTAATCATATGGCTTTAACAAGGGCTAAATTTGGGTATCTGACCTATAATGATATGGTTGCCAAAATCGCAGATAAAAAATTAGACGAATATGATATCTGTTACACCAAAGATACCCACGAATGCTATATCATTTCGGAAGATAAAATACCTATTGCTATTAAAAGTAAAGTAAGTACCTACTCTTCTATTAATGATGCAGAAAAAGATTTAAACTCTTCCACTTCTGCATATGAAGGGCAAATTGTTGCCATTAAATATAACGACAGATTCAGGGCGTATATGGTAGAGAAAAACAATAGTACTTTCATTGTAACTCCACTTGATATCGCCCGTGATGTGATTGATTATGATACTTTAGGAAACAGACCTATTGTAAATATAAGAGGTACTGCCGAATCTCCTATTACTATTAGTGAATTGAACTGTGGAATTTATCGTGTTTCTGGACAATACACTATCTCTCCATTCGATAAAAATATCAACTTAGCAATGAAGGATGTTTTGTTTATCACTGATGGGAATGGCAATATCCAAAAAATAAGCGGTAAATCTATTATAAATTATAATGTAATAAATGGCAAAATAAAGGAAGATGTTTTTGCCACTCAGGGTTATGTTGATTCAAAATTGATTACGGCAACATATGAAGATATAGCAAATCTTTTTTAATTTTTTGTTTGGTCGGGTATGTCCCGGCTATTTTTATAAGGAGAAATAGTTTATGACAGACTTTACAAAAACTATTTTTATTTCACTTGACAATATCTCTGCCTATGACACTTTAATTAAAAAGTTCATAGCAAACCAAATAGATACTGCAGACGCAAAAAACCTTAAAAGTATTTCAATAGATGCTGACACACATAAGATTTATTTTTATCGTGTGGATGATCCCAGTGTTGATGGTGTAACACCAGCATACACCATTGATCTTTCTGGTTATGACGATGCCATTGACAATCTGAACACATTAATTAATGGGATTAACACCAAAATTGGCACTGTTCCAGACAATAAAACAGTAATTTCATTTATCAATGAAGTACTTAAGAAGGTAACTGCAAATGAATCTGCGATATCAGATATAAATAATGAAACAACAGGTATTTATAAGAGGGCAAAAAATTATACTGACTCTCTTGTTGGAACTATTCCTCTTGTAAAAGATGATAGCGGAGAGGCTGTTCCTGCTGCCAGTACGGTTGTTGATTATGTAAAAAACGAAATTTCATCTGTAAAAACTGACGGAGCTTCACGGCAAGAAAAACTTGACACGCTTATTGGTGAAGATGCTTCTAAATCAGTAAGAAAGATTGCAAACGAAGAACTTGTTGCGCAATTACTTACTGGAAAAGCAGATGCAGATTTTAAGACGTTAAAAGAACTTGCCGCATGGTTAGAAGATCATCCAGAAGAAGTTTCTGCAATAAATCTATCTATCAAAAATCTTCAAAATCTCATTGGTTCAATTCCTACTGATGACGGTTCTGAAAGCATTGTAAAGTATATACAAAAACTTGTAAAATCTGAAGAAAATCGTGCAACTGGTGTTGAAACAGGGATTGACTCTCGCCTCAAAAATGTAGAAACATCATTAGGTAATAGCGGTTCTGTAAATGAAAAAATCTCGGAAGCTATTAATGCATTAGACTACACATATGATGGGATTGCTACTGATATTGTAGTTGGAGTTTCACAGGTAGATGGAGTAATTTCTGTTGAAAAGGCAGACTTGGTATTTGCAACAGAAAATCAAATTAAAGAATTATTTTCAAGCTGATTCTTAAACACGGTTTCTACCGTGTTATTTTATTTTGCATTTTTATAGGTGAGGTGACGAAATATGTTAGATTCAGTGTTTATTTCACTGGATAATCTGCGATTATTTGGTTCGCTGATTAAATCCAGTTTGGATGAAAAGCTGAGTACGAAGGACATTTCTGAGTGGGCTTTACAGAAGTCTAAGCCGGATTATGATGCATCTGAAATTTTTATGGTTGGTAATCCGTCATCTCTACAGACAAGATCAAAGTATATTGTTGATTCTATTAACGAAATCTATAACGGTTCAGCGTATTACTTTGATATTGACGAAAATAGTGTATTGATTCCGGCTATCGGTAAAACAATCGCTATGGATGAAGATGGCGTTATTTCTATCGTGTAATTGGAGGTAAAAATGCCAGATTTTATAAAAGGAATAAGAACTTCCAAAGGAGATAAAAAATACGATTATGAATCTTTGGGGAATATTCCCACAATCAATGGCATTCCGATTGTTGGAAATCAAACAACGGAAACGTTAAACATTGGACTGCCAGATTCAGATACGGTTAAAGCATCTATCGAAGAATGGCTTAAAGCCAATCCAGATGCCACAACAACTGTCCAAAATGGAAGTATATCAAAAGACAAACTAGCGTCTGATTTATTAGCAACTTCAGACGAAATTGCAACATTTTTAAATATTTAATAGAAAGTAAAACAAGGAGGAATTTGTTTATGGCTACGAATGTAAAAGATAAGTTGGTTACAGTAGGTGGACTGAAAACAGCTTATGATGCCCTGAATAAATCAATAGGTAACGCTAAAATGGACGTAAGTGTTTACGATCCACAAGGAAAGCACACCGATGTTTTTAAATATGCAGCCGATATTTCTGCTGCTCAATCCAATGTTGTTCAGAGTAATGTTGATTCTATGAAAACAACTGTTGGTAATATTAACACTGCTTTGACTGCAGCGCAGGCAGAAATTCTTGAAGCTCATTCATTCTCTGACAACGGGGCTACATATAAATATGATACACTTGCAAGTGCTATTGCTGGTGTTGCGTCTGTTGCCAGAGCTTATACCAATACTGCTCTTACGCTTCATAAGGCATTTACTATTGAAGTAGTTGATAGTATAAATTTTGAACAGCCAGGAACAGAGTTCACATTTTATCTTGTGCCTAACGAAAGTGGAACTGGATTTGATAAATTTTGGTGGATAACTGATGCTAACACCGGACGACAGATGTGGGATTCTTTCGGTTCTGCAACAACAATGGTTGTCAATGAACTTCCCAGTGTTGGTGCATCAAGCGTTGATTATATTCTCAATACTGGATCTGGATATGTTTATTATAAATGGATTAGTGGCAAATGGGAAATCATAGCAGGCTCAATGGCTGAAGTTGTTGATACTCTTCCAGAAAAAGGTAATGAACTTACAGATTATTATGTTAAGAATGAATCTGGATCATATGTTCATTATCGTTGGATGAAGGGTTCTGACGGAGAACATAAATTTGTCGCTGTTGGTAGTGATTCATATACAAAAGAACAGATTGATGAAAAAATTAAAAATATAGTCAATTTGAATAATGATCTTTCTCAAATGAAAGTTAATATTTCTGCCAATGCTACAAATATAACATCTTTAAATGCAATGTTTGACAGGCTTCAAGCACAAGTCGATGGAATTGACACAGAGGGTAAATCATATAATGCAACATTGACTTCGGAAGGTGACACTTATACATTCTCACTTATCGAAACCGAAGGTGGAGAAGAAACAGTTGTTTCACAATTTGTTCTTCCGGCTACTGGCGGTGGCGGTTCTAATCCTACAACTACACTTACAGTAGAAAAAATCACACAATCACCACTTATTATTACAACTAATGATACCCCTATATTAGAAATCGACTATTCTTCTGTTGATAACGATGGAGCAGAAGTTGATGGCAGCTATGTTCTTAAAATGGGTTCAAACAAAGTTATGAGTGGAAACCTTGTACAAGGAAGAAACAAATTTGATATTAGTGAATACTGCGCTGTTGGTACACAAAAATTCACTCTTACAGTAACCGATGATGGCGGAAGTGTTGCAGTAAAGACATGGACTGTTCAGATAGTAGATATTCGTATTGAATCTGCATATAACGATAGATATACCAATCTTATCGGAAGAGACGTATCTTTTACCTATACACCTTATGGATCAATCAGTAAAGTTGTTCATTTTAAACTTGATGGCGTAGAGCTTGAAAGTGTAACAACATCTGCTAGTGGAACATTACAAAGTTATACAATCCCGGCACAAACTCATGGTTCTCATTTATTGGAAACTTGGATTACTGCCAATGTAAGCGGAATGCCAGTTGAAACAGCTCATATTTATAAGGACATTATTTGGTATGACGAATCACAGACTAAACCTGTTATTGGTTGTATATATCGTAACGATTTTTATGGTGAGGTTGCTGCGAAACAATATGACACCACTATCATCACTTATAATGTATATGATCCAGCAACTTCTAGTCCAAAAGTAATACTCAAGGATAATGATAAAACTGTAAGTGAAAATACACTTTCTGATAATCAGAATGCATGGAATTACAAGACGGACGAAATTGGAAAACACACTCTTCAAATTATTTGTGGAACTATTGTGTTTACATCCGATGGGAAAATTGATGAAAGTCACAGCCGCTATTCTTCTGTCACAATTATCGTGAATGTTACAAAGCTTGGTATTGATGTGAGTCCTGTAAGTGGAAATCTTGAAGTTGACTTTAACCCAACAGGTATTACAAATACAAGTGCAAATAGATTATGGTCAAATGGAAAATATCATATGACTGTATCTGATAATTTCGACTGGTCTAACGGTGGATATAAAACAGAAGTTGTTGAAACAAAAGATAGCAGCGGAAACGTTACAGACCGTAGATATCGAGACTACTTTTGTATTAAAGCAGGGACTCGCGCTTATCTTGATTATAATTTCTTTGGTGGTGGGCTTAGTGCGAACCCATCTTTACTCGGTGCTGAAATGAAGATTATCTTTATGACAGAAAACGTGCAAGATGCTGAAGCAGTATGGCTTACAAACGTTGAAACCACAACTTCAGAAGTAGACGGAAAGAATGTCACAACAGAAGTCGGTATTCAAATGAATGTCCATAACGGATGGCTCAAAACAAACAATGCTTTATCTGGTGGAGAAACTGAAGGCGGAGTTGCTGCAACCAACACATATCTGCATATGCCATACAGTGAAGAAGATGTTATTGAAATGGACATCAATATTGACACCATTGATAGAGATGCTTCTGGTGCGAATGCATTCGTAATGGGATATGAAGATGGTGTTCCGGCAAAAGCGTTTGTGTATAATTCAACTGACAGATTATACCAGTACACTCCAAAACCGTTTGAAATTGGTTCTGATTATTGCGATGTTAGAATTTATAGAATGAAAATTTACAGTACATCACTTTCTACAGAAGATGTAATGCGTAACTTCATTGCAGACTCTATGGATTCAGATACAATGCTTGAAAGATATCATAGAAATTCAATTTATTATAATAATCAGACAGGAGAATTTACTCCTTATTCAAGTGAAGGTGTATTGTCACCTGAAAGATTAGCTGAAGCGTGTCCGAATATAAAAGTGTTAAAACTTGACTGCCCTATTTTTACAAAGAATAAAAAGACATTTGTTAGGGGTTCTTCTCTTGAATGTATTCATAAAGCCGGAGATCCACTTTTGGATAACTGGAAATTCTTTAATGGATATCATAGTGGTCAGGGTACTACTTCTGATAATTATGGTAACTCTGGTAGAAATGTAGATTTTGTATTCAGTGCCGATGGCAAACATAAGGTGTCTGATAAGGTGGCTATTGAAGATGGATATGTTTCATACTTAACTCTTGGATATAATTCTGAAAGTGCTGTTACATATCATTGTCAAGATGGAACTGACATCAACGATCAATGCAGGGTTACATTAACACGTACATCGTTCCCGACAAATTATATGAACTTTAAGGTTAATATTGCTTCTTCTGATAATGCAAACAATGCTCTGCTTCAGAAGAGATATAATGACTTTCTTCCATATATTTGTCCGGCAAAGAAAAGAGATTCACGTTTAAAAAACAGCATGGAATTTGTACCTGCCATTCTTTTCATCCGTGAAAATAGTGAAGAAGAATCTCACTTAGAGTTTTCAGATACAAATTGGCATTTTTACGCTATTGGAAACCTTGGTGATTCTAAAAAGACAGACTATACTCGCGCATACGATCCAAAAGATATGAATGAGTTCACTATTGAAATTTCCGATAATACAAAGAATAATGCTACATTCCAGTCAGGTGTTTATCTGGATTCAAAAGGAAAACGTGTTGTAGAATCTATTGATGATACAGATACTCATACATACATTTACCCTATCACAAATGATGAATGGAATGCAAATAATAAACGTTACAATACATTGTATAATGAAGCGTTTGATGGAGATCATTCATTTGAACCTCGTTATGCTTGTTGTGGCGATCACAGAGATGGAAAACTTGTCAACGAAACTCATAACGGCGCAGATGCAGAACAGCTTAAGAAAAATGAGGGTGTATGGCGTGCGTTTTATAGATGGATTGTCACTTCAACTAATAAGCAATTCGTAGATGAGCTTGAAGAATGGGTTGTTGGTGATGCAGTTAAATTCTTCTATGCGTACACACATCAATTCACGATGATGGATAATAGAGCGAAAAATACATTTTGGCATTTTGCAAAAACAGGTACTTATCGTAAGGTATCTCGCCCAGTCAAAGAACTTCTTCATGTTTACTGTGAAGCAGTTGGTGACAATGAGACAGAGTTTACTGCAACAAAAGATACATCTATCAATACTGGAAAAACATATTACACTCAATATGCTTTTGACCTTTGGGATTATGATAATGATACCGCACTTGGAATCAACAATAACGGTGAGTTAATTTTCCCTTACGGAAAAGAGGATTCAGATTATAATACCGACGGTGTTGCTTCAAGTGGATATGTATTTAACGGTGCTGAGTCAACATTCTGGTGCAGACTTCGTGATCTTTGTGCCACTTCAATCAAAACAGTTTATAATTCTGTTTCTTCTAAATGTTGGGATGCAGAAAATTTAATTTCTGAATTTGATGCTTGGCAAGATATGTGCCCAGAAGAGGTTTGGCGTTTGGATATTCGTAGAAAATATCTGAGAACCTTTACCGGAGAAATTGTTGATAATTCAATCCCTAAAAAAGATATTTCATATCTCCGTGACATGATGCAAGGAAGAAAGAAATACCAACGTAGACAATGGGTTCGTGACCAAGAAGTGTATTTTGCAACCAAAGAACTTAGTTCTTCTGTGACTGGTAGTGATTATATTTTATTTAGATGTAATACTCCTGTTGGTGATAATATAGCTGTTAAGCCTGATTACACTCTTAGAATTACACCGTATTCTGATATGTATGTATCAGTTATGTTTGGTAACGGTGACGTTCATCAAGAACGTGCAAAAGGTGGTCAAGAGTATGTGATTGAATGTCCGTTAGATAGAATGGATGATACTCAGGTCGTTATCTACGGTGCAAGCAGAATTGCCGCACTCAATGATATATCAGCTTGTTACATTCATGCAAATAACTTCTCAATGGCAACAAAATTGAGAAAACTTGTTATTGGTAATCCAACTGAAGGATATAACAATTCATTCCTCACAACCTTAAACCTTGGTAATAATGCTTTACTGGAAGAACTTGATTTGAGAAATTGTGGAGCTTTGAGTGGTTCACTTGATCTCTCACCATGTACAAATCTTCTTAAATTGTATGCTGAAGGAACATCCATTTCAGGTGTTACTTTTGCTACAAACGGTAAAATTCGTATCGCTCATTTGCCAGATTCAATTAATACACTTATTATGCGTAACCTTAATGATTTGGATGACTTTTCTGCAACTCTTAGTCGTTTGGAATCTCTGACTTTACAGGGTGGAAAAATTAACAGTTATGAATTGATTCAGAAGGTCATTGATACATTACAGGTATTGTATTTATATGATGTAAATTGGAACGTAAGCACTACTGCCGTTCTGAATGCAATGGCTAAACTCTTCTTCTCTCTTGTGACAGGATATGTATATATCAGTGGTTCATCAAGACAGAGTGAATTAGACACATATGCTTCAAAATGGTCTGATCTTACTGTTGAGTATAATAAAGAGGCTTTTGTAGTTCAGTTTCCACTTACATGTTACAACGATGATAAATCAACCGTAGTATTTACAAAATACTGTGACCAAGGTGGTCTGATTGATATTTCTGATATTCCGACACCTACAAAAGAGCCAGATGCTCAGTATATTTATACTTTTGACCATTGGGTGTTCGAGGACGGAAGCGAAGTCAATTTCGACACATATCGTGTGACAGGGAATATAAATATTTATGCTCACTATACAACAGAAACAAGAACATATACAGTAAAATGGATTTCATATGCCAATACTGTTGTAGATTCACAGCAAGTTAAATACGGTTCAAGTGCTGTTTTTAATGGTACTGAGCCGACAAGAACTGATGGTGAGTCAAGTTTTATCTTCTATCTTTTTGATGGTTGGGATAAAAATACTGGATATATTACCGGAGATACTGTTGTAAACGCCAAATGGCAAGTCTCAAACGGACTTCCGCCAGAAGGAACAAAACCAAAAGATATGACAGCGGTACAGCTCTATGCTGTTTGCCAGGCTGGTCTTGCTGCTTCATATTTCGATACGAAAGATTACATTGAAGTGACAATGGGACACGATGTTGATTATGAGAATGTTAAATCTGTTGTGTTGGCTGAAAATCTGAAACTCAATGGTTCTAATTATCTTGATACAAAAATCAAACTCTTCGATGAAGATAAAGATTGGACTATTATGATTGATTACAGTTTCGATGATCCAAAAACAAACGAAACACTTCTCTCCTGCTATAACATGGATGGTAACGATGGTGTTGAAATAATTTATAATGGTGGTGCGAAACCTCGTTTCGGTGCAACAACTCATGGTGAATGCATGGGTATTGGAACATTCCGTAATGTTATGGTTCTTCGTCACACCAAAGGTGACAATCTCATTCGTGCTTATGCATTTGAACCATCAAAATCTACCGGAGAAGATTCTGGACAGCTTGTTGGATTATATTCTGATGGATATGGATATGCTTTCATACCTCGTCAAATCAAGACAGAAACAGATGCAACAATTATTCTTGGTGCAAGAAAAGATTATACAGATGGATCTTTTATAAATAATGCAAAAGCCACAATTTATAAAGCTAAATTGTGGTATGCAGATTTAGGCGAAGATGAATGCTATAAACTTGTTTCTTGGACACATGAAACCCACAAATTCGAGTATTATGGTAATAAAATTTATCGTTTGTCTGCTAGTGGATATGCAAATGCTTCGTTTATAATGAAAGATTTACTTGAAAGACGATACCAAATGAATAAAACAAATGATAATACTGGTGGATGGGACACTTGTATTATGAGAACATTCTTGAATAATAAGTTCTATAAAGGACTCCCAGATTTATTCAGAAGATTGCTCAAACAAGTACGTGTTAAAGCATCTGCCGGAAACCAGAGCTATGAAATCACCACAAGTAATGACTTTGTTTACTTGGCTGCAAATATGGAAGTTGGAGGATGGACTACTGAGCCATATGCAAATGAGTGTGAATACAAAATCCCGTGGTTTACGACTAATGCTTCTCGTTTAAAATTCTTTAATCGTGAAGTTCCAGAAGATGCAAAATTCTACACATCTGCGAAAAATGTAGATCCTACATTAGATAATGATGTTAAGAATGGCGATATTTGGATTCAGTCTGATAATGACTCAAGAGGATTTATATATGCTGACGGAAAATGGATACAAGCGTATTGGTACTGGGAACGTTCTGCTTATGCTTCCAATTCCGCGAATTTCCTCGGTGTCTACACTGACGGCAATCCGTGCTACAGCGGCAACGCTTCCTCCACTATTGGCGTTTGCCCTTGCCTCTCCATCTAATTTTTCAATTACATGAATAATTTAGATGTACTTGAGGTGAGATTCGATACACTGAAACTTATAAACACAAAAAGAATCTGGACAAGGCTTGTTCCTTGTCCTTTTTCTTTGCTTTAATAAAAAGAAATATATACAAAAGATGAATACTGTTACAATTACGGGTAGACTACTTAAAATGCCCGAAATTAAAGTACATGAAAAAGATGGGCGCAAAACCTATATTGCAAAATATATTCTTGTTTCAAGAAAACCATTTGCTACGAAAGGTGATTCCATCAACTATATTTATTGTGAAGCTAGAGGTAATTTAGCAATATTCGCACAAAAATATTTTACTATTGGTAAAAATATTGGCGTTCAAGGATATTTAGATACCAGAACTTTTATTGGTTCTGATGGAAAAAGACGTAGTAAATGGACTATTATTGTTGAACGACAAGAATTTTTAGAAAGTAAATCTGTCGAAAAGAGAACGTTATCGGCAGAAGAACCTATTGATGCTATTGTTGACGACAATATATCTATATATGCAGATTCACCATTTTAACTAAGGAGGATAAGATGTCAGTTTTAAAGAATGAAAGAAGGACATCAGTACATCAGTTCAAGATAAATTACTTTGGTATAAAAGCAGATATAGACATTATTATCGGAAAGATTTCAAACAGACGAAAGAGATTCATTCCACATGAATTAAATAAAACTTTGTATGATTTCCAGCATGTGTTGACCATGATGGACACTCAGCAAAGATACGCTAATGTTGATATTCGTATTCAAAATTGTAAGAATGCAATCAACTTACTTTATACGCTGCCAAAGTATATTTTCCGAATTTTAATGCTATGCGAAGCTGAAATCGGCAGTAACTTTGTAACTGAATTAGAATCAAAGTTAAACAACGAAGCGATGCTGTTGTATGAAAAATTGGGGAAGGAGGGCATTAATGTGACTAGAAGAAGAATCCGGCTATATGATAGACGTAAGATACAAGGTATTACATACCTTGAGAAATTGCAAAAGTTATATCGAATGACTATGGCAAAAATTATCCATTTACAGGATAAATATTTTTCTCTTATTGAAGATTCTCTATATGTATCAATAACCAATGCTTTTTATCATGCCTATAAAGCCAATTCTATATTTCCGGACACTATAGTTAATATAAAGAAACGGCGTGAACACCTAAATCACGCATTAGCTTACTTGGAAAGTTATGAATATGAATTATTTAATTTGTTTGTTTATATAGATTATGAAGATGACGTTATCGGCGCATTTTCAAAAAATCTTGTTGAGTGTAATAAATTATTGAAGTCAATAATAAAATCTGACACCAACAAGGCTAAAAAAATAAAATAATAGATTTTCACACAATTATAAAACGGTTATGCTCTGAAGTTCTGCTAATGCTTCCAATTCCACGAATTTCCTCAATGTCAACACTAACGGCAATCCGTACAACAACAACAACGCTTCCAACACTAATGGCGTTTGCCCTTGACTCACTTTGTTGGTTATAGTAGGTGTATCATTTATTATGTGTAAAACGCTGAAAATCAGACCATTTAAACAAGGAGAGGGAGAACACAACCGTCTGTATGTAAATGCAGTAAATATTTGGTTTATCAATAATAGGTAAAAGCATTTCTTAATCGTAATCATTGGACAGCCCATTGTATATTTTTAAAGTGAGTATTTTTTTGAATAAGATATGATATTCGATAAGTTGTGTCTATTATTGGTAATGCGCTTTAATAGCGACTTCGTAAGATCAAGTGGACGCTTTTTGCATGGTCAGAATGTACCTGGAATAATTCTGATTTCATACTTGGTATCTGATGAATTTGGCTTGGTACTTGCCATTAAAAATTCAAACGGAGAAAACATTATTCTAATTCAAACTATATAATTGTGTGTTTCTAAAGGAGATGTGACTTTGTGACCTCTTCTGAAAGACATGAGGCGCGTTATAAACGTAGAAAACAGAAAAGAATGCATAAGCGTGAACTAAGGCTCGCTGAGTGTTCTTTTGACCATATGATTTCATACAATGACTGGATTCATGCCACTGTTGCATGTAAACATAATGTATATTACAAATCCGCTGTTCAATTATACATGGATCATCCAGTTATGCATATGTATGAGAAGATTAACGAAATTAAAAAGGGAAACATCCCATTCAGAATAAATACTTGTAGAATCATTATTAGAGAACGTGGCAAAGAACGAAAAATTGAACCTATTATGTTTGAAAAGCGAATAGGCGAACATGTTTTCTGTGATAATATCTACCTTCCATATTTCAAGGATTTAATGATTTATGACAATGGCGCAAGTATTAAAGGTCGTGGAACTGACTTCGCACGAAAAAGAATACTTCGTCATTTAGAAAAAGCTCGCCGGGAATATGGAAACGAATTTTACGCTTGGCAATTTGATTTTAAATCATTTTTTGATAGCATAAAATATTATGTCTGCGAACAAATTTTAAAAGACCATTTTAAAGATGAACGCATTATCAACTTTTCCATTGATTCAATAACTGAATATACTAAAGGAAATATTGAAATAAATCTGAGAGTTAATCCGGAAGTAGCAAAACAGCTTCAGCAAAAACTAGAGTCCAGTAATGGCGAAGGGATTTGTTTAGGCAGTCAAAATTCTCAAATAACCGCTCTTATTGTCCCGAATGAGCTAGATCATTTTATTAAAGATATTTGTCGTATAAAATACTATTGTCGTTATATGGATGATGGTATTGTACTTCATAGTGATAAAAAATATCTTAAAGAATTGTGGGACAAATGTAAGGTTATATGCGAAAAACTTGGTCTTTCTTTTAATATGAAGAAAACAAAAATTGTTAAAATATCGAGAGGATTTGTGTTCCTGAAAACAAAGTATCAGGTGACAAAAGACGGAAAAATCCTTCGTAGACCACATCGTAGTGGCATTGTCAGAAATCGCCGTAGGCTAAAAAGATTCATGCATCTTGTAAAGATAGGCAAGATGTCTCTTGATGATGTTTATAATTCATTTCAATCATATTATAACCATACTAAGAAAATAGGAAAATCTTTTAAAACCAGAAAACAGATGCTTAAACAGTATGTCGAACTGTTTGACGGTTATAAATTAGACAAGCTGCTAGGTAAACATTATAAAAGGAGAAAACCGAAATGTTGTACTATAAAGTAATTAAAGACAATATATTTATTGGTATATCTACTGCTTTGGATTTATGCAAATATAAATTGCGTGATGGTTTACCGCCACTTATGCTTACTTGTAATCTTGACGAAGCTCAATATATTGTTTGTGCCGACAACTATTATCATGATTCCTGGTTGCGTCCGGAAACTGTAAAAGGTCTGTACCCTTCTGCTTCTATCATAGAAATTGATAAAGAAGAATTTATGGCACTCAACAAATCAATAGAGTCTGGAGAACAAATCGAAGTTCCGAAAACACCAGAGATACCAGATATTGATAATACGCCATCAGACCCAAATCAGGAAATTACAGTTGAATATGTAAAAAATACAAAAATTGCAGAGATGAATATGATGTGTACGAATCTTATTCAGAAAGGATTTGATACAAAGTTAAGCGATGGAAGCTCTTATCATTTCTCTCTTACCGAACAAGATCAACTCAATCTTATTACGCTTTCTACTATGGTTGCATCTGGAGAAACCGAAATCCCATATCATGCCGATGGTGAACCTTGTAAATTCTATACAGTAAATGATATTAATGCCATCTTGACTGCTGCAACCGCTTGGAAAACCTATCAAGTTACATACAATAATTCTCTAAAAACATACATCAATTCACTTGAAAAGATAACCGATATTTCTGCCATTACTTATGGTATAGAAATTCCTGTTGATTATCAATCAGATGTATTGAAAGCACTACTTATGCAACAACAATAATTATGTTGCACTTAAATAATCGGAGTGTCAATATTTTTATAAGGAGTGTATATGAAAGGCAAATTTTTAAAGAATTTAGTTTTGTTTCTGGTTGGCTTCTGTTCTTATATCACTATAGAAACACTGTTTCGTGGATATAGTTATTGGCAAATGGGGATATGTGGTGGACTGGCGATTGTAATTCTTGATAAAATAAATGATATAATCTCATGGGATATTGACATTGTTATTCAAGGACTGACTGGCTCGCTGCTCATTACGCTGATGGAACTTTCTATTGGTTTGGCTTGGAATTATTTGCCAATTCCTCATATGTGGGATTACTCAAATCTGCCACTCAACTATCATGGAATTATCTGTGTTCCATTTATGGTTGTTTGGTTCTTTTTATCATGGGTAGCAATCTTACTGGCAGACTGCATTAATTACTATGTTTTTGAAGAAATGCCAGTGCCATATTATAGATTATTTGGAAAGATTGTTTTTAGGTTCAAAGAAAAAGAATGTAAATTAAATAAAAGGGTGTAGTTATTTTCACCCTTTTATTTTTTTACGATTTTAAACATAGTCTATATCTATACCGTCAGTATGGAGTTTGTTCAATAAATATTCTTGGCTTATGTCCAAATTAATAATTTTAGGAACTGTTATCTTTTCTAAACTATTTCTTATTTCTGCATTTTTACAAAGATCATGGAAATCTATGTACGTATGTACTGCATATAATCCGTTTATTTCATCCACAAACCATCCGGCAAGACCTACTGGACATACAATCCAACCTGATACAGATTTACCAGAAGAATTAAAGAAATATTTTTTATTATCTATCGTTACAAAGCCTTTATAAAAGTTAACTTGACTTTTGGAATTGAGATGATAGTATTTTGTACCGATTTGTTTCTGGATATTTTTCTCGGCACATCTTTTTCCGTTTGGTTGGTAATAATAGTTATAACCTTTAATTTTGACAATCTTATTTTTTACCATTCTTCCTTTTTTGTCAAAATAATAATAGTATTTCCCGATCTTTTTCGATCCAATAATCTTCTTATTATTAATATAATAATATTTATTTTGACCATTTATTTTCCATCCATTTGTAGCTGCATTAATTTGATATGATGGAATTAACAGTATAAGAAAAATCAACATAACACATATAATTTTTTTCTTTTTCATACTCAATACCTCCCCATATTTTTTATTTATATTATATTATGTTTTATACTTTTTATCAAGCACATTGTATCATAATACAAAAATGACCCAGAGAACTGTATTTCTACAATTCTCCAGGTCAAATTTTACGTTTGGACATAGATCAAGATATTATGTTTTATTCATAATATTTAGAATAATTTTTATATAAAAATACATACATGGATATCTTCCCAACGTAAGATACGATGTTTTGTTGAATATGCATATAAATAAGATTTCGCTCTACTTATATCTATGTCATATTCATATATTTTTATAAAGGAACTATTTCCTACCTTCGTTAATAGCTGCCTGTGCTGCGGTGAACAAAATGAGGAAACTTTTGCCCCTCTTTTTCGTTTCCCATCAACTAAACACCCCATAGGACTTTCTTCTGGATTAAACCGCAAATACCAATCGAATCCATCTTTTCTTGCAATTATTTTTTCCACAAAAGCTTCAATCACTGACTCTGGTATGTCTGCATCGCTATCAAAGTTAGTGTATTGATCCAAAGCATATTTTAAAATAGTTATCTTTTCTTTTGAAGTAACTTCGTCAATCTCACTTTCAATTTCACTTGGTTCTAATTCCGCAAGTTCTTTTTTTAGCTGAGAGATGCTGTTTTCTGTGCTTTCCTTCTTTAATATAAAGATGTCCCTTGTAAGTTCTCCATCAGCACGCATTTCAATTAAGTTGTCAAGTCGTTTGGAAAGTTTCTGTAATTCTTCTTTCTTCTGATTAATTATATCTGTATTGTCGCACACTTCCTCTTCATCGTCAATATGCTTCTCTAACATAGATTCAGCCAGCGATAAAACTTGATCCGTGTCAGAAAGATAATTCTTAAAAATATACTTAGCCATCATCTGCAGTTTCCATCCGGCGATCATTGGAGTTTGGCATATACCATCAATCGGCAATCCCTTATTCAGTCTAGTTCTTACTGTTCCGGTTCTAATGGAACTATAGCATTGATACCCATATTGTTTTCCCTCTGTCGTATTGTGCCACATTTTACGGTTGAATTTATGCCCGCATTCGCATTCAAGCAGTTTCACCCATACATCGCTAGGCGGTTTTTCGCCATACATACGTTGACCGGAAGTGTCCACTGATAAAGTTTTTCTGCGACTATTTATCCTTTTTTGTGCTTGGTCGTATTCTTCTTCTGTGATAATCGGTTTATGATTTCCTCTTACCTGTGTAAATTCCATATCACCAAAATTACGGATTTTCTTTTGTTCCAGGAAATCTGGTGTAAATTCCTTGTGATATGTAATAATGCCACAATAAAAAGAATTACGTAGTATTTTAGAGATATTACTTACATGCCAATTTGATTTTCCCATAGCAGTTAAACGCCCGGCTTTTTCCAGTTCAAACTGAATTTTTCGCATTCCCCAACCGTCCAAATACCAATCAAAAATCATTCTGACAGTTTTCGCCTGTTCCGGATTTATGACCATATCTTTACCGACACGATCATATCCAAGTATGTTGCCATTTCCATAGAAAACTCCATTTTCCATAGAAGTCTGCTGCCCGGATTTTACACGAACTGATGTTTTGCGGCTCTCATCTTGTGCCAAAGTTGCCATTATAGTTAAGCGTAGTTCTCCATCGCCATCAAAAGTTTTAATATTATCATTCAGGAAAAATACTTCTACACCTTTGCTTTTCAGTTCTCTTGTATATTGAAGCGTATCAACAGTGTTTCGGGCAAAACGTGATACTTCTCTGGTTAGTATAAGGTCAAAATTGCCGCTTGACGCGTCTTGAATCATCTGCATAAATTGAGGTCTTTTCTTCGCAGAAGTCCCAGTAATACCTTCATCTACATACATTTTTACAATGTCCCACTCAGGATGCTGCTGTAAAATTGGTTTATACCAGTCTTTTTGGTTTTCAAGTGCTGACAATTGTGCTTCGTGTTCAGTTGAAACACGCGCATAAATTACAACTTTTCGGCTGGTTGGTTTTTGATTGTAAATATCATACATTTATTTTTATTCCTCATAATAATACGATGTTTGTTAATAGAATGTATCAAGTATAGCATTTAAACTCAGATAAATCAACAACATCTTTATAGTCATCTAGGATATTCCTAAATACATGATATTTTATTTTTCCATCAATAAACAATGCTTCTATTAGTTTCAATGCGGCGAATATTTTATTGTATTCTTTTTTATCAATTTCTTTTTCCATATTTTATGTCCTTTATAAAAAAGGGTAACTATTTCAGTTACCCAAATTTAATATTATTTTGTTGTGCTTCCGAAACCGCCAGTTCTGATACCATCTGCATCATCATCTTCTGTGATACCGTATTCTACAAAAATTCCCTGCATGAACCCTTTGCCACTCTCGATTTCTATGGTCTTTCCTTCGTTAGTGTCATTTGTAATCTTTGCCATAATATGTCCTTCGTTATCAGCACCGAAATAATCACTATCAATGATACCTACTGTATTGTTGAGCTGCATACGATATTTAAAGCCCAGCCCACTTCTCGGATAACATTTTAATACCCAATCATTGTCAATACGGCAACGAATACCAGTAGGAATCTTTACAGTCTGTCCAGGGGCAATTTTAATTTTAACTGGTGCAAAGAAATCATATCCTGCCGAACCAATAGTTCCACGTTTCGGCAACTTAATTGAGTCGTAGATTTTGCGAACGCCTGTTTCAAAACCGCTTTCATCTAAAACAATTCCAAAATCTGTAATTATTACATTTTTATTAAAACAATCAAAGAAATCTTTCTTAAACTGTTCGTATGAAACCTTGTGAAATTTTGCTACAACTTTTGCCATTTGTATTTATCCTTTCTTATTCCATAATACTGTTCTATTATCATTTATGCTTTTTTGTACATCTATAATTCGCTGGTTTTTACTTCCACGAAACTGTAATCTCAAATCTTTTTCTTCTATCTTAAATTCTCCATCAACTAAGACATTGCATAATTCTAATATCTTTAAATATGTAGGATTTTGAATTATCGCTTCATATGTATATCCTGTGTATATCCAAAGTTGCTTGCCTGGATATAAAGATTTGAATTTTTTGCATAAATAATATGTAAACTTCACGTTATCCAGTGGATCTCCACCAGATAATGTGAACCTCGAAATTGACGGTTTTGATAATATGCCAAATAAGTAATCAAATGTATCTTGTGTAAATGGGAATCCTCCACATTTATTCCATGTTGATTGATTGTGACATCCTTTGCAATGGTGGGAGCAGCCTTGCACAAACAAAGTTACTCCTACACCATTACCATTATTTACGTCAAAATTATCAATTCCGGCATATCTGAAGTCGGTTTGTTCACCGTTAATGAGGTTCATTCCTCTTAACTTTTTCCTCCAGATTATTATTAAAGTGTTTCACTCTGAAATCAACTTCCTGCTGTTTGCCCTCGTTGAATGCTTCAGTATAGTCCCCGGTAAGATATCCGGTCACACGTCTTAATCTTCTGATCTTTTTACATCCGCACATAGGACACGCTTCTCCGATTTCATCTGTATACCCACAATTAGTACACATATCATTCGGAACATTTACTGCGAAGTACGGAATATCTTTATCCATTGCATAGTTGACAATTTCTTCAAGTGCATCAATATTGTTTTTAATGCTTGACGCAAGCTCTACATATGTAATACAACCAGCAGAACTATATCCAGTAAGTTGCGATTCAATGTCAATTTTTTCAAATGGACTCATTTCTTCCCATACTGGCACATGCATTGAGTTTGTGAAGAATTTTTTATCAGAGACATTTGGAATTTCTCCGTACTTTTCTTTGAATTTAGTCATAGCAGTAAAACATAAGTTTTCTGCCGGAGTATAATAAACCCCGAAGTTTAAACTATATTCTTTTTTATACTCAGTACATCTGTCTTTGAATAACTGCTCAATTCCTTTTGCTAACATCATACCTTTTTCTGTTGTATGATTACAGCCAACAAGAATCTGTAAAGTCTCAGCAAGACCAAGCTGCCCGATAGCAAGAGTTCCATGTTTCATGGCGGATTCGATGTTTTTACCATCGTAGCCCTCCATAGTATAATTTTCATACATGAATTTTGCAGAATCTGGAGATTGTTTACATATCCATAAATATCTCTCAATCAGCATTTCTTTTGCTTCGCCAATCTTTTCATCAAGATAATCCATAAAGCAACTCACAAGTAGTCCTTCGTCAAAATCTTTGTTTCCAGTAAACAGTTTTTTATTTTTTAATTTTTCTTTTGTTTCCATTGCAAGAGTTGGCATAATGATTGTTACCGGGCAAATATTTCCACGTCCATCTTTTGTCTGACCAAATCCGTTAATATCCCAACCATTTGCAGTTCTGCAACCCATCGTTGAGAAATATGTCTTTGGATTATTTGGATCATATCCTTCATTTCCAGACCAATCACAATTTGCATAATTAGGATAAAGCCTCTGAGCTGTTGACCTGAGTGCCAATCTGTACAAATCATAATTAGGATCTCCTGGTTTTCTGTTTACGCCTTTCATTAACTGGAAAATTCCACATGGGAAAATACTTGTTTTATGTAATTTGCCAATTCCTGATATTGATACGTCTAATAACGCTTTAATTACCATTCTTCCTTCTGGTTCTGTACATGTACCATAGTTAATAGAAGTAAATGGCAACTGATTTCCAGACCTTGACTGCAAAGTATTAAGATTGTGATATAAAGCTTCAACCGCTTGCTTTGTTTCGAGGATTGTATCATACATTGCTGATTGATAAAGTAACGGATCAAGCTTTTCTTTATTTGCGAAAAAGAAATCTTCTTCTTTTAATCCAGTTTCTTCATAAAATCTTTCTTTGTTTGTGTCAATCCAATCTTCAAATCGGTTTCGTACAATTCCAATTTCATCTTCATAACTGTCAAATAACATCCCCATAAGGTCTATTTGAGAAAATGCTGCTGTGTTTTTTAAATATGCTACAATGTAATGTTTTCTGAAAGATTTTTTTACATATGGCATTAACGTCCAGTCAATATGCGTTGCAGAAACGCCACCAAACTGCTGTAAAGATTGTAGCTGGAATATTACTGCGATTAATTGTCCCGCAGTATTTACAGACTGAGCAGGACGAACATCTGTCTGTCTTGTGTTAAATCCATTTGCAAGTAATTTGTCGAATGGTATGCTCAAACAGTTATGCATACCTGCTGCGTAACTATCAAGGTCGTGGATATATATTCTATTGCTCAAATGATTTGTCCTTGACATTTCCGACATATATTCATCTAAAGCAATTTGCTTCATCACTTCACTGTTAACTGCGCCCACACGTCCACCGAATGACTTTCCATCAACATTTGCATTCTGTCTATCGTCATTCTGCGAATTTAAAGTATTTCTTGCTTTTATTCGAATAGGGCTTTTCATTTCCCTTATCCTTGATCTGTCGTTTCTATAAATGATATATTTTCTAGCAACGTCCATATCAAATTGTGCGATTTTTTCTTCAACAAGATCCTGAATTTCTTCCACTCCAAGATCTCTCTGAATTTCACTAATACTTGTGGAAATACGTTCTGCTATTTCTTTAGCACGTTCTGTTTCCTCACCATCTACTTCATAGAATGCCTTTAATACTGCATTCTGAATTTTTTCGGGTTTAAAAACCTCTGATCTACCATCTCTCTTGTAAACCAATCAATCTTCCTCCAGTTTGCTTATTAATTCGTATATTTCTTCCCATCCATGAACACGGAAAGTTTTTGTGCCATCTTCTCGAACATCTCTATTCCAAGGTTTATCGAATATAATGTTATATTTAACTGGTGCATTTTTAGAGTGTTCAAAAACGAAATTATCCAAACAATCGTCAATAAGCACATCACCATGAATAAGACGTTTATCGCGGCTTGTAATCAACATACTGCTGTCATATCCAGGAAAGATACACTTCAACCATTCATCTTTTGCTTTTACATGGTCTGGATAGGTTGATGTAACAAAATAAAAATCTGACGTTTCCATCAGTTTTTCAATTATTTCCTTTGCTTTTGGTTGAGCGTTTAACGATGCAAGAAATTCATTAGTACAAAATTCTGCAAAGATATTTTTGCATTCTGGCTTTAAGAAATCCTGTATATACCAACTTGTAATATCTTCAATTGTTAAATTATCATTGTATTTTTTATTGTACTCAATCAGAATCTTTTGTATTAAGTTGTTCGCCACTTCATCAATATCACATAATATTGTCATTTGTTTATTTCTTTTTTCTTCTCTATACTTTTGATATGCATAATTTATATATTTAGCAATAGCTTCTGCGTCAAAAGTATAACTGAAATTTTCAATGATATAATTTGCTTCATCTTCGATACCGTCAAATTGACCAACATCACTTGCATCTCTTCTTTTTGCCTCTTCGATATTGTCACCTCGCTGCAATATCTTTATAAGTCGTTCTTTTCTTGGAACTTTGATGTATACGCAAAATACATCTATGCCCGGCTTATTTTTAAGTTGCCGCATTCCATGAGGCGTTAATACTGCTACCTTATCATTTGTGCAATCTTCTACGGCAGTTCCATAAAACCAACCATTATACTCCCCTATTTCTGCAAAAAATCCCATTTCACGTTTTTCTGCAAAATCTTCCATTGATATAAAGTGATAATCTACTCCATCCTCTTCTCCATCTCTAGGAAGTCTTGTTGTATATGAAACTATTTTTTTATAGCCATACAATGCACATAAACATTTCTCAGTAGTAGATTTTCCGCTTGCGCTTTCACCTACAATTACTAACATTTAGTTTCTCCTTTTATATGTAACAAACTGATATATTGGATAATCGTATAATGAATAAGTTTCATCGTCCATTTCCATTACTTCAGTTATTTTCCATTCATTTTTGAGCTTATCCAGATTAGTGAAAAATGTATCAGCAGTATATCTACTATATATTTTTGTTGCGTATACAGTATCGCAATACGGCAGCAGTAATTTATATATTTCACCGCCACCAATAATAAATACCTTTTCTTCTTTGGTCGTAGATTTAATAATCTGAATAGCTTCTTCTAAAGTTATAACATGGGAATTTTCATCAACCGAAAGAGAATTTCTACTTATTATATAGTTTGTTCTATTTGGAAGTGGCTTTATTGGTAAGCTGTCCCATGTTTTTCTTCCCATTATAACTATTGAATCTTTTGTTTTTTCTCGAAAGAATTTTTTATCTTCCGGGATATCGACTAGCAAATCCCCGCCACATCCGATACCCCAGTTAATATCAACCGCTACTATTGCTGCTATCATACTTTCTCCTAAATTCCTAATTCAAGTGATATTTGTGGAGATACCGGATTATAGTCAACAATAGTAAAATCATCAATATCCATATTATAGAAATCCTTTTTATCTGGGTTTAAAATTAGTCGTGGCATAATACCCGCATCTTTTACAGATTCCACTCTTGAAAGTAGTTCTTTTGCCTGTTCAACGTGTCGATCATAAATTTGTTCGTTGGCAACAAAATGAGTAAAGATTCCAGGCTCATATCCAGTATGTCTTGCTACCATCATAAGTAAAGCTGCATACTGAACTTCATTAATTCCTCCTGCTCCACTTGCAGCAAGTAAATCTCCGGATCTCTGATTTAAAAACATATTCAGCTTGTTTCCAGTGACACTCCAAATTGTTTCGTATGCACAAGGTTTCAATCCTTTTGGACGGTCTTTGAACTCTTCCTCCTGCCATAAGTTACAAATATGGTATCTTCCATATGGATCATTTTTAATATCATCCAGAACACGCTTTCTGAACATATCATATCTATCAACAGTATGACCATATCTGTATGAAATAGTTCCATCCCCAACGTCCCAGTCGTTCCAGTAATGAACTCCCATTTCATTTAAAACAGATAAATCATTTGACTGTTTCTGGAAAATCCACAGAATTTCTTTAATCGCACTTTTCCATGCAATTTTTCTTAATGTGAGAATTGGGAACTCACCTTTGCTCAGATCATACTGTCTCATTTGATGCAGTATAAACTTTGTATGTGCTGGAGTTCCATCTGCATATTTTGGTCGTGGGTTTTCATCAAGATATCCATTACGCAAAATATCTTCAATTTCCTTAACCATATAAATGTCAGCTTTAGTCATTTAATCCTCCACAATAAATCTTTTAATCATATCTTTAATTTCTTCGCATTCATTTGCATTATCTGAATGTATTTTAAGACAAAGCGTTCTTGTTAAATCAATGCTAAAAATACCCATAATTGATTTTGCATCAATAATATATCTTCCAACAATTAAATCCATATCTGAAGGAATTTTGTTTGTAATTTTTACAAATTCTTTTACCTTTTCAACAGAATCAAGTTTTATATTAAATTCGTTCATTATTCATCTTCCCATTCTTTCTCTCTTATCCCGTTTGCTTTTTTAGCACACTCATCCGAACAATATATACCACCAGAATTATCAGTTGTATAATATTCGCCCTCATAAAGTTCTTCACCACAAATTTCACAAATTGATTTAACTTTATGAATGGCGTTCGGGCATCTCGGATGACACGGTATTTGTCTACATATTTCGCAAATTGCAATCACCTTTTATAACAGAAACATTTTATTTCTTTTATCTTATAAAAAACTCAAAAATCTTCATTCCGAAGATAATCGCTTGACTTTTCATATTCTTACTTCCTTTGCTTTTCCCATCCCAAAATAAAATGAGAACTCCGAAAGCATCATCAGATGTAGCATATTCCGCCATTTGCCTATTCCTATTATGCCCCGCCAAAGCATTGTATCTTCCATGAGAGTTTTCCATTATTTTGCATGGAACGGCATTCAAGTTTTTCCATTCTGCCGGAAACTCAACGAGTTTTAAGCCATAATTGTTAGCAAATTTTACTGCTAGACTATCTGCTCCGCTAGCCATTCCACTTATGATTTCTATATTCTCTGGATTGATTTTATAGGATTTTTCCGATCTTCTGACTGTGAGTATATTATATTCCGGATAAGTTTTATTTAGCTCGAACAATTTTCTTATTACTACCTCTTCAAGTGTTTTGTAGTCATTAAAGAATCTTGATCCTGCTATAACAATCCTTACCATATTTCCTCACTTTCTTTGTTCTCATTTATTATATCACATTTTATTTATTTGTCAATATTTATTTCGTTTTTCTTAGTGGCAATATTTTTCAAACACATTATTATAATGTTTGTTTTTTGTAAGTTTGCGAATAATACACATTGCAAGTCCTGTTTCTTTGTTAAATGTATCGCCTGCGTGACATTTTGTTACAGTTTTTGTACCGTCTTTCCAGAATACAATAGTTGCCGGATCATTAAACACAACATGGTCAATTTCCTTATCCAGGTCAACGCTATTCTCCCATTTTTTTGTTTCGTTGGTTGTATCTCCGAAGATTTCATCCAGCAGATCAACGATTCCCATTATTACTCCAACTGCTACTTCATTTCCGTTTTCTACTTTCTTTTTACATTTACACATAATTTTATTCTCCTTTTTATTTAACTTTATTGAAAATCATTTTTTCACTTATAAATCCAGAAGCCCCTTTATGACCGCCACCGCCGTATCTTTCGGCAATTTTTGAACAATCTATATCTGGTTTATCTGAATAGATTGAGTATTTATACTTTTCACCGTCATATACCCAAATTGCTACAATAGGATAGTCTTTAATAAGATCTCCAAAAATAAGGCTGTTGCAGCTTCTATTTACAACTAAGCATTTTATACCATCAATACGTGATTCGTATGCATATGCTTTTCGGTATTGTTCATATTCTCTTTCAACATATTTACTGATTGTTTTTCCAGTTTCAATCATTTTTCCAAGCAAGCTATTTGAGACTGAATGTTCCGCTCTGAATAATTGATTCCAGATAATATCCAGTGCCTCATAATCAGTTGTTTCAAGCGCATATTTGAAGTATAATGTATTTTCTAATTCAAACTGCCAGCAGTCAAAGTCACTGATATATTTGAGAAACATAGGAATATCATCAAACCCACAATCAAACAAATACATATATGTAAGAGCCGCCCCACTAATTCCTTCTTTCCGGATTCCCTTAATATTTTCATATTCAGGATATGTTTTAATAATTTCCATGCTTGAACTGTGGTGATCGCACCAAATGAGGTCACAATGTTTCTTTTCCAAAATTTCTTTTAGCTTATCTACAGAATTTACAGAAAAGGATAAATCTACAAAATACACTGTTTCACCATCTTCGATCAGTTCTGTTGGAATTGGTGTTGAATAGTCATACATAATGTAATCGGCTTTATTGTAATTACCAGTTTTTCTTGCTACAATAGCTCCAGCAGCTTTTCCATCAATATCATTGTGATGAAAGCATTTCATTATTTTTTATCCTCCACTTCGTCAAGCACAGATGACATAAAGCATACGCTCTGTGCGCTATCAAGAGAATCAACACTCACGCCTCTCGCAAAAGATAACGATTTTGATGTGGCGTTGAATACTTTCTGTGTTCCAATCTTACTTGCTGTATATCTTTTTGATAGCATTTTATCAATTCCAAGATTATCGCTTACTCTATCAACGTCGATATTTGCACCAAGAAATGTGAAAACCCAACTATATTTTTCACGTTGATGTTTAATCATATTTCTTACAGTTTCCCAGTCAAACTCTTTACTGCTATTTTCTGCGCCATCTGTAACGATAGTAAAAATAACTTTCTCAGGACGTTCCTCTTCTGGCATTGATGCTAATTTCTGACCAACATGATTGATAGTCATTCCAACTGCATCAAGCATAGCGGTCATTCCGGTTGGCATATATTCAGCAGTTGTCATATCTTTTACTTCTTTGATATTCACGCCATCGTGGATCATGTTATATCTGTGGTCAAAAAGAACAGTCGTAACGAGAGCATCGCCCTCCTCTTTTTTCTGGTCGGCAATCATTGCATTGTAACCGCCAATTGTTTCCATTGTAAGCGGCGACATAGAACCACTCATATCAAGTACAAAGACCATCTGTGTTAATCCTTTTTTCATTTTTTGCTTTCTCCTTTAAATTTAAGTGTTGTTTTATTTTTATAAGCAATATTAGCAACTATACTCATACATTGCTTACAAGTACATTTTTTAATATCATCTGTTAATAGAATAGGTGATATACACCAACTACTACACAATGGAACTTTCATACTCATATGTTCCTTGTTATTAAGACTTATCACTTCTTTTTCAAGATGAATCGGAGCGTTTACTGCCATTGCAAGTATCGGTAATTCTGTTAATACTGTTATCCTTGGTTTTTTAACTATAGTTCCAATCATTCATCAGTTCACATATCCTTTCATTAATTGTTCCTTTCTATAATTTCTTGATTTTTATATCGGATATACCTTGTATACCTGTTACCCTGATATATTTCTCGCCTTCCCACCAATCGTTTAAATATTCTACATCATACATATCGTATGGGCTTGCGACTTCATTAAGACGTTCATAATTCTTCCCGTCTCTGGATATTTCGATTGATACAATCACGTCTTCAGTGCAGTGATGTTCCCAGTATTTTTTAATATACTCACTTACGATACCATATCCAGTCTGCTTATCATCTAACACTACTGCTTCTACAGGATTTGTGTATTCAAACGACGGCATAAGAGCCAACTTGAACAGATTCTTTTTATGCATTGTGTCAATTTTCTGTTTAAGTTCTTCCGATTCAATCTCCCCTGTTCTGATGTAACGATCAAGCATATCATAAGTAAATCCCAGGTTATCTTCGTCTGTTTTGCCACAAAGCCCATCTGTCGGCACTTTATCAACCAACTCAGAAGGTAAACCAAGTTCTCTTCCGATAGCTTTTACTTCTGTTACAGTAAGTCTTGATAATGGTGAAAAATCTCCTGCTGCATCACCATATCTTGTAGCATATCCAACCCAATCTTCAGATAAGTTACAAGTGTTTGCAACCCTGCCATTTACAGCCTGAGAAACAGCGTAGAGTACAGCCATTCTAATTCGTGCCGGAAGATTAGTAGAACTCTGTGCGCTCCAGTGTCCTCCAGTATTATCTTTTACCTGATGCTTAATATTTCTGCACACATTGAAAATATCAACAGTAAAGTTTACAATTCCAAGATGATCGCAAAGCATTTTGGAATAATCAATGTCTGGCTGATTTCCCTGTGGCATAAGTACACCAATTACCCTGTCTTTTCCTAATGCTTCGACACATAATGCAGCCACAACAGAAGAATCTTTGCCTCCAGAGATTCCCACAACTGCATTACAGTCCTTTCCGTTTTCATAGAAAAAATCCTGAATCCATTTTACAATTTCATTTTTTACTTTCTTTGCATCAAATGCCATGTTTTACTTCTCCCTTCTTTATTTTCTCGATAAGTCTCTGTAAATGCTCATACACCAGTGGCAGACCGCCTCTATCGTCTATGTACACATTTGCATAGGTTTTTCTTCCATTAACTTCGATAGAACTGTCACAGTTTATACCTTTATACTTGATTCCGTAAGCAGCAAGATAATTTTCAATCATTGGGTATTTATCTTCACCATTACCAGTAAAAATAACTACCTCTGAATAATCTTCCCACACTTTTAACAATGCCATTACATCACCATATGTTCTTCCAACATTATGAAAGTCATATAGCGTATCATCAAAATCCACACAGAAAATAAGTTTTCCGTATTTCTTAAATTCATCTTCGAGACGCTGATAGCAGTTCTCAGGATCTAAGTAAAAGTCCATTAGAATTTACCTCCATGAAGAATATCTCTGATTTCTACAAGACTCTGTTCCTTGATAAGTTGTCCATCTTTGAATATCGGCTGTAAGAGATTCACTTCTGCGTCTTTACCAGAAACATGAGCTTCTTCCCATGTTCTGCCATCTACATAAACAAGTTTGTCATCTGATCCTTTTATAACCACACAGCAACCTTTCTGAGATTTCTTAAATCCGCCATCTTTCGGATTTTTGAAAATCGGGAATGGTTTATCATCAATCTCACAGTATGTTGCTTTAATGCAAGAACTGAATGTGTCTCTGGTAAATGGTTTTAAGATACCATCCTCTTCGATGCACTGGAATGAGAATGATCCAACACCTAATGCTACATTGGAACAAGCAAAGCCATTTTTCATAAGGATTTTATAAATCTGCTCACATCTCTGTACTGTTATGGAATCACCATAAATAGCCTTTACATGAGGATCAAGCACTTTATATCCTTTACTGTTGGTCGTTCCGCCAAATTCTTCCCACAGTTTAAATACTGTTTTTGTAACCACTTCTACACAGTCGCCAGAATCGCCACGCATAAGCATACAACCGTTATGTGCCAAGATTTCAGGCTTTAACTGTGGAAGAATATTGTCAATTACGTTCCAATAATCATATGAATCCAAAACAGCAGAGAAACTTGTGTTTGGATAAATTTCGGTAAGCAATCTCCGAAGAAGAGTGATTTCGTCACCGTCAACTGCGAAATTGCTGCACATTACTGAATGTTCTGTGCTAGGGCTTCCAAATGCAACCGGCTCTTTTGTACAATCGCATTTATAGTTCTTTTCCAGATAAGGAATTGTCGGTACTGTGGCGGTATTAAGAAATGATAAGCACCATCCTGCACCAGCTTTAATTGCTGAGTCTGTGCATTCTTCGCCTCTGAAATCAAAAGCACCTAACGCTTTCGCTCTGGATGTTTCATCATCACAAGTAAGATCATAATAATAATTTACAATCTGTCGATATGTATATCCAACTGTTGCAGCAATCATAGGATGCCAACTTTCCGCAGAAATCAAGCTTTCAAGACTCTGTGGCAACCAGGCAAAATCTTTATGTGTATTTGTAATACCGAACATTGGTACGTGCATTGGTACAATAGTACCTTCCGGAAGTGCAACAATTTCAATTGGAAGATAACCAAGTTTATGCAGCTTTTCAATTTTCTCAATCTTATAGGCATTTTCGCCCAGTGTTGCATCCATAACTCGCTTATATCCACTGATTACTTCATCAAATGGTTTGTTAAAAAATTCATCATTGAAATAATCAACAAGGTATGTTTTGATGAATCCCTGCAGTCCAAACATTACCACACTGTCCCATCTGTTTACCCGGCTCATTCGTGGAGTAAAATATGAAACAGATTTCGTAATATCTTTCGGTAGCATTTCTGCATGAACTGCTTTGTAAAAGTCAATCAGTAACATAGGGTTTGTTTTAAACATTTTTCAAAACCTCAACTTTCTCTTCATCCAAACTGTAAATGGAATCTGTTGTAAATATTTTCTTAATAAGTCCGTTATCCTTCAGGAGTTCTCCCTCTTTGATTGTGTTCTCACAATGAGTTACATAGAGGTAAATATCTTTTACTCCGTATTCTCTGAGCTTTAATGCTGAATAATAGAAAGTGCCACCTTTGGAACAAATATCATCTACAATGAGTACATTTTTTCCGGCAAGTTCAATTCCGTTTGTGACAATATCAAGCCCAAGAATTTCTCCTGTTCTCCAGTCACGATTTTTTGATCCGTAACAGAAAGGCTGTTTAAGAATACTTCCATATCTTTTCGCTGCACCGTTATCTGGGAAATAAAGAATTACACTTCCATTTTTGTTAATCTTGTTGATTGTAGTCATGACCGTTTTGTATACAGAAAAGCAATCTCTTACATTGTTAAGTAATGCCATAGACACATCGCTGTGCGGATCATTTACATATACTACATCAAACTTTAAGTCGTTGATAAATTCACAGAAATACTTGAGTGTAAATACTTCATCCGGGTTCTTTACCCTATCCATTCTTGCATTTGGAATATAAGGTAAAATAAGTTCTCTCTTTTTTGCATTGCCAAGATGCTTTACAATGTATAAAAGCGTTGCCATTTCTTCATCACCCTCATAGTTCCACTCTACAACATATTTTTCTTCTTTCAGAATTTCCAGTGGAATACGAATACATTGTGTATGATCTGGAAAATGAGAAATTTCCATTTTAATGCCACATAATTTAATCATTCCAAATCTCCTTATAATTTATTTCTCGCTGTTCAACGATATTGTCTCTGGTAAAAACGATCTCAAAATCTGAAATCTGTTTTGTATCAACAAGCTGAAACTCATAAATCTTATACCCAAGTTTCTGAAGTTCAAGAACATCAGTAAGGCTGAACCAGTGTTTTAATGTTTCCTTTGATGGGGCTGCTGAGAACCACTGTTTTCCACCTTCTCTGTATAATTCACTATCTTCCATTGGTAAGTTTCTGCTTAATCCTTCTGATAGTTGGTCGAATACAGGATTCCAAGTTCCATCAAAGTTTCGCCATAGTCCATGTTTCTCTACTTGATCTTCTACTCTATATCCAAAAATCATTTATTTTCTCCTACTATATTGATTTGTTTATCCTGCCATTTCTAATGTTTTGAATGTATCATATTGTGTTAAAACACCTTCAAGTGTGTCTAAAATTGCTTTATCTACTTCCGAATATTGTTCTATTTTTGTATTGATATTGTATTTTGATTTAATTTTTTTAATCTGTTCCTCTATCGTAAATTTAAACATTCTTTCATATTCTTCTTTCAATTCGGTTTTGTTTAAAAGTGCCTCTTGTACAAATCCATATGTGATTGTATCTTCACATAATATTGACCCATGTACATTAACTTTAGTACGATCCAAAGCACTATCTATATTGATTAATGTCCATTTAGTATTAATATTATATAACTCGTTAAGTATTTGTTTTGCTTTTTCAAAACATCTTATATATACACTGCCCTCTTTTCTTCTTTTATATATCCACTGTAAAAATAATTTTCTATTCAAAATATCAGGTGCATCTCTATGACATCTTGGACACAGCAACATAAAATTTGACGGAATATCTTCACCCTGCAAAGCTTTTGGTCTAATATGTGCAAGCTGCAAATTATGTTTTACATCTTTTCTTGAGTATATGTACTTTAAACCATCATCTTCTTTTAAAGCTTCATCATATCTTTCACCATCTTCCATGTGAGAGTAATCTATTGCAGAACATCCACACGCATAACATTCTGGTTCTCCCCAATCTTTAACTATTGGAATTGTATTATGAAAATCAATATTATCACCAGTATAACAAGTACCATGTTTATCAATACTTTTATCTTTCCAATAATCAAAAACTTCATAATGTGTTGTTTTATTTGCCATTATTACGCACTCCTATAAGATAATACGGTAACATTTTCCAAAAACATTCTGTAAGATCATCCAATAATTCTTCTGAAACAGTGTATTCTACATGATTTCTTTCTAATACAATAGTCAATGCATCACCTAAAGACCCATTCATAATTTTATTAATATCATTTTTTCTCATAAGATTCCTCGTTTCATTCATGTTCAATTTCACAAGTAGTTGTGACAGATGGATTATTCAAATGATTCTTGTTACAAAAAATGATTAATGAAGTCTACTTGTTTTTCAAAGTATTTTCTCCCTTCTATTATCCATGTACTATTTTGCTATTCTCCTATCACATTAATCTGGCAACTTTTCATTACTTCCAAGGCTGCCTTATGCTTTTCTGGTGTAACTCCTGCACAACAATTTGCGTGTACTGTGATTTCCGTATTTGGATATAACATTCGTAGAACCAGAGCGTTTGACACCACACAAATATCTGTACAAACTCCCATTAACTCGATTTCTTCCACTTTATCATTTCTAAATACCATGTTGAACATTTTGTCCCACGCCTGATATCCAAAGGTATACTTTCTTAAATAGAAACCTGCAATATTTCTAAGTTCTGGGATAATCTGCCATCCATCTGAGTTATCAATGCAATGTTTTACTGGAAGATATTTTCCTTCAAATGTTTCCATATAATCTTCATCATGTGTATCTCTTGTAAAAAATGCAGTATATCCTTCCGCTATAAGTTTTTCTGCACGTTCTTTTACATTGTCCACAATAGCAACTGCTTCTTTTGAACCAAGTGCGCCATGAATGAAATCATTTTGCATATCCACAATAATCAATGCTTTTGACATTTTATATTTCCTCCTGTTTTTATTTTTCTCTATTCATTATTTCTTTTACTTTGCTTTGTGTATCATAATTCAGCATTTTAATTGCATGTTTTACATCGTTTAAAGCCTTATGCCTAAATGTGTTTTTCTGTTGGTCGTTCATACCTCTTTCTATTCTATTACCCACAATTTCTAAAAGATCTGTATTGCTAAATATATCAATATCAATCATTCTCATATAGATTTCCTCATATTAACTTAACAGGTATATACTCTTTTTTCGCATTCCGGACATGTAGAATAAAAATGGGACACATCAAATCTTGGCTCTATTTCATATTCATCTGTTTTATATACACATCTACAATAACCACAACAGAATTTTTTTATCGGCTTCTTTTTCATATAACCGCTTGATAATATTTTAATCATATTGCCCTCAATAAAAACCAGATTTTATTTAGATTTTTATACTACATATAGTGTATCTATAAGCCGTTAACACTATATATGGTACACTCTAAGTTTTCATTTTTCCACTGTATCTTATTTTCATAATAATCAATGTCATCTCCTTTTTTTATTATATTTTATAGTACATAATTGACTCCATTCTCAGCCTCACCCATTGCCTTTACGTATGGCGATATTCCAACCACAGCAATATCTCAAGTATAATGTTGATAGTCTTTTCAGCTTGTCTATTGGAGAACAGGGGGATTCGTGTTTCCCATCGTAATTTACTAAGGTATTTCATTGTCTGCGCCCAACCGGAAAACCTACGGGCTTTTTGTAGTGTACTTCTACTCACAAACTATTTCTTTAACGTCCAACAGCACTGCTGCCACCTTAGATCCCGACTGCCAATTAAGCCGTGTTATGTTATCTCATACGGACGATCATGTATTAATACATTTATTTCTTTTGCCTTTAATGTGCTGCTTCATCTGCTTTATGAAGTAACATTATCTTCCTGTATAACTCTTCACCCCATAAGTTTCTATATTTCTTTTCCATCTTTTTATTATTATTTTTTTCCCAGAAATACGGAAACATATGCCACTGAATAAGTGCCGAAATTTCAAGCATATCCTTTGTTGAAAAGTTATTCAAATACTTAATCGCATCGTATGCACTTACTAAATGATGCTGATAATAATGCGCTGCATCAGTAGGATTACCATTGCTATCTTTGTATTCTTTTGTGAATTTCTTTCCAATATCATGTAGTAATGCTGCCATATGTAAGTTTATGTCTGCTTTATTACCAAACTCAAGAGTATTCAAGTAACATGCAAGGCAGTGATTTCCAATTGATAATGTATGATGCGGATTATCATGTTTGATACTGAAAAGACCATTTTCTCCATAGAATAAATTAGTTAATTCATACTGTTCATGTACTTTACTTTGTGTATCAATAATAATCTCATCCCATCCCTCATAATACTGTGGAATATAAATGTTTTTATACATTCTTTCGATTGCATACTCCGGTACAAATCTTCCACCATTTTCGGCTCGCTTTTTATTGTTTTCCAAACACATTTCAAACGGTGTATATACGAAATAACAAACTTTACGACAATTAATTTTATTCAGCTCATTCAAGAACGCCATTCGCTTTTTGTAGCTGATATTACAAGCATCGTAAATTACAGTTTGGCTTTTATTGTGAAGCAATTCGTCTTTTACTCTTTGGTGAAGAATTTTAAATACTTCTTCATTACATTCCTGGTTATCTTCAGAACCAGTGATTTCTTTTCTGATTTCATCCGATGAGATTGTCTGGCAAACACAAATACGACTCAATTCATGAGCTTTCGTAGTTTTCCCAGATCCAGGTAATCCCACCATCATAATAAGCGTTGGCTGCATTATTCAATCTCGCTTTCTTCAAAAATAGCTTTGTAGTCTGAAACTCCCATTTCTTTTAACTTTTTATATGCCGGGCATTTTTCACTACCATACTTGATATAATTGTTTTCAATACCAAGATATTTGTTTTTTACATATCTTTTATATTTCTTCGGGACATTGCTTTCCACCCAAATCATAAAGGATTTCTTATCACTTTTTGGTGCTTTGTCAAAATACTTCTGTACTTCTGCTTCCATATTTTTCACATAATCCAGAACAATTTTTTCAACAATGAATACCCTTTCTCTGTATGCTGCTGGCACTTTACTGATTAAATCGTCTGTTTTGTTTTCCGCAACGCTTTCAATGATAAGATTGATGGAAGAAATTTTTGATAAGACTCTATGAATTTGAACATAATCATCACCCTTGACTTTAATCATATGTCCGTCAATATTTACTACAAATCCCTCTTGTTCATCGGATTTAATAGTTTTAACATCTTCAAGGATTTCTTCAAATGTTTTATCATAAATCTCAGTCATCGGAACTCCATAACGTGTGGCAAAATCAGATACTTCTTTATATGAAAATTGTCTGCCCGTTTTTACATCCCTGATTCCAATTAAATACAAACCTTCTTGATCTTTTGTGTATTTAACAACATGTGCATCTTCCAGTGAAATGTATTCATAAATAAACGTTAAATCATCATTTGATTCAGCCATACATTTATTTCTTTTATCTAGCATTTTAAGACCATCTGCTAACCTCCATGATTTCTCCTGGCATAAAGCTTGGCTTCCAGTCATAAAAATCTTACCATTATACCAACGAACACATTGCATACTACCATCAAGCTTATTTGTAATTTCGATTGTCTTTGCATTTTTAATTTCTTCTGTTACCACTGCAATATCATTTTCCGGACATTCGTTTAAGTTTCTGAACTTTCTAAACGGAGCAATTACAATTTCTTCGGCTTTCAGATTGATGACTACACTTCTACATTCAAGGAAGAATCCATCATCTGCATTCCATAAATCATTTGCTGTAATCTCATATTGACCATCTCCGGCACTACTGAATTTACCATACCGTATTAATATAAATTCGTTATGCTGGTTGACTTCGAGATATTTAATCTTCTCCGCTGCTATTTTATCATCCAATTTAATAATCCAATGTTCAAGTGAAGAAATTTCTTTTTCTTCTGCAATATATGTTTTGTACTCAGGTTCACCAAATTTTTCAGCATATCTTCTTTTGATATCCATTACGAATCTGAATACCGGATTCCATTCATACATCAAGTTCCTTTCTTGGTTTATTATACCACTTTTATTATAAATGTCAACATTTATTTCTTTTAACTTAGTTATTTTTATAATGCTTTATTATGAAATCTAGTGTACGTGGCGTATAATCCATATACGGCAACATACAACCAACATTAAAAGCATTTTTCATCTCTGGCTGTTCAAGAATATTATGAGTCACATTCCCATCTTCATTTATATTTGAATGAACATGTCCATATAAATGATAACTTCCTCTATGCGATTGATCCCATACTGCAATTGGATAGTGGCATAAAACAACAATTCTTCCTTTATCATCTACTCTTTTTAAATCATAAACGCCTTGAAACAGCTTTTTGCAATATCCATTCTTAGCCCAGTTATCATGATTTCCAACAATAAGAAATCTGTTTTTACAATTGATGCTTTTTATAAGTTCTGCAGTCTTATCAGGTTTATACCATGATACGTCGCCTAAAAGATATAATTCGTCTTGTGGCGTTACCACCTGATTTATATTCTGGATTATTTTCTTATCCATTTCATCTAGTGTCTTAAATGGTCTATGATCGAAACGGCTCATAGCATTGTAATGACCTAGATGTAAGTCTGATATGTAGTATTTACTCATATAATTCCTTTCTCTCTTAATTCGCTAACAGATCTTGTTAATAAGTACGAAATGTACTCTTCGCCATCTGGATCTCTTTCAATCCCACCAGGTATTACTTCGGTAAGTATCTTCATTGGATATAAGTCTAAATCTCCCATTGGATTTTGACGCAACATTTTTCCGACAATTTCTAAAGCATGATACATTACTTTTTCGCGTGGTGAGAAAGAGTCCTTTATACTTTGTGAAATCTTCATCTGGCAATCACTGTTTCATGTTTCACTACTCTATGCGGGATTTTAAGTATTTTTAGCATATCTGTAACTCCAGAGCCAAATCCACTTGCATCTAAATAAATATCGTATTTTTTACCAAGTTCAACTACAATCTGTATCGCTACACCAAAACTATCTGCACAATATACTTTCCTAATCCCATTACAAAGAGTGACAACTTGATAGCCTCTAACATTACGTTCAATCTCTACATACATAATATATAAAACTTCCATTTCCTTACCTACTCTTCATAAATGATATCAAGCCCATATGCTTTTGCAACTTCATTTTCAAGAATGCATCCTCTTGCCCTATCCCATCCTTTACAAAAATAAACCGCATGGCAAAGAGACATATTCTCGATAGATTTTGCAAGAAAACACACTGGAATTTGTACAACACCACGTTCTTCCATTTTTTCTTTGCTATACCATTCATCCGTAAACGGTGTATTTACTACTTCATATCCGGCAGCTTCAAGTGCTTTAATCGCACGATTTCTTGTTTCAATAATTTCTTCGTTTGTCTTTCCTCTCATTGGCTGTGACAGCATTGCTTTTTTCTTGTCCAATTTAATAGCCCTCCTTCAAAAATCCTAATCTTTTGGCACAATCAGGGCAATAATTATATCTTCCGAAAATGGTTTTCCCGCATTTTCTGCACTCATGTCCTTTTGAAATTGATGTGCCATATGGTGATCCAAGTGCGATATAGCAACGCTTACAAAACGTATAATTATCAGCACAATATCCGCCACATCTTTGACAATATCCCATATGCAATACTCCCTTTATTTTAATATCTTAATTTATAATATGATTTGTATATCATTTGAGCGTACACTTCGGGTGTAATACGTTCCTGTACCACATTACATCTCAACGCCAACCTACTTTGTATAATTACATCTTGTGTGCGTGAATACCCATCTTCAATTCCTATGATAATTCGATCTTTCCAATCTCCAGGAAATCTATGTATCATTCTTTCAAGGTGTCTGCCAAGTTCGTACAAGCAAATAGGTTGAACACTATTCTCGCTATTTGTAAAATACATTGTAAAGATATCCATACTATTGAGATACTTAAATTCCCACTCAATCTGCTTTTGACTTGCATTTTTATCTGATGCATCAAAATATTTTCTTCTTGGATTGAATATCATTAAATCATCCAAAGAAAAAGCATTCAATTCATCAATTACTTTACTCTGCCAATCGTCGCAATTAGTAATGCCTCCTGCTAGAAACAATTTGATATTCTTCAAATTGTAAAATTCATTTATAGTCGGTTCGTTTAATGCTTCAAATACTTTCATATTTCTCCTTTACATCCATTCAAACTGTATTTTTAATCAAAATCTAAGATATCTCTTAAAACATCTGCCACTGTTCCAATATCTTTGCATCTCTTACAGTCCAACGCGTCATTGTCTTTCTCAATCCATTTATTCTGCAGTTCTTCAAGAATATTTTTTGCTTCTTTTAGTGTTTCTCTTTCTTTGTTGGAAATATTAAATGAAACATCTTTATAGATACTAATATCTGCCATTATTTTTCTCCCGTAGTCATTCTCTATCTATAAACGACGAAATATGAACGGTAATATAATTACCACTTTTGCGGATTCTGTCTAAAGTCTTAACTGTGTCCTCAACAATAGCAACTTCCTGATCTGATACATTTTCAATTTCTTTAATATGTTTAAGAACAGCGATTTTGTCCTCTTGTTCTCTTACAAAATAGATGTTTTCCGGAAGAATACCATATTTCTCCTGTACAAACTCTCTTTTTCCCGACTCTTCTGCAGCAGTGCATTTAGAACATACATATACCTTTTTAATATCTTTGTGCGAAATAAATCTTCTCATTTTAGGACTATATGAGATTGCACTATATGGATTAATGCCATTACTAACCATTTCGTCCCACTCTTCATCCGACATACTATGGCTTAAATATCCAAACTCATACGGTGCTAAAACACCATCTACATCAAAAACTACTGCGATTTCTGGCTTTAATAAATACTGTAAAATATTCATGTTTTTACCTCTTATATTCATGTTTCTACCTCTTTCTTAATTTTTACATATATCTGCAATATGCAGACATAACTTTTCTGGAATTACGCTACGTTCCACTGCACCCTTTAATCCCTGTGTTCCAGTTTTACTTCCTCTTGGAGCTGGTTGGTGACAAGAATCGCCATTATGACACATTGGCTTGAATTGCGGATCTGGATGATTAGTCCATATATCCGTAGGCTTCATTCTGGTATCTCCATACTGGCAATATGTAATTGTGTATCGTGGCAAATTCTTCATAAATGCCATTTTCCGCAAGCCACCTCTAGGATTTTCAATAAACCAATATTTCGGTTGCAACTCACGAATAAGTTCGATTGTATGCTGCACAAGATTGTCTGACAGCTTCGCAAAATCACTTACTGGATCTAAATTCCCAGTAATGGGATTTTTCTTCCGATGATGTGAAATCGCTGCTATTGAATAACTTGTACATGGTGGACTCGCCCAGATTACATCCGGCTTGCCAAACTTATCAATAATATCTTTGGCTGTCACTTTCATAATATCAGCATACCAATCAATGTTTTGATTTAGCCGCCCAGAATCCCACAACCATAGGTATTTGAAAAGGAGACATTATAGAAATGAAGTGTGTAGATTTATTCAGTGGAACACGTAGCATTGCGAAAGCCTTTAACCAACGAGGTTTCGAGACTTTTACAATTGAATTAGACAAACAACATAAAAACATTGTTTTATCCCTATAATTCCTCAAGTTCTTTTTCTAATTTTGCGATAGTATCAGTTATCCAGTTCTTCCAACATTCTCTTGTAGAATCTGATACTCCACAATTCAATACTTGATTTTTTAGTGCCTTAATATCAAATTCAATCTCTTTCGCTCTTTCAAATTGTTCTTTTGTCATGTTACCTCCACTACATTGAATACTCTGGATAGAAGTCATATAAATAGTCTCTGAAGCCTATTTCTTCATCTGCAATGCTGCTGTTTTTCTTGCACTCTAACCAATCTTTTCCGGCTTTTGTTTCAAGAAATCTTTCATATTTAGGCAGTAGTTTTGCCATATTCTTTTCTTTTTCTGTCATTACGCCATAAAATATCCTTTCCCTAAATTATGTATAAATTCAGACTCTCTCCAAATCATTTCACGCTGTTCTAAACGACCATAACACTCTGACAAGAGTTTTACTTTAAGCACATTTTCTTCAGCAGTAAAATTCGGATCTGTTTTTTGCATGGATTCTACATACGCATTTGTTACATCTTCTGTAGATTCGATCTGTATAATCAGGTGTTTTAATATGTTCATGTGCTAACCTCCGTCCTATGCGTATAATACTTACACTCTTTGACAGCATCGCACATGGCATATTCTGCAACCACTTCCAAACCACGCATTGATTGTATATGTTGGCAAATAGGAGAACCGTCATATCTATGTTCTTGATAAAAACAACTATTACATATCTTACCCATTACTCTGTTTCACTCCATTTAAGAACTTTCTGACAGGTTGCAGACCGCTGAAAATATCTTTTGCCCTGTTTTCTTCCTGCCGCTTAAATCTTTCAACTTCTCCCACATCGTTTTCAGTAGGACGATAATACCCAGATCCATTCTGAATATTTACAATTACTTCTCTTTTTCTGGCAGTATTGATAAGATCACGCATTGTTCTATCAGAACATCCGACTTTCATTGCCAATTCTGCCCTTCCGATAGCGTTCTCCCTTCCAAACGGAATATATTTTACAATATCAACTTCCATTTATATTACCTCGTATATTTATTCTCTACCACTTATTTAAGTAATATGTGTTATACAAGTTTCTCGACAGACTGCCGGTGTTCGGAAATTCTCTTCTCCATAGCTCTGCAATACTTCTCTTCGGACTCCATCGCAATGTAATTCCGGCTTGTATTGATTGCAGCTATACAGGTAGTTCCACTTCCAGCACAGCTATCAAGAACTGTATCACCTTTGTTTGTGTAGGACTTAATAAGCCACTCACATAATTCAACTGGTTTTTCTGTTGGGTGTGTTACAACTGAAGGATGTGGTTTCTGGAATCTTAGAATACTTGTGGGGTGCTTCCATTCTCCTAGTTCTTCTCGATTATCCACAAACTCATATTTTCCATAATTATTGTTGTCACACGCTTTCTTCTTTCCTTTGCTATGGTTCATTGCTCCCAGAACTTTTTGAGGATTATACACTGGTGGCTTCTTATAAAAGATACATACCTCTTCATGTACTCTCAAAGGCTGTCTATTCGCATTAAGAAATCCAGTGGAAAGTACCTTATCCCACACAAGATTATACTTCCATAATTTTTCCTGGCTTTTCATCAGATCAGCCATAAACATTCCATCTGCGAAAATCGCAATACAACCATTAGGTTTAATGATTCTCAAATACTGTTCCCACATTTTATCAAGTGGAATAATTGAGTCCCATTTATTATGTGTTCGCTCATATGGAGGATCTACCAGAATCATGTCAATACTTTCATTTGGAATATCCTTCATAAGCTCTAAGCAATCTCCTTTATATACTTTGTTTAATTCCATTTCTGCTCCTAATGATAGTTTTATTCAAGAGCGATGGTTGTCGTATTTCAGGCTTCAAAACATTGTATTAAGTGATTGCCTTAATTTTAAAAGTGCGTATTCATCGTGGTTTCAAGCCACTAGATGAAACTATCATTTTATTAATTATTTATTTCTTTTTTCTTACTCAAAATCTTTCGTAAATGTCTTTTTTAAATACTCTACAAATCTACTATCACATTTTGACTTGCTTTTATTGAGCATCAATTTCTCTACGACTTCCGGAATGTCGGCTATTGTTCCATTCCATACAACATCTTTTCCATCCTTTGAATAGATTTCCATTGTACCGTCAAATTCTCGCATCACATTGCATCCGTTATATTTTTTCATAGAATCCAAGCAGAACTCAACATTATAAAAATATAGCATATCTATTTCTATCGAGTCCCACGACTCCCATGTGAATATATCAATACCGCAAAATGTTTCTGTCGGTCTTATTTGTTCCATATTTTTTCCTTCTTCAATCTTCGTTCATTTTTTCCTTTTCATTTTCCTATATTCTCTTTTTACCTTTTTGCGCTCCATACGAATAAGAAGATAATCAAACAAAAAGTCAAGTGCTTTTTCTGAACTCATTGGTGGATTAAAAATCCCGTAATCAGGTTGTTTTCTCAGCCATTCTGTAAATGTTTCTTTCATTTATTTTTTCTTTCTGTAAAATAAATTGTCACGGAGCAGCCATCACTTGTATCTTCCTTTGTATATCTGTCGTATTTGTAATCATTTCCAATACCAATATCTAAATTATTTTCTCCCCACTCAGAACGATACACTGATATTTGAGGATATGATTCTCCGCATCCAGTTAACATAAAAACAGATGCAAGAACGCATCCTGCCAGTAACAAAACTTTCTTTCTCATTATTTAGACCTCTCTATCTTTATTAAAGCTACACACTGTTCGTATGCTATTCCCCAATTTATTGCTTCTCTTCCCTTCTCATCAAAAATCTGAAGATATGCCCGATACATCATCTTTGCAATAATGTCTGGCTCTACTCTACCAACAGAACCACCAAATGCCGGGATAACTACCGATTTGCAATTTTTGTTAATTGCCTCCATAAGTGTTGTTCTCATACACTGATATATGATTGTCGGATCTTTTATTGCCGATGGTGTTCTCATCGTTGGTGTATGTATCAGCCAAATATAATGGCGTGGAATTTCAAGAGAAATGCTTGTTCCAACCGGCTGTTCTCCATAAAACTGCTGAATGATCTTTTTCTGCACCATTAACTGTAATTCTTTACCGAAATATTTAGTAAGTACGCCATCATAACCGCCATCCATTAAACCGTAAGCATTTGCAGGAGAAACCACTGCATCAATATCTGACTCATGTTTTTCCATAAAAGTACCGAAATCACTCTGTACAAATTCTACGGGAGCAATGTCATCGAATATCGGATGAAAATACTTTTTCCATGCGTCTACCATTTTTCCGTTAAAATCCAAAAGATAAATCTGCATTACGCTTTCCTTTTCTGTGTATCCTTCAATATATTCAAACAGATATGGTATTCCATGCTGATAAGGATATATAACAAAACCTGTGCTATATTCCACAACTGGATGTCCACTGTTTTTCTTTTTGATAATGGCTTTGTCACTTTTCTTAAACAAATTCAAAAGCCTTGTTGGTTCATACCTACATGTATTTTCAATTAATTTGAAAATGTATGACTTTTCCGTTTCACTGGTTTTCAGTATCACATGTCCACCACCAGGAACACCGTCATCTGTGTATCTGTAAAATCCATTTTTCATGCGTCTATAAACCTCATATTAAAATATTCTGCCGCCACATCTGGATATTCTTTTTCAAATTCTCTCAGATATCTTGTGGCTGAATGATTTTCTCCGCAACTGCTGCAGAACTCTTTTATCCGTAATCCTTTCATTAATAAACCCCTTCCACAACAGTTATTTGGTTTCTTTCTGCATTTCGATTTTTACATATGGGCGTTCTTTGTATTCTGGGTGTTTGTAAAATAAACTTTCAAAAAAGTCTTTCAGATCATCTAAACTATCAAAAGTATATAAATCAAAATCCTTTTCTTTTTCTGATTCGTATATTTGAATAGTATACTTTTTACCGTCTTTGTATAAGTAAATCATTAATTCAAAATGACTTTTTTCCCAAACATCTACAACGCTTACACAATACTTTTCAAGTGCTTCTTCAGAAATGAATCTAATCAAATCCCAATGGCAATACACTTTTTGTTTATCCATTATTTTAATCTCCTGTTTTATAATAATTTTTTATCATATTTATTTATTTTTTCTATAATCAAATCATTTGGTAATATATTTTTACAAAAATATGCTGTTGCAAATGGACTCCCCTCTATCGCCAAATTCATATTTGATCTATTATGAAAACCTATTCTCTGGTCAAATGATAAAAGCTGGACACCTTTTGAGAAAAATTTGTATCTGGACTTTCCTTGTAATGAGTTTAATGGAAGCAATACGGCAAATGGTTTATCTAATTCGTATAATCGTTCAAGTATTTTGTCTTTAATACTGAATGGCGGATTAGAAACTATTATGTCGTATTCATCCGGCTCATATATAAAGAAGTCTTTTCCGTCATCTATATGTGATTTGACTACATTATAGCCAAGATTTTTGAAAGTCTGATAGAATGCAGACCATTCTTTATCAAAAGGACACCAGATTTTGTATTGTTTTGGGATATATTTTACAATTGGTTCAACAGCATAATATGGGGTATACATTTCCTGATGTTCTGGTGTAAGTTTGCTTGTTAAATATCCTATGTTATTAGCCATTATCTTCCTCTTGCCTTGTTAAAATATGAATTTCGTCTACATCCAACTTTTCCAATGTCCAACAACCACACATGGTTTTTAACCAATCTTCTGCCTGTTCTTTTGATGAATAAATTCCTCTAAGAAGTGATGCAGTTGTCAAATTCAACCATCTATATCTAAGAGCAACCCCATTTACCGACCACTTATCTGCAACCAGCATAATAAGAAACCCTTCTTTATCAGTATACAAACGTGGAATTTCTAACTGTTTCACTTTGTATATATCCCCAACATGAATATTATTTACTTTCGCCAAATTTTTCACCTATACTTTCAACTTCCCAGTCTCTATTTCTTGTAGCCCATGTGATTGCTTCTTCTCTTGTAGAAAATACCTTTCCTGAAATCGTCCCGCTTGATAGGTTTACCCATCTGTATGTATTATCTATCATTGGAATCTCTGATTTATCATTCACTAAAAAGAACCAAAAATCATCAGTATCTTCCCAATTTGTCGCATTATGCTCTGTAACCAAAAAGAGATTCTTAAATTGTTTTCCAAGTATTTCTTTGATATCCGGCAAATCCTCTGAATATAAATTCAGTTCTCCTGTAATTAAGTCAATCTTTTCTATTTCCATAGGTTTAAATGCAATTACCGCCCACTGTGGAATATCTAAAAATTCTGTTGACTCGTCCACGACATTAAAGAAATCCTGTCTGTTGACCATTCTGTGTTCATGTGCTTTTTTAATGATTTCTTTCATAGCTGCATCATTTTCTACTTCAAGTACAATTTTAGTAAAACTACCACTAATCCACTGAGCGAAAAGTTCTTTACCAACTCTCGCATTTGGACTGATTGTATAATCATTGTAAGCCTCATTTGAAATGGCAACATTCCTTTTAAACCATTCGCAAAAGAAAGCAGTAGCCCCATGTGCCACCATAGCCCCAAGTTTTCCGGGACTCATATTTAAGCTTTTGTTTACTACAATAACCTGTTTATACATTCATGTTTCCTTTCCAATACTTTTATAATATTCAGTATTTCTACATTCTTTTTGTTTGTCCTTCAAATTCTGCTCTGCCTTTTCAAGTTCTTCTCTGAGTGTCTGCAATTCTTTCGTAATCGCCGGATTTACCTCTTTTCGCTCTGAGTATCTGAACATTTCGTTGGTTGTGTTAAATGCCACTGCCAGAGATCTTGCAAATCGTTCCACATTTTCATAGCTTTTAATCTGCTTTTTCAGTGATTTAACTGTAAGCCGTTCTGAAATACAGTAACTATTTACGTATCGGCGTTTCCTTTTGGCGATTTCATTTTTACGCTGTTTCTCTTGCTTTTCTTTCCACAGGAGATCTTCATACTCTTCCCTTGCTGCAATACTAGCATAAACTGAAGAAATGTAATCTTCCACATCTTCCTCTCCATCCCATCCAGCACACGGAGGTTCAATAGGAGTCCCACCAGCCCCAGAAGTCCAACCACCAGGGCAAAGCCCTTCATCTTTTAAAGGACATTCACTGCAATCTTCTATATCTCCAAGTTTCATTATGTATATTCCCTTTATTTCGTTTATCTTATGTAAAAAATCAAAACTCCATTCGCATGATTAAATTTTCAACATCTCTTTTTACTGCTAATTCAGCAGCTTTATGTCTCGCGCCAATATCTCCGATAGTTTCCTGATAATCCGTATTCAGCTTCTCTAATTCATTGATTGCTGCTTTATACTCATTGATCTGGGCGTTATTATCTGCAATAATACTCTGGTACGATTTCTTTTCTTCTTCGGTTTGTTTCTGAGCTTCGGCAAGTTCAGCCTTATGTTCTTCCATCCTTTTTAAAATACCATTAATGAAGGTTTTATTAAATTCTTCATCAAGACCGAGATTTACCTTATAAACAGTAATGACTGTCTTATCCAGTATGTCTGTAAGAATAACCCATGTACCAGAAAGATATACATTTACCGGGCGTTCTTCGCGTTGCCCGACTCTTCCGGTATAAATGCGATTTCCAAAGTGAATCATCGTATTTATATCTTCTGTAATTTTATCCTTGTTCAATTGAACGTATGTATTCACGTCAATGGTAGTTTCACGGTTTGCAATTCTTTTTGCATATCTCTCCATTGCATGATTTGTAATTGATAACTGCTCCATTTTTACTACGTTTCCCTTTCTTTTTTATTTGAATCTGCAATTCTAATTGTTTCTTTACAAAATCCAATGATCTGATCTTTAATAATTTCAAAATTTTCCGATGTCATTTCTTTTAATGTATTTACTACTTTAGTAGCATTTACTTTACATCCGAATATAATACCCCTATCATATCCTTCTTTGACAAGTAGCTTCAGCTCCTTGTCATCAAGTAAAATTTTATCATTTATCCTTTTCATATGTTTATCCTATATTTATTTCTTTTATCTTCTCTTTATATATTATACGTTTTTTCTTACTTTGTCAAGTCTTTTTTTACAATTTATTATTTCTTTTATCTTAGTTTTAAAAAATCCACCCTTGTCAAACAAGGATGGATATTATTATTTTAACTTCCATTTTTCGCATCTGTCTGCAGAACACGTTTCATAAATACGTCCTGCTTCTTCCAGGAATACAGTACAACAACCGTATTCTTTCTCGCTTATAACATTACACTTTGTTCCTACTTTTCAACCACTAACAGCTCCGTGACCACCAATTGTCGCGACATATCTCTGGAACAATTTTAACGTTGAAAAGTATTTGCAGTTTTTACAACGCTCTTCATTATCATTCATCTTTTATTACCATCCAGTCATTTCTTGCGATACAGCCAAACGTGTACTCTGTATTTTTAGTATCTCGAATGTCAAGTTCTTTGCCATTTTCACAATGGATCATAATTGTTTTACGATCATCAGACCAATACCAATATCCGTTCCACTCTGGCAATTTAATTTTCTTTCCTTTTTTGAGGTGGTCGTATGCTTCATTAAACTCCATACTATCCCACGCTGGACAGCTTCCATTGTGAGATAACATATCTTCAATGGTATGTCGCATTTTCATACAGGCACAAGCTTCTGCGTTATGAATCTGCATAGCCATTATACTTCCTTCTTCCATAGCTTTTACAGAAAGTTCTGTCCGAAGATCTTCTTCTTTATTTACAAATTCTAATAATTTCTCAAGTTTTTCTTTTGCCGAAAGTGCCATAATCTTCCTCCTAACCGAGCAGCTTGTTTATGTACTCCATTTCCCGTTTATGCATCTTCGCATTCATTTCGTCTCTGAAGCATCTAATGCAAGTATCGTTATCTATTCCTGCCTGTATAAGTCTACCGCATTTCGCACACCGTTTGAGCAATCTTATATCTCCGCTGCATAGTTTTGACCTTTGAATTTGATCTGGTATTTTTTCAAATTTCGCCGTAGTGCCTTTATAGAAGAATGCCAAATCTTCTTCAAGAATCCTTCCAGTTTGAATAAATCGGAATATCATAGGGATATAATCGTTATCTACACACTTTAAATCGAATCTGCTTTCGTTATCGTAGACTTTCGCATATCCTACATCTTCTCCAAGATGTTTTAACTGAAATCTTTCTATTCTCATTTTTACGTTGGTTGATATATTATATTTATTTATGCATTCTTCCACGAATGGATAGTATATATAAGTCTTTTCTGTATCATCTACAACAATTTCATCATGCGAAAAGAATACAATATCTTTCTCAGGAATACCAACCAACAGAAAGGCAAGCAATTTACACATAAGATATTTCTGATAAGTAACCTGGCGTTTCGGATTACATTCTCCGAAAATTCTCTGTCTCATATATTTACTTTCAATCAGTTCTTTGCGTTCGGTAAATCTTCCAATATATTCCTCCCAAGTTTTTGCCCCATCAAACATTGTATTATCAAAATGATATAATGTGCTGAAATTAGCCTGCTTCATATCAATACTGATGAAGTGTTTTCCATCAAATGACGGTTTATAAATTGGCTTTGATGGTAACTGATATTTTTTAATTACACTGTTGAATCCGGACATATCTATTTCGTTAAATTGCTGGAATGTGGCGTTATTCTTAATGGCAGAAATCGCACTATCCTTTACTTTGTTATAATGCTCATAATAATCCTGTTCTGTTTTAAACTCTGCTATTGAATCAAGAAATTCTTTATATTTTTCTACTGCCCCATATTGTTTGTCTAACAATTCAAGTCTGCTCTGGAAGTAAGGTTCTTCATATAAGTTAATGGGGATTCCGTAAAGCTTACAGAATCGCCCTTTAAGTCCATTTGTTATTTCCATTGTTGGCTATCTCCTATTCTAATTCTTCTATGATTTTATCAAATTGTTCAATTGCTTCTGATGAGAAATCATTTTCATAAAAATCACGCCACTGCTGCAATTTCTCTTTTACGGAAAAATCTCTGCCCCAGGATTCTTCGGCAAGTTCTTTCATCCTTTCCTCAGTTGTACCTGATACAATTTGTGCAATTTCATATGGAACAAATACTGGCTTTCCACCAAGCTTTTTAACCTTATCATAGTCTGATTGATTTCCTACCGGAATTGCGGAATGATTGTTTTCATCGAAGTCAGAAATAATCATATCCTTAACTTTACGTCCTTTTTCGGTATAGGTTTGATATTGGATATTACATATATCATAGAATGATCCGTCATTGGCAATTTCCATAAGGTCTTTTATATTAAGATCACCATTGTCTATTGCTTCACATATCATTTTTGAAGTTGTACTTCGCATATCCCATGTACTGCAGCTTTTTCTATCACGTTCAACAGTAATGTATTGTGGCTTAAAATCATATCCAAAATATAAATTTTTCTCTTTTTCTACTGCAAGTCCATTTACAAATATTTCGCCGCGCATATCTTTTTCTGTAAAAATGCGCCCATAACTTGTTTCTATTGCTTTATGATTTTCTGCACCCGGCATACCTATCCACACATCATACAGAGAGTTATATTCATCCGAAGTTACATTTTCAATTTCTATAACAAGTCCATCATTACTTGTGTGGTTTGGAATTATTTTAAACATAAGAACCTTTTCATTGAATACTTCTGAATATTCAAATTTGGAAATCCATATTTCATCTTTACTATTATTATATACAGAAAATGTTTTTCCAAGGCGATTTAATACAAGTGCTGCGATTTTATAGCCCTCTCCAAATTGTCCAACAGTATCAGTATTATTGGATTTTGTGCTACAACCAAGTAACAAGGTATTTATTTCCAGAGTCGATTCAGAATTACTTAACTGAAGGATATTTTCCTGTTCGTCATAGGATATTCCAAACACATTCTTCGGATCAAGTGTCTGCTGGTCAGTTCCATTTTGGATTAATTCTCTTACAGCATCCTGGAAGTTCCAATCAGACACATAATTTGGCGTTATTGTTAATTCAATTTTTCTTACTTTGTCCAATTTCGTTTTCCTCTCTTATTCTCCTAGCTTAAATGTTGCTAATTTCTTTTCGGCTTCTTCAAGATTGGTAAAGTGTCATTTCTCCCATCTATTTTTCAACTCCATTTCTGCTGCCTTATAAGTAGTAAACACATCTTTTCCAAACCAACTGGTGTTAAAGGTTCTTCGTTTTGTTTTGAATACAATAAGCCCATTATCAGAAATTGCCATTTCTCTGATCGTTTGTTTTGAAATGTCTTTTCCAACGATAATAAAAACTGCGTCACCGATTTTACATGGTAATTTTATCAGTAACCCATGTTCTTCTAAGTTTTCATATTCAGCAAGTTTCTTACAAGCTTCGTATATCAAATCACAATTATCATCTAAACATTCTCCCATGCCGGAGCATGGCTTTTCAAAACATTTAGGATAATAAGCATTATCTGATTCAGACATTTTTGTTAATCTTTTCATCTGCTTACCCCTTTTTTACTTATGTTTTTATTTATTATACTTTACACAGCTTTTAACTTGTGCGCACATAGCAGAGCCACCAAAAATAGCGATAGCTCGACATCTTGATTCGTCACCATCTAAAAGATAATGATTTCTGCATCTTTCACAGTAGCCGTTCATAAATGGGTATTCTATTGTTTTTTTATTTTCGTTCATTTTGTTATTACCTTTCGTATAACTCAAATCTATATTTCTGTTTAATACAGGGATATTTATAATGATCCACTTCACTCATAAACATGTCATACGGTCTTACATATAATCCAAAATTTACATTGTCTTTTTCGCTTTTATATAGTGCCTGGTATACAACCACTTTTTCTTTGGTTTCTGTATGTTCTGCAATACCAATTATTTTGTAGAGATACTTGCTAGATGTTCTAAACATTTCGCCTTTCAGAAACTCTCTTTTAAAGTGCTTAACAATATCTCCGGGTTTAAATTCTCTTTTGTGTTCTGTCTGTTCTGTTTCCATCTTTGTTCTTCCTTTCTCTATATACAAAGTTCAATTGTCACTTGACATTTATTTTTCTCCTACAACTGCTTTTAAACACCAGTTCCATCCACATTTGAAGCTTGGCAAACGATCTCCCCAACGAAATGTTTCATTTATTTCTTTGTGTTCTGGCAGTGGTCTTAATGGACAATGTTCTGAAATTGTTTCGCAATCTTTTCCAGTTATATACTTTCCAATTACAGGACAATATACTGACACTTCTGATACACTATGATCTGTGGCAATAGGACACATCCAACATGATTTTGGTGTATCTAGTACTAATACTGATTTTTTCATTTAGCTTTACCACTCTCCACTATATCGTACGCCTTACTTATTGCTGCATTATATCCTTTTTCATAATTCGAAATAGGGTTGAGATCTATTTCTTCGTCTAATCGTTTCAGAACGCCATCAATATCAAATACTGTAGGTTGTTCGTCAATTACTTGTCCAAGTGTCTTTTTGCCACCTATATAATTATTTTCCAAAGCATGAATTAATTTGTCTGCATCAATTAGCCTCATTTTTTTATCCCTCCCTTTATTGTTTCTATCGCTCTATTGATTCCCATATAAAATCCGTCATAAAATTCAGGGAACTCCACTGCGTTTATATTGCTGTTCTTTTTCATTTCCTCTAATCGCTCTATTATTTTGTCAATGTCATAGACGACAGGTTGAAGTCTTACACATTTCATTGCTTTTGAATATCCATTATACATTGCATTGAATAAGTGTAGGCTTTCTTCTTTCATCTGCTTTTCAAGTTTGCTTTTGTCGATTAATTCCATTTTATCTCCTTTCAGCAAGACCAAATATCTTGTGGCGGCATGTCAAAGCCACTATTATCATTATTTTCCAAATACGCCTTTCGAATTGCGTTTGCCACTTCACGTGCAATATCGTATGAACGATAGCGTCCCATTATCTTAATCTTATTTGCATATTCAAATACAACACTCGCACGTTCATCTAATTCTTCACATACACTAATTCCTTGTACGTTCTCCAAGAAAGCTATATAATCTTTATCTTGGTTTCTGACGATCATCATTTTTACCACTTCCCCTCATACATATCTTTTTTATCATTGGAATATGCAAGATGCGCTGCGCATTCCTCTTCCCAATGTTCAATCAAATCACATGCCGAAGATTCTCCAAAGAGAAAATATGCTACATTGATTATTCCTTTAATCTCTACTAATTTTTCGTTTATTTCTTTTACAATATTCCAGCATACAATTTCGCCACTTGTATCTCCAAGAACAATTTCTGATATCTTTTCTGTTAAATCATTATCTGAATCACAACCAGCGCAAGAGGTAGGGATTAATCTTTTATCTACAATTACAACGAAAGGTATTTCATCATTTTCCACCATACATAAAATTTCTTTTTTAGTCAGTGGGCGTGTTATCAGTTCCATATGTACTCACCTCCAATTAATAAATCTGCCACCATAAGTCAAACAATTTCTTATATGCATTGCCATTTGAAATACCGCCTTTATAATGACGTACTTTTCTGTTGGACACTTTCTTATATGTATAGTACAATCCTTTATTTCTTCCAATGCTCTTATACGATTTTACGAAATATGGCTTATTCACGGTTTTGTATGGATAATCCGCATCTACATACCAAATAGCCGGAGTAATTGTCCCAAATGAATGAAGTCTTTTAAGTTTTCTCTTATATTTCCTATCTCTTCGTCTTTTAGCGGCTCTTCCATAACAATGCATATCATTACCTCCTATAAATAGCAATCTCCTGTCTTTTTAAAATCTTCCTCAAAAGTTTTAAAGCACCGATATAAAATAATAGCTGCATTTGCCTTTGAAATTTTATCCTGAAGAAATCCAGTGTAAACAATTGTTGCGCCGTATTTTTCCATTTCATCAAGTTTATTTGCTACTCTGTCAGCAAATGCTTTCATACTTTCATTTAATCCTCTATAAAGGACACACGTTTTAGTTTTACTCACTTTTAAGTTCTTCCTTATCTTTAATTTGTAACAATACCTTGTTTACTATTGCATCATATCCAGCAACTTCTCCTGGAACTTCCTGATATGTGATTTCTCTTTGAGTTAAGAGATCAATGATGGGCTTTTTCATATCGTCGGATTCTTTTTCTGTCTGCTGTCTGCCAATAGGATTGTATGGTTTTGTTCTAGTAATAAGAAAATTCACATTTTTATATACATTAAATACATCCATTACACTTGAATTAAAATTTTCAGTAAGCAACGGATCATGATTATAGAAAATGCTTAGTGGCAATGGGCTGTCAGTAATGATTACATCAACCTTATTTGCACATCGGCTTATCTTGAAACTTTGTTTCCCGAAAATATATGCCTGATTATTGAATACTTCTTCGTTATTCTCCCACACTTTATCTTTGGCAAATTCTGTAACTAACTCCGCATTAACTCCAAGCATTTTTAATCTTGAGAAAATATATGCTGCGCCAGTGCTTTTGCCAGCTCCAGGGACTCCAAATAAATTTACAATTAATGCGCTCATATGTACCTCCATTATTTATATAGTTCTCTTTGTTTCAAATCATATATGTAATAATAGCTTTGATTATCTCTGTGTCTGTGTCCGTGTCTAAACTTTGGAAATATTGTACAGATATCTTTTTCACACCTTTATCTCTCAACTCATTCATTTCTTTATTCACTGTTTCGCAAAACTCTTCTTCTGTTTGATATCTAACATAAGGTCTACCTCCCTTATGATCTGTGATATATTTTCTGCAGATTAATTTGGATTTATAATTCAATTTTCATTCCTCACTACTCTATATTTTGAAGTATCTTCTCCAAACTGAATACCAAGATTATTTAACTGTTCAATTGCAACATCTCTTTCAAATGCTACTTGATCGTATGCGAATCCCATTGAGATCAATGTTTTTATCAATTTTGAATACTCTTCGCTTTGGTTCTTCAAAAGATCATTCAGCTTTTCGTCAAACTTTTTGTTACTGAGAACTCCTGCTTCAATTCGCAACTCATTCAATCTGCTTTTTATAAGCTTCGGACACCAATCTGGGACTTTTGACCACTTTCTCAAATTCCAGTCATCTGATGCAATAAGTCGAGGTTTTCCGTTTTTTAGAACTTCTTTGCAGTACGCACCTACTTCATGATCCCATGAATCTGCAGTAAGTATTCTGTCAACAAAACAACTATTGCAGTCCAAACAATTATCAATGATTTTTACGCATGTATTCATAGTTCATTCCTCCTATTTTATTTGTTTCTTACTGGTTTTCTTTTTATTAACAACTATATAACCAAGTGCATATCCGTGAGTTCCGGCACACAATGTAGGGGAAAGCCCCCCCCATGTTCTATAAATTGTTCCAGCTTGCGAATTACCAGTTGAAAGGTTTCCAACTTTGAGTACCTTCTTATTCATGCTTTTTCTCCTGGCTGTTTCTTTTGATAAGATATAAGTAGCTGTAGCCGCCAGTGTTCCCAACTGGTTGAGCCAGAACACACATGGCGATTGCAGCAGCATCATATATTCGATTTCCTTGACGATATTGTTTACCAAAGTTAATTTCGCCAATTCCACCCATCAACTTTGGCTTAATATCATTCATGATTTCTCCTGATGACTATTTTAGGTTGTCTTTGCCCTCCCATCATCGTTGAAAGAGTAGGAGATAATCCATCTATTGAATAGATTCGCTTAATAATATCCAACCCTTTGATATCCAGATGACCTATTACTTTTATCATTGGTTGGTCTTTATGAGATTTCTGCATACAATCTATCCAACCCTTTCTCAAAAGCTCCGATTCCGGAGAAGAAACTACTTACTTTTAAATTCTCAAACAAGTACGGCATTGCTTGATATAGATTTTTATATATGTAATATAAGACTCCCACACAAATAGAATTGCCCGCTTGTTTATACAGTTGCGTGTCTGACATTCCTGCTGCCTTTGCTTTATCAAAATCACTGTCAGAAAAATCCATTAATCTCCAACATTCTCTTGGTGTTAAACGGCGAATGCCATAATCTTCAATATTTACATCATTTTCCACAATCACTCTTTTATCTCCTCCTGCATTGATCGTTCGGATAGTGCCACAAAGCCCCTTTGAACGTTCTCATTCCTTCATCGCATCTTCGTTCACAAATATATCTGTTCATCTTATTCCTTTCTGGTTGGTTTCTGTATAATCACCGCATTCATTCCTTATGCCTGATGGTATTTGAGTAAGATTTGTTCAGCTTTCCGCTGTTAATCATTTCTTGTAATGCCTTTCTTTCTTTGGTTGAATCAACGTAGTATTTATCTGGTACGTTTTCTTCATCTCCAAGAATGTCATACATTGTTATGTCACTCTCAAATCCATCCGGAAGATTAAATTTTCCATTATCCAGTTCTTTTCTGATGATTACCAGATATAATCGTTCTCTGTTCTGTGGAATACCAAAATCTTTAGCATTCAACACTTTCCAGTAAGTGTTATATCCATATTCGTGAAGTTCTTCGATAAACATATCGAAAGCGTTTTTGAAGGATTTTCCTACAATATTTTTTACATTCTCATATACTCCCCAAGCTGGCTTGTTTGCCCGAACAACACGTAGCCACTCAACCAACAAGGAAGAACGTGTCTTATCAATATTCTTACTACCACAGTTGGGGCATTTATCTCTGACTGACCAATGAACTGTCAAAGGATTATATGTAAATGGTTTTCCATGCTCATCAGTACAATCCTGGCAAGTCCAGCCGATTCCTGCTTGCTTACCAGCAATACTGAAATCTTGGCAAGGCGAACCCCCACAAATCATATTAAATGGAAGCATGTTGTTTTCGTCTACTTTTGTAATATCTCCAATATTGAGTTCCGGATTTACTCCATGAATGGCACAATACGATTTGGAAGCAAATTTATCTACCTCACAAAAATTGACCAGTTCCCAACTTTGAATTAATTTTTCATTGTAAAACTATTGTAGAAAAGTGCTGATTTAGTGACATTTATACTATATTTTGTATGCTATATGTATATGATGATGCTAAATATAGTGTTTATTGCCACTAAAAATCAGGTAAAAGAGGTATAAAAATTGGAAAATAACGATAAAAAATTAATTTAATCTATTTTTGCCACATTTCATTAATAACCATTGCGGCAGATATTCCAAGTAAAGCCCAAAACTTCGGAGTATTAGGCTTTGCGTCTGCTACTATTGTAAGTGCCGCAAATAACACACCATATATCAGACTTCCAATAATTGTTGTTTTCATTTATTTATTCCATCTTTCTACAGCATTTCCGGATGTTCGTTGAACATCTGTAAGAATTTCTTTTCATCATTTTTATTAGAACACCAAAGTTCTAACTCATCTCCGTGTTCTCCCACAAGTGCCGCAACTGCTACATATTGTGTTAAAGTAGATTTGAGATTATACTTATCGCCATATACAGAAGTCAGTGTTACTTCACCTTCGCACTCATTTACTACTTTTAAAAATGTTTCAACGTCTTTTACGTTTTTGATTTTCATTTACTTTTCCTTTCTTCTAATTGCTATGTGACATTATTCCTGCAATTAAGCCAAATACACCAAATGCGAAATAGTAATGATCTGTTGTCAATTTTACATTTGTGAAAAATGGCTGTAATACATTGATGCAGATATTATCTACATTGAATATTGCCAGAATCCATGCAACGATCAAACCATATATGATTCCATCTAACATTTCAAATCTTCCCTATCTTTCAATACAAGCTGACAAGCAATTCCGCAATCTTCCATGACTTCTAAATCCATGCGTCCACGTTTAGGATCAAGTTCATCTAAGAACACTCCCTTAATACAGCTATGCCCTATTTCCCTTTCCTGTCTTGCTCTACGTTCAAACACTTCTGGAAAATCTACTCTAATCTTATTCCAATATCCCATGCCGCCTTTTACACATCCAACGCAGTTATTATTGGGATATCCAAGATCATACATAACTGGGCGTTTTAATCCCAATTCTTTTGCAAGTGCATGACAATCTTCTTTTGTGAATCCGTTTTCAATCAACGGAAATTCATGGTCATAGTCTGTCATAGTATTTACCAATCTGTCAGCTCTACGCTTTTCATTTAAGTCATATCCCCATACATAAGTATGGTGGTCAAAGTTTTGTGCTTCCCATTTCTTTCTTACTTCTTTCTTTAAAAACTTTGTACAAGGCGCGCCATACGGAGTATTGATGCAACGTGTTTTTTCAATAACATCATCTACTGACGCATATCTTTCAGACTGTAATATGGTTATTTTTCTTCCTAATAATTTCTCGCAATCATGCAGAAAGCGTAAACTATCTGGATGCTGATTCGGAACGTGAGTATAAATAATCTCATCAATATCCTTTGATAAATAACATGCTACAAAACTTGAAATTCCTGTACTAAACCAACAAACTTTCACACCAGCCACTAACCGAATCCGGTGAATGGCAATTTTGTGGATTGCTATGTTTCGTACAAGCCTTACGTTTAGGTTTTACCTTACTTGTACTTTAGTTCAAACAAATTATGAACTGTTAGCCACGATCAGAAATTTTCCGGGCGTATATCTCTTTTCTCCAACACCCAACCTAGTTTCACTAGGATAAGGTGTTACTCCCTTCTTTTTTATTGTTATTTATTTTATTCATCTTTTATTAAACCTTTCATCCCCACTGATCCGCCATTGCTTTGGCGATTCCTGGGAATGTTTTACTTCTTGCTTTTGCTCTCCCGGCTTGACCACCAGTGTTCAGAGACAGTAGATAAAAGTTGTTTTTTATCCTACTTCATGCTCTTTTAACCATTTCTTAAATGCTTCTATATCCGGCTTCCAGAAATAACAATCTTCTGGTTTGCCGAAATCAACGCATATAATTTTTCCCTCAATGATGCCATCTTCGTGATGTGAGCAGTTTTCACAACATTTTTTAAATCTGCATCTTGATTCAGTTGTCGGATAACGTTCTAAGAGATAGTCCAATTTATTCAAATCCCTGTTTATCTCTTCAACTCTCCGCTTTATGATGTTTTGCTGCTGATCCAAAGTTCTTTTATGTAACTGCAAAACTTCATATTCTCTTGCTTCTTTTTCATCAAGAAATATTGAATTACCAAGTTCTGCCAGCTTATGAGAAACATTTGTTTTAAATCCCCATACTCTTACATTTCCGAAAAATTCAACATTTCTAATTTTACAAGCTGTAACTCCTTGTCGTGGGAAAATATGAAATGCATCCATTCCAACAATTTCTTCGAGTGAATTTATATTATGTTTCTGTAAATATTCACATACTTTTTCATATCCACTACCAAGCTGGATCATCTTTTCCTCCTTATAGATTGAGTTCTTCCAGTAATGGCAGAATCTTATCTTCCATTTCTGGGAACAATTTATATAATGTTTGCCGGGCTGTCATAGGCTTATCTGGTTTCGTGAACCTACAGCACTCCCAGTCAATAATCATCTGAATATAATCCGCTTTTGTTCGCGCTCTTATAGGATGATGTCTGGAATATTTTCTGTGAAATTTAGAGACTTTTTTCTCCCAGCTTTTCGGAGTCACCAAATACATAAAAACTTTATCAAGGTCATGCAAAAATCCTCGAACAGTATTATAACCAAGCAATTCCTTTTCCACTCTGAGAAATGCTCTCTTATGTTTCATCGTATATACAATGTGACTTCTATTCATTCTAAGCTTCTTCTCTTTTCATTCCAATAACTACTAATGCATTTTCAATCACTGCTTTAAATTCATCAAGATCAAGCATTGTTCTTCTCAAATTTTCTTTCAAATCCAGGCTAGAATCCAACCAAGCAACAAGATATTCTGATAATCCAGTGGCAGAATAACCTTCCACTTCAAGATCATTGTCAATTGTAATGGCTACTTTATTATTGTTTACTGGATGAAGTAATCCGTCATAACCGACAATAATTTTATCTCCGGCTTTTATCTGCAGAGTATTTTCTTTGTTTACATACTCTCTGTCGTGATTCGCCATCAGAATGCTTCCTCTTGATACTTTTAAAGCATCTGTAGTTTCATCAACATTTTCCATCTTTTACCTCTTTTTCGTCATTAAATTCTTCCTCTTGCGAGTCCATAGAAAGAACTTTTTGTGCATCTCTATGTTTCCAATTCACTGTAGAACCATAAAATCCACGATTGTTTGTACGTCGTCTGTCTTTTGAATGATAAATAGGAATTTTCCCTTTTATATACTGCCCGTCACATTTAACACGTAATCGCTCGCCATTCTTTGCGTCATTCACTCCAATGTCCGTTGCGGTACGTTTTTTCTTTCGTGCTTTAGAAAAATTTTTCTTTCTTCGCCATCCAATAGTTCTCTCCATAAGCTTTCTCCTATCTGATTTGTTATACTTCGCACATTCTTTGCACTGCCAAATCATAATATTTTTGTTTCAATTCAACACCAACATATCTTCTGCCATTCTCTGCTGCTACAAGACAACTGCTTCCGCTTCCCATACATGGATCAAATACAATATCATCAACATTGCTATTATCAAGAATCAGTTCTTTAAGTAAGTTATGATTCTTCTCTGTCGGATGAATTTTGTTTCTTCCGCATGGATATTTAAAAACAGTATTTTTGCAATGTGCGTTAAATGTGCCACCACGCTTTTTAAACCACACTGCATTCTCTATCCCAGACAGATAAATGTTCTGACCGTTCATTGGTGATGGATTTGTTTTCTCCCATACAATCTGTCTAACAGTTCCTTTCCCAGATTTTTGTTTGCCGGAAAAATACGAATGAATTTCAGATATTTGTTCTTTTCCACAAAATACAATAATTGTACTTTTAGTCACACGATATACTTCATTTAAAAAATCTTGCAAATTAAATGTCATAATATCAGCATCTTCTTTGTTTAAACTTCTTAATCCATTACTAGACCTGTTTACTTCTCCATATGGAATGTCAGTCAATGTTAAATCAAATTGCCCCCCCATCTATGATGGAAAAGTAGTTCATACAATCCATATTATATAATTTGTTGTATTCCATTTTTCTTCCTTTGGTTGTATATTTATTTCTTTTTACTTGATATAATCAATTAACATCTCATCTTTAGCTTTTTGATAAAATGTTCGGTCAATTTCAAATCCGTATGAACTTCTTCCTAACTCACAAGCAGCTCTCAATGTGCTTCCGCTTCCACAACAAGGATCAATCACAACATCGCCAGGATCGGTAAATGTTTCAATCAGCCTCTTCAATAGTGCAACTGGTTTCTGTGCAGGGTGAATCTTTGGTATTTCTTTTGTATCTTTTTCCCATGTGAACCAGTTAAATATCATATGTCCAGTTCCTCTGATTGTTTTTCCGTTCTCATCATATTGCGCGCCATTACGGAATTTAGGAAGTCTGTCTCTATATAAAAGTAATGCATATTCTGTAGCCCCTACAACTCTCATATTTGCTTTCAACACCTGTGGGCTATAATTCTTAACAAACACAAGTGGTATGTAATGAACAAATCCGTGTTTCGCTGCTGCATTAATAAGTGTCTGAATTTGTTCAAATGAACAAAACACGATCATACAAGGTGAATCACTACTTCTCCCACGAATAGATTTCTTTTTATCCTCTTTCTTTAACATTTTTGAACAGAAATGAAAATATTCGTAGAGATTAAAGTTAAAATCTGAATTAAACGCCGACTTTCCAGCCAACTTGCTTTCCCCGTTTTTGTTATCTCCACCTTTATACCACATAGGATTTGAACCATAAAAATTATTTCCCACATTATACGGCACATCTGCTATAATAAGTTGTGCGGGACGAATACCATACTTTTTATAATTCTGCATTGAGTCACGAAAAATTTCACATTTTATTCTCGGCTCAATTGTCCCCCCCCATGTAAGATTGATTAGTCTCAAGATTATTCAACTCTTTTTCTCCTTTGGTTGTATATTTATTTAGTTTATCTTATATATAAGAAATACTGACTGGGTTTTCCCATTCAGCTTTCTTATATAATATCATATTAAGTTATATGTGTCAATATTTATTTCGTTTATCTTATGTACAATAAATCTTATTCAACTTTTCTATAATTGCCATTTCTTCCTGCCGCTTTTCTTCTTCAAATTCTTCTTTAAAGGAATCACGCCACTTTTTCATCTCACCTGTATTTTCTGGATCAATCCATTGTGAGATAATCCTTGCAATGTCATCACCACATTTTTCCCGTACAATATCAATGATGTGATGTTTATTTCCTACGGTATCAATTTGTCCATCTGGTAATTGTACTAAATCCATTTCTTCTTCCTTCTCACAGTTCTTCTTTAAATAATAACGTGTCGCGTCTTGTGGATTTTCAATATCATTGTAATTTTCTATAATATATTTTCCCTTAATACCTCTCTTTGTTGCTGGGGCAATTTTACTGCAAAATAAATTATAGTCTATCCCTTTTTGAATATATGACTCTGTTAATGCCATTGATCTGCTAGTACAATTAACATTAAAGAATCTAATTGACGTTCCGTCCGTCAATATAATTTTTAATTGATTTCTATAAATGCGGAATAAACAATATCCTGGATAACTGTCCAAAATCTTTTCAAATAATACTTCCGCCCATTTTCTATCGTAATACCAAATACCGATATTTCTTGCGAAATTATTCATCCTTTATACTTTCCTCCAATTGCCATATAAGTCATTTGGCTATAACTCTTATGTACAATTTATTTTACAAACTCTGCTGTTCCATCTTTATAACTCTTTAGTTTCCAACCTTTGCTATTAAACCACTTTTGTTTATACCCATACCTTTTTATCCATTTTTTATTTATTCTCTTTTTCTTATGCTTTTTCGCTTGTACAGTTTTTAAATATTGGATAGTGTATGAATCTGGTTTTCCTGAAATATCCACACCAAAGATTTTTAATAATTTATCTATATTAATGCCTTTATCTGGTTCTAATGTGAATGAACCCTCAACCATATCGAACCTTTTTACACATTTTTCTTCCATTTGCATAAATTGTTTCCTTGTCACTTTTCAAAATATATTACTCAACATCTACCCCACCCCATATAAAAGGAATAGCATATTTATGGGGAAAATTGAAATAAACAATAAAAACAGAATTTTATTTAGTTTTAATATCTATATATTGTGTTTGTAATCTTTTTAAGTACCATATATTGTGTGCTAATCTTTCCAAATAAAAGATCCTTGCACAACAGCTAATAATGCAAATATGAAATACAACAGTAAACATTTCCCACATATTTCCAAAAATGCAATAATCGTAAATCCTTTTGTCATAATCAACGTGCAAATTAAATATGCCGGGCATATAGTCATACAGCACGACATAGCAGCCAACAAAAGAATAAAAACGATAATCTGTATGTACCTAACATACTTTTTTATATATTTCATTTATCTCAGCTCCACAAGATATTTTATAGTACATTGTTCTTCTTTATAAACAATAATCTCATCATTCCTTAACATCTTCCCAGCATGGGCGTGTAAGCAATTTGCTCCGGGACATTCTTTTTGTAATCGTTCATAATTAAAGTTATAATATTTACTATCAAATGAATGTACATCATATGGTTTTCCATATGCCACATCCATAAGTGCCATAAATCCGAAGTTTTCATGCTGTCCACTCCAATATCCATCAAGGCTTGTATAGCCTTTTGACTTCTGAGCTTTTGGGGCATAGTACAGACCATATCCAAACATTTTTCCTGTTATTACGGCATTTGTTGGTCGAAGAACCAAACCAGTATTAATAATTGACCACCAATTCTCGTTCCTGCTGCCATGCCATAAAAGCTTTCGTGTCTTGATATTTTCTTTTTCTACAAAGTCATCAAATCTCTTTTGTGTACGAATATTACGAACTCTCCAAGCTTTATGGAATCTGTTGCTGATTTCGCCCAACTTACCTTTAATCATTTCCACTTCTGAAGCATCAACTTCTTCAAAAATCAGCCCCATTGCTTCAATGATTGTTTCTTCATTATTTTCTTCTACTTTTTCTGGCTCGTTCTGAACAGTGTGTGTAACAACCTGACCTCTCATAACGTCAAGAAGATCCTGTTCATCTTTCAGAATTTTTGCGAAGTCATCTTTTCCTTTTGAAAGGTAATCATTCACGTTTCCCATTTTTCGTGGGATTACAGTAAATAATGTAAGGAGCATATTATTGAAATCTTCTACAGTTTCTTTGTTCATAAGATCATCAATGACATTCTGTGCCTCGTCCACCATAGCTTGTGTTACTTGCTGCGAAGATACTTTGTAATTTGCCTGGATTTTCTGACGTGCCATATCTTGTAGCCTTTGAACAATTTCGGCAATTACTTTGTTTTCAATTTTTTTATAGCCATCATTAGATTTTACTGGTTCTTTCTGAATAAGATCCTGAACTAAGTGTGTCTGATCGACATAGCCTTTTTTGATTTTTTCTTTATACTTTTTATCCCACTGCGACATTGAGTAGGAAGCGTGCTGGCAAGTTGCACCAACACGTCCATATTCAACTTCAAAGATATCGCCATGTGGAATCATCTTATAATATTTGTTATTATTGTTTCTCGTTACCATAAGAAGGTAAACTGGCGATTTTTCTGACATTCTTACCTCCTACTGTATGCAAACAAGAATCTGTACATCAGAATCCGCGAAAACAAATTCAAACATACTCCGTACATCGTCCCACTCTAAACCATTTCTGCCACAACAAATTTTCGGTATAGCCAATTTTTTAATCATCTTTGCGTCCATCTGATCTCTCATATTTACAATAGCATCCAGAAGTCTGTCAGAGTCCGGCTTGTTATAACTGTTTTCTTTTACAATCAAATTAAAAACATTATCAACAAGAATGGCTTCACCAAGTTCAATGTCAACATTATCTGTATAGTCATCTACATAGGACGCTTCAATTTTCTCTTTCATTCCATACATTCTCTCAAAGAGAGCCGGAAGTCCTGTGGAAAAATTGAGATCTTTTGAAATCCCCTGTGCCAGATAATAGCTCTGTGGTGCGCTCATAATATTCAAATCAATTTCAATCATCTTCATATTCACAATCTCCTTTATTTCGTATATCTTTTACGGTAATCATCCTCATACGCCTTATTGCAAGATATTTCGCCCGAAACTACTCTCTTATCTTTGTTATATTTGCAAGTATCACAGTCACGGGCTGTACAATATTTATCAAATAATTCAGCTATATGTTCATTCATATTTTTAATTTCCTTTATTTTATTCAACTTAACAGTTTTAAAAATTCTTCCTCTGTAATAATAGGTACACCATTTTTCTTTGCATCTTTATTTTTACTGGAAGAACTTTCTACGTCATTGTTTATAAGATATGCTGTTTTCTTTGAAACACTTCCTGCCACTTTGCCGCCCAGAGATTCAATTTTCTTCTGAATTTCTTTTCTACTTGCGAAAATGTGAACATTTCCAGTAATGGCAAAAATCATATCTTTAAAAATTTGTGGCTCGTCTGATACTTGCTGAACCTGAAATTTCATAAGAGATACAAGTTCTTTATATATGTCATTGGCAAAGAACACTTCTTTGAAATACTTGTGAATACTCTTGTTAATCTCAACACCAAACGTGTCAAGCTGTGTAAAATCAAATCCGGAAATAACTGCTGCCTCAAACTTGTTCCAATCGCCGTTAAACTCTCTGCTGATTATTTTTGCCTTGCTGAGTGCCACATTCGGAATGCCTAATGCTGCAATAAAATTTTCCAGTTTTACATTCTTACTCTTTTCAATAGAAGAAAGAAGTTTATCAAATGATTTTTCTCCCATTCCTTCAAATTCCACAATTTCAGTCCTATGCAGATCCAGATTATAAATATCCAGAGGGTTACTAATAATCCCGGCATCAACCAACTTCTCAATCTTTTTATCTGAAAGTCCATCAATATTCATACCATCTTTTGAGGCAAAATATGATAATCCTCTAATACTTTGAGCTGGACAATTTGGATTTTTGCAATAAATATTTATTGTCTCTCCGTCCCCTGCAAAAGTAGTTACTCCGCCACATACCGGACAAGTTCTCGGAATTTCAAATTCGTAAGATGTGCCGCCTGTACACTTGATAATCTGAGGGATAATTTCGTTTGATTTAACCACTGTAACTGTTGCATACGGTCTGATTTTTAATTTCTGCATAGTGTTAATATTATGCAATGATGCTTTTGAGACTGTAGTGTTATCCAATATGACTGGCTTAAAGACTGCCACTGGCGTTATCTTTCCGGTTCTACCAACTTGCCACTCGATATTGGTTATCGTGGTTTCTTCCTCTTCTTCTTTGAATTTCAATGCTAATCCATTGCGATAATGATGCCCTGTCTTTCCAAGACTTTTTCCATAAGCAATGTCATCGTACATAATAACGACTCCATCAATCGGAGTTTTTGTTTCTTCTGCAATATCAACCAGCTCATTCACAAAATTGTTAAATACCACAAAATCATGTTGTGCCACATCGTATTCAAAGAAGGTGCAAATATCAAATCCAAGATTGTTTACTGCATACAATCTGCCAGAAAGTGAATTAATTTCATCAAATCCCTCCAACACATTAAATGCATAAAAGCACACTTTTCTCTTTGAGCATATTTCAGAATTTAACTGCTGTACTGATCCACCAGCAAGATTTCGTGGTGTTTTGTATCTATCTTCTTCCGGCAATTTTTCATTTATCTTTTCAAAATCATCTCTGTGAATAATTCCTTCACCAGTAACCTTCAGATGACCTTTATACGGGATTTTCTGTGGAATATTCATAAAGGTTCTGGCATTATCTGTAATAAGGCTTCCCTCTTCGCCATTTCCTCTTGTACTAGCAGAAACAAGTTCCCCATTTTCATAAATCAGGCAAATAGTAAGACCGTCCAATTTATGCATTAAAAGAGCTTTTCTACCTTTTGCAAAATTCGCTGCAACCGTTCTATCTTTCGTCTTGTCAAGACTCAACAACGGATAACTATGCTTAAATTTAGGCAACTCTGAATTGACAACATATCCAACTGTGTAATTTGGACTGTTGGCACAGTGAAATTCTGCTTTATCTTCAAGATCTTTTAATTCATCCATCATAGAATCATATGTAAAATCATCTACCGACGGTCGAGATTCGTTATAATACTCATCACGATATTTATTCAGAATTTTAGTAAGCTGTTTAATTCTTGTAATCTGGTCATTAGTAGCCATTACTGTTTTATCCTTTCATTTATTTCGTATAACAATAGGGGGAATTAAATCCCCCTATCTGTTTATTTAATCAGATTTCGGAGATAATACTGCATAACGCCATAAATAAAAATTGGACTGTATGCGTTATCTGGCATAAATACAATTTCAAGATTGTACTTATGATTGAAGCTGTGAATGCTTCCAAGATAACTTTTCTTATTGTACTGTGTGTTATATCTACCGTTTACAATATCTTCATAATTGGCATTTTCTATAAGCAGATATTTTTTGTGAGCTTTAGCAACTGCCAGTTCTTCTTCAAAATCTGCACGTTTCGTAGAAAGATTTCCAGACAATTCTTCTAAGCTTGCCTTTCTCTCTACAAAAATATCGTCGTGGAAATAAGTATCACGGAATATCCCTAATTTCTCGTTTTGTGGTACGAAAAAACTATAATCTCCGTTCTTTAATGCTTTTTTCTTGTATGGTATGTCATGTTTATCAAAGTAACCTGTAATATGATCGTTTACCTTTTCCCTTGTATCTACCAATATAACAATAGAATCCAGCAATTCTTTTTCCTCGGAATCTGTATATTTATATTTTCCAAATAACATTATTTTCTTCCTATAACTTCATATTTGGTAAGCCACCAGTCAAACTCGTTTTCTACTGGAACAAATTTTCCTTCTGATGACATTTTCACCCTTGCTTTTTTCTTCTGGTCGTTTACTCTAACTACATCTCCTACTTGAAGTGGATTCTTATTAAAATCCTTTTTCGCAATTTTTACCGTTATGGTATTTCCATTGGCAAGTGCATAAACCTTCAGTTTTGGTGTATATTTTGTTTCAACGTCCATTACAACAACATATCCTTTGTAATCTTGACTTACAATGTCAACATATCCCAAATCGTTGATCTGATATCCTACCTTATCTACGAAAGTTGTCTTTTCATATGGCATTACTGCAACAAAATCGTGCAATAATCCATTCATATCAACTTTTGTAAATGTCTTTTCACTTTCTTTTTCAGCGTTTTTTCTTACCAATTCAAGTGGAATACCAAGCTTTTCAGCTTTTTCTTTTTTCATCTGCTTTTTGCCATAAAGTTCGTTGAAAAAATCATACTGTTTCAATAAACATTTAGCTTCGCCAAACTCTCCAAAAAATCCAAGTTCTATCAAAATCTTCATTTGCTTTGAATTTACCGGAAGCTTTTTTTCTTCTATAACTGCCAACAGATGAATGAAATCTTTAAACTGCATATCTTTAATTGACTGAAACGCATCCGCAACTTTGCTATTCAAATATTTAATAGAGGCAATTCCTTTATAAATTACATTTTTTTCTTTATCAAAAGTATAGTTACTTGTAGAATGTCGAAATTTAATTCCTTCAACTTTTATTCCTTTTTTTCTGGTATAGTTTGTAATATTTAAAGTTTTTTCTTCTTTTCCCTCGAAAATATTTAACGCAGCAGTTAAAAATTCCAATGGATAATAGTGTCTTAAATATCCACATATATATCCAATACAAGAATACGCGTCTGAATGATTCCAGGAAAATGCGTATCTTGTTGCATCCAAAATACCCTGTTTAATAGGTGGGAATATTTCTTCTAATACTTCTACTGATGCCCCATATGTTTCATTGGAATAGCTTATAAACCTATCGTGAATTTCATCAATGAATTTCTCAGTACCATATTTCTTTGCAATTCCACGTCGGACTGTATCTGATTCTGCATCAGAATATCCACAAAATTTTACTAAGAATCTCATAATATCTTCCTGCATGGTTATTCGCCCGGAAGTAACCGAAAGGAATTTATCCAATTCATTAAATCCCGTAATCATAATGTTTCCGTCTGCAACATCATCACGGAAACTTGCACAGCCAGGACGTAAAAGACCATTTCCAAACGAAAACCACTTGATATATGAGAAATCTTTGTTATGTGCTTTGGCAATAGCAATTGTTTCGTCTGACATAAATCTTTTCAAATAAGATTGTGCGGATGTACTCTCCCACTGGAATATAAGTGTTGTGTCGCCTCGTATGTCTTTCCAAACTTCTTCATCATCCAGATCAACATTGTCAGGAGTCATTCTCTCAATTCCTGCAAGTTTGCATGTTTCGTTAATAACACCAATGTTGTCCAAACCAAGGATATCTAGTTTAACGTACATCAGTGCATCAAGTTCTTTCATATTAAGCATTGACACTGGATAATCAGAAGTTGCAAGGCTACACATTCCAACTTCTTCTTCAATATCCAAATCGCTTACTAATACACCAGATGGATGAGATCCAATAGAAACTATTGTTCCGTTTACAATATCAACATATTTGAATAATTCTGGATATCTCTTTCTGAAAGCATCATCAATAACCCATTTGTTGTTTTCGTCAAGATATACAGCTTCAGAGATTGCAGATGTTTCAACAATAGACATTCTCAAAGCTCGTCCTACATCTTTTATCGCGCCTTTTAATGCAATAGTATTAAATGTAATAATCTCACTTGCTCTTATATTCGGAAGATCCATATGATCCCTAAGAATGAATTGTTTAATAATGTCTCTGTCTTTTGAGGAATAATCTGTATCTATATCGGCATTTGTTACTCGACTTGGATTCATAAATCGGAAGAAGTTTAACCCAAATTTCTTGCTATCCATCTGAGTAATACCAAGAATATACGCTACTTCACTTCCTGAAACAGATCCTCTTCCATATCCACAAAAGATACCATGCTTTCTTTCCCATTCTCTAAGATATGTTTGTAAAAGCATAAAATCTATTGACTTTGTTGTATCATATACGCTTACTTCTTCTCTTATGGTGGGATTTATTTCTTCTGGCTTATACCTTTTTCTTACATACGGATGATGTTTATACGCTTCATTTATTTTGTTTTTGTATGTTTCTAAAGGGTGGTCATAGATTTTTGGATATTTGGTATTCTTATCAAGTGTAAACTCTTCAATTCTATCTGCCATGCGACAAGTCTCAGCAATCGCTTCTCGCCAAACCTCTTCTGGCAAAGAATTTTGTATTTCATAGGCTTTACACAATTCAAGATAAGATTTGAATGTCAAATCCCATGCATCTTCCTCTGCAAAATGTACACCCTTGCTCAACTGAAGAATTTTACGTCCTGCCATATGTGACTCATTAAGTGCATGTGTATCAGTTCCGGCAATTAACGGAATCTCATATTTTTTGCTAAGTTCATATAGCTTCCTGTTGTATTGTATCTGATCTTCTACGTTATGATGCTGAATTTCAAGATAACATCTATCCTTATTTTCTATGAAAAATTTTAGAAATCTATTTTTTACTTCGTCAGTTCCTTTATTTAGCGCACCTCCAAGACAAGCAGAGGTAATAATAATGTTGTCGGAAGTATTGAATAGATCGTCCATGTAAATTCGTGGTGCATAGTAAAAATGACTATCATTTCTGCAAAAAGATTGTGATGTTAATTTATTTATTTCACGAACACCATCGAGATTTTTAGCAATTAAAACACAGTGATAATTGTCTCTTGTTTTAATAACTTTTTCTTCTTTAACGGTTATTGTTTCAGGATCAATTGGAACTTCTTTTCCGTCAACGCTTTCTGCAATATATGCCCCATCTTCACGCTCCCAGTATTTTTCAAAAGTAATTTTTACTTCTTTTTTTGTTTTAACAGATGAGAGCAAATCGACTGCAGTATATGTTGTTTTTGTCTTTCTATTGGTTGTATTATTATCTTCTGTGATATATGCTTCTATTGCATGTATATATTTCATTCCGGCAGCTTCAATAGCTTCTTTTTTGTGATACCATTCAAATACTGATCCATGTTCACTAAATGCCATTGCTTTCATGCCAAATTCTTTTGCTTTTTCAATATACTCTTTGAACTTGGTAACGCTATCTACATTTGTGACACCATTTGAAAGGTCACTATGAAGATGATATACAACATAATTCAAATCAATTTGTGACAAATCAGCACCTCCTAATAGTTCTTATATTCACAATAGGAGTTTCTATATCTGCATAGATTGTGACAGTAGTAAAAATCTACGTTTGGATTAAAATTCTCTTCTTCGTTTATTTCTGCTATCGTACTTAAAGCCCAGTTCTGTGCTTCGTCATAATCTTCCTTATCAAAGTCAAGAAACAACCATTTCCTATTCTTAAAGTAATTCCATCCAACCTTTTCCGGGTAAACTCCGTATTCGTTGTATACTTGAATTGCATATAAATATAGCTGCCGCTTATATGATTTGAATTTCTTTTCTTCTGACTTTAAAACCTGTCCTCTTTTGCCTAGCGGATATTCTGAAGATTTATGATCTAGTATTATAATTCCGCCTGTCTTTTTATCCCTAAGAAGTAAATCTATGTAACCGACAAATGGTTTACCACCAACCGTAAAATTACATTTCTTTTCAATTCCCAGGATTTCATATTTCTCAAGGTCAAGATCAATGTTTTCAAAATACTCAACTGCTTTATCTCGATAACTCTGCCGGATATCTGCAGTCTTATGATATACCATTGATGGAACTTCTTCATCATAATGAGCGTCAAAATAATCAGCCAGCTCAAAAAGACTAAGTTCACCTTTGGCATATTTCTCTAATATGGTGTGGCAAAACTTTCCAAATTCTGCATAAAAATTATTTTGTCCTACTGCTGACTCAATATATTGTAAATACCATTCATACTTACATTGACAAAATGAATTTATGCGGCTAAAAGACCACTCCATAGAATCTATCAGAAATGAATACTCTGACATTTTTCACCTCTTAAATTTTAATTCTCTGTTTATAAAGTTCTTCCCAGATTTCTTTTCCTTTGTCTACCGGACTATTTTTTTCAGTTTTACCACCTAATAATCCATTGCTGTCATATACAACATATACATTTGTAAAGTGGCAGAGAAGTTGTATTGTATCTTTCTTTTTAATTTCTTCAAGCGAAACATCACTATCGAATGCAATAACAACATCACAATGAAGCTGCACTAACTCTCTGACCTGAAAAATATTAATCTGGCTTGTCTCAGAAGATATTGAATTATAGATACCGAAACTATCCAATTTCATAACTGACTTCAGTGATTCAAATATAATTACTTCTTTACTTCTATCAAGAATCTTTTTTTTGAAACAAAATGCTTGGAAGTAATCTAAATCGCCAACAGGATAATAATTCATATATTTCGGTATATTATATTCTTTATAATTATCAAAAAGCGTTCTGCCCTTCACATTGATTAAATTCCCGGAATTATCAAAAACTGGATATACAATTCTGTTTGATTCTTTATCATACATTACCATGTAATAATCCATTATTGATTGTGGTATTCCTTCTTCGATCCATTTTGTTATTTTTCGTCGCTCAAAATCAGACAGAACACTTTTATCAAGTATCTTATGTGGTTCTGGGATTTGTTTATTTCTTCTTTTTCTGGTTGATTTTCTCAGATAGCGCACAGTAGGAGAGATTTTTGTTTTTATAGTGCTTATCCCAGCTTCACTGCCAAGATAATTAATAGCCTGTTCATAGGTCATATTTAAGTAATCTTGGCAAAAATCAATAATATCTCCACCCTTTTTGCAACCAAAGCAATAGTAGACACCTTTATGCGGTGTTACTGAAAATGATCCCGTTCTTTCATCATGAAACGGGCAATTTCCAAAATATTCTCTACCTTTCTTTTTAAGTTCAACGTATTCTCCGATGAAATCAACTATATCTATACTTTCTTTGATTTCCTCAATAAGTTCTTCGCTGTACTCTTCCATTTAGTCCACCTTTAAAATGGTTTCTCTTGCTCCGTATGCTGTTTCGCCTCTTCAATCCGCATGACTGATCCAGAAAATTTGAAATCAATATATTCGTCCTCAAACATTCCCTCTCCCAATCTGTTTAGTTTTACATTAAGTGCATAATTTCCACATTCTTTTCCATCGTTTGCAATTTCATCAGAAGTCTTTTTTCTCCACTTTGCACTTACACTCGCATATCTCTCCAACTTGTCTGAATCTGCAACTTCATCATTTCTATTAAGCTGCGCTCCAGCCAACACAGGAAGATCAAGTTCACCAGCAATTCTATTTTTCATAAAATCACATTTTGCTCCCAGATCATTGTATTGTGCTGAAGAATCTGATTCGGAACTTTTAAAATAATCATAAATCACAAATTGGAGATTCATACTATACTTTAAAGATTTGCAGATTAGATAGAGTTCTTCATTTGTAGAATTTGGAATAAAGATATGTACAAACGGTTTACCGGAAAGCCAATCATTTGTTTCATCAATTATTTTTTCTTCCTCTGGTAACAAATTACCTTTTTTTATTTTATCCTGTGGTATACCAGTAAGATTTGCCATCATCCTGATGTAAAATAGTCTGTCGCTCATTTCCGTATCGAAGTATACAGTAGGAATGCCTTTCTGTATTTTATCCATTGCCTCATTAAGCATATAGGAGCTTTTTCCCATCTTCATTCGTCCAGAAATCATCACCAGTTCGCCACGTTCATAGCAGAAATATTGTCCTACTTTATTGAATTTTGATGGAATACCAATAATACCATTTTCGTCACGCCTATCCTTAATCTCCTGATATATGTCTTTTGCTTTATCGCCAAATCTCAACACATTTCTGTTGAATATATATTTGCTTGTTAATTTTTCAAGTTCTGTGTATACATCATTACTTAATTCATTCAATTCCATTGGAGTCTGAATTATCTTTTTCTTCATTCTATCAAACAGTTTGATAAGATCTCTTTTAAAAGATAATGTAACAACTTGAGCAACAAGCAAGTTATATTCTTCTATGGTCGTTCTGGCAGCATCTTCGCACATATCAAAGAAATCATCCATGTCTGGCATGTTGACACTATCAATTTTCTTTTTTACTGCCGCATTCGATTGTAGCTTATTTGTAATATTAAAAGTATCAATAACTTTTACACCGGACTTAAATAATTCATCTATAGCCCAGTATATGCAGCCATTTTCTTTGTGGTAAAAATATCCGGGCTTCAAGTAATCGCTCTGAAGTATAAATTCCGGGTGATGAACTAATGTCGCAATCACACCAGCTTCCGCTTGGGTATCACATAATACATTTAATTCATCTGACATTATTTTCCTCCTTTTAAGATGCTACCAAATCCGATTGTATTTCCTTTTTGAGTGGTAGCTTTAACTTGCACACTAACTGGCACACTTACCGGAGCAGAAGCAGTATTCTCTTCGTGTTTCATTTCTTCTTTTATTTCTTTTTGTATTCTCAATTCATTCTCTTTTTGATATGCTTTTTTAATTCTTGCGTTATCAATCAGATAATACATTCCTGGTGGATGTGTTAATGGAATTTTATTCGCAATAGCAAATTTAAGACAAAAACTTAAATATCTTCCGGCATTAAGATTTGATTCCCACTTTTCAACATTTGCATTTTCCAATTTTTCCCCAAATACAATTTCATTAATAACTTTTCTCAAATATGCGATAGGGACAGATTTACTAACATGTTGTATATAATCTTCTTCAATTTCTGCAATTAGTCCTTGAAGCTCATAGCAATCTTTATGCCATCTTCTAGTGTTAATCTTTACAGACTCAGTTTCGTAGACAATTTTGTTTTTGTGGGCGCAATGTCCATAACCACATTTGAATTGTTTTGTACCCATTGATTATTCCTCTTTCTATATAATAAAAAGGGAGAACATAAGCTCTCCCAAATTTCATTAATCAGACTTCATATCTTTTTCAAGAAGATATGTAGCTTCCAAATCAGATTGATGTAGAGCCAATATTACTGGATATTTTTCAATTGCTGTTCCAAGAGTATTCCAGTTTTCCTTTGGCTCTGAAAAACCCATATGCCATCTAATAGCGTATCTCTCAAAAGGTTGCAATTTAATATACTCTTCGATCATCATGACCGATTTTTCTCCGTGTCCATAAGGAACACGGTCATTTATTGTGTAATATTCGACTGCCGCCCAATCGAATCTTCCTTTTTCATCTTTCTTTGATCCAGTGTCACTGTAAATTTTCTTATTCCTATAATCAATCTCATACATATATGTCTTACATACATCATGCAAAAGAGTGATTATTTTTCTGGAATCTTCCGGCATATCACCTAAAATACTTTTAAATGGTTCTGACTTACATTTATGCTCGAACATATGATATACATTTAAGCTATGTAATGCTAATCCGCCAGGAAGTGAGCAATGGAATCTTGTAGAAGCTGGGGCTGTGAAAAAGTCAGATTTTTCTAAAAATGCCACAAGCTCCTTAATTCCATCTCTTTCAATTGAGCCAACCAGATCAAGAAAAAGTTTCTTATTTTCTTCAATATTTATTGTTGGTGCGCTCATATTTTCTCCTAGTTAAATGGAAGCTCGTCATCTACTCCGTCCGGAATATTCATAAATCCGTCTGCCGCTGGTGCTGATTTAGCTGGTTTTGTTGTATTCCCCGCTGCTGGCGCATCGCCTTTTTTCTCACAAAATTCCTGTGTGGCAACAACAACGTCTGTTGTGTATACTTTCTTTCCGTCTTTTCCATCATAACTTCCTGTCTGGATTCTTCCGGTAACAGCAAACATCATACCCTGTTTCATGTATTTCTCTGCAAACTCAGCAGATTTTCCGAAAGCTACACATGAAATGAAATCTGCATCCTGTCCACCATTATTGCTTTTAAATGGACGTGATACTGCAAGTGTATATCTCGCAACACCAGTAGGATTTTCTCCCTGGCTATAACGTACTTCTGGATCTCTTACTAATCTTCCTGTTAAACTAACGTTATTCATTATTTCTTTCTCCTTATAAGATAATTATTTTAATTTTTTTAACTCTTCAATTAAAGACTTTGTATCTTCAATATTTTTAATAGTTTTTGGATTACCATTTGTGGTGTATTTTTTGCAAATTGCTGCCACTTCGGTATTATGTTCTTTTGAAAGTTCTTTTGCTAACTGGAATGCTTCTGCGTTTGCAATGTCCAGTTCACTTTTCTCTTTCTTCTTTTTCTCGTTTTCTTTTTTCTCTTCTTCTGGAAGATCTTCATCGACGAAAATATAGCTGCCAAGTCCAAGTCTTGCAATACATTTTGTAAGACTTCTCTGCACCGTTTTGTTTACCATCATTGCGTCAACATTTTCATATGGCACTGCCTTATTTCTGAAGTCCATGACTGGAAGGTACTCAGTTGCGGTATGTTCTTTCAGAACTTCATTTCCCTCTGCATCTGTTTCACTCCATACAAGCGTAATTGAAGTTTTAACATGACATCCAATTGGATCACGCCATACCAACATTCCATCTTCGGTTTCATGGACAGTTGCATAAGATAACGGGAATTTTTTCTTTAATTCTTGCCAAGCCCACATCCAACTCAAATAATTAAGACCATTTTTTTGCTTAATATGCTCATTTACATTAACGGCACTCAGTTCTTCAAACCATTTAACCATTCTATTCTCCTATAAATTCATTGTTTATATATTTTAACTTTTATATCTTATTTTACTGTTTTCGAAGAATTTACAGAGGCAGAAACCTGTTTCATATTTTTCATAAGCTGTAAATTATCGTTTAACATAAGTGCAAGTGCCTGATCTTCTGTGAATCCAACTTCTGTATATGCCAAAAATGTTTTTCTTTTCGCCATTGCACATAAGCGGTGTAATTCATCATTTTCAACATAGTCTTTTGCAATCTCCAGACATTCATTGCCAAGTCCATAGACAACAGGTTTATATTTTTCAATATATCCATGTACCAGGTTAATTGCTACTTCTGGATTTTCATTAAGAAGCTTTAATATAATTTCTAACATTACATGTGTTCCTTTCCTTCTTTAATAATTCTAAGTCCTTTTGCATCCGCTTTCGCGCCGTTGTATTCTTTCCCAGTTTTAATAATCATGTTTACTAATCGTTTGCTCAGATTATATTTTTCTGCACAATATAGAAACAATTCGGATTTTTTATCAAAATACCAATACTCATCATCTTTGTATAAATGGTATCTTAATTTTGGATATTTCCGTTGAAATGAAGTATCACCCTCATTATTACAATATGCTTCTCCAATTTTCTTCAGTTTATATATAAGCTGAAACTCCGCTTTTTGAGCTTCTATTGGATCATCACAGTATTGCACGATTTCAACTATAAGATTACAAGTGCCACCAAAAGATTTTACTTCTTCTTTCCATTGTTGGTTGCGGTGTTTATCGAACTCATAAGCCCTCATACAGTTTCCTTGTGCTGATCCGACATAGAATATTTTGTTTGTCAGAGGATTTTTATGGACATATACATAATATTTTTCTGTCGGTAGCACAAGATCCTTATGGTATAATATATACAAGTCAAACTTAGTTGTCATAATCAAACTATCATGTTGTTCCGTGTAACTGTCGATATTTTAATTATTTATCTGAAGAGACAACCTTAACTGTAGCTCCTGCCTGAACTGTTGCAGTTGCCACTTCGTTCATTTTCTTGTATGCGTCATCAAGTTTATTCGTTAATTCATTGTTAGCCTGTTTTAATGATTCAACCTGACTCTTGAGGTTGGCGATTTCTGCCGCTGCCATTTCTTCTGCATGTTTTTTATCAGACTCAATTGCACGCTTCTCATATGCAAAACTTCTTTCAGCTTTCGCTTTCGCTTCTTTCGCAGCCTCTTCTTTTGCAGTTTCCAGTTCGCCAGGGAATGCTTCAATCTTCTCTTTCATTTCCTGGATTTCTTTCTCTTTTTCTGTAATTGCATCTTCGCGGGCTTTTACTGCCTCTTCCTGCTTCTGGATTTCTGCTTCTCTTTTAGATTTTTCATCATCCCATGCGTCAGAATCAACTTTCTTATTCATTCTCAGATTGTATTTGTATTCATCTGCTTCACGGATTCTCTTCTTTTTGAGTTCTTCTTCATATTCTTCCGCTTCTTTATCAGCTTTACTTTTTGCCTTAGAAAGCTTATTTTCAAGTTCTTCAATCTCTTCGTCAACTTCCGCTTTACGTTTCGCTAACTTAGAATCCTGTTCATCTTTCAGCTTTTTATATTCTGTGTCCATATCAGCAATTTTAAATTTGTGAGCATTAATAATTGCTGCAAGACTATCTGCTTCGGTTTTGATTCCGTACAGACTTTCAAGTTCTTTTTTATATTCATCAATCGCAATTTTTAAATCTTTATACTGCTTAATGATTTCTTCTGAGAACACTGAATTTTTTGCCGCTATTTCTGCATTTTTGAGTGATGCTCTAAGTGCTTCATTTTTTGCTGTTTCAATCGGAGAGTCGTTCATTGCTTTTAAAGCTTCCAGTTCTTTTAAAGCCTGGTTGTATGCTTCTAAAATCTGTGCCTTTGTTGACTTCTCTGTAATTTTAATTTCTCCCATTCGAGATCCTTTCTTTTTTACTTTTAATTTCTCTTTGCCATCTATGTAAAATTGATTGATTTTCTAAATAAAATCATATTTTCAGTCTTTACTTCCATGTAGTTCACCATCCGCAACTAATCTTAAAACAAAATCGCTGCACTTATCTACACATGAAGGACACAATAAAATTTCTTTTGGAAGATATTTTGAAAGATATTCAGAACCAGGCGGCAGATAAGATATGCTATTTGTTTCTTTACCACATAAATCACAATAGTATTTAATCATTCATAATCCTCCTCGAAATAAATTTTCATTGTATGATACACTCTATCCAAATAAATATTTATTATCTGTTTTATTTACAATATTCATAAAATCAACATTTTATCTTCGTTCTACTTACAAAACCAACCAACAATAAAATATAATCACATATGCCAGATTTACTATTTCTGATCTATTTTATTCGTTACTGTACGAATATTCTTAAACCGCTTCTCAATGTAATCACGATCTTTGGTAAATGTGGGGATTTCCTTATCAATAACCCACTTGCTACGTGTAAACTCGTCTGGTGTTCCTTCATTATAGGTCTGTGGAACTTTGACACAGCAAGTTCCTCTTTTAAGGTGAATTGGATAATCGTTCCAGTTCACACCCTTCTTCAACATGAGCATATCCATAAGTTCTTTTTGGTTCTTATGTACAAGCTGCTTTGCTGAAAAGTTTGCCTGTGCAACTGACTGAATAGAATTTCTCACACAGTCATTTTGTCTCCAGATAAACCCATTAATAACTTCAAATTCTGGCATATTCCATGCCCGACTGTCGAACATTGCCTTTCCGCATTTCCTAGCATATTTGGTATAATAATCTGTTACTTTCTTTTTATCGGCTTCTGTTTCGCATCCTTTAAGTTCCTTTCTGACTCTCTCTTTAACGATATCAGTATAGAACTTGTTAAATGCCATTGTTGCCATGCTTGCAGAAATTGTTTCAACCTTACGCTTTACATATCCAAACCATGCTCCCTGTGCCATTGATTTATAATCAATCAGTAAAAGGGTAATCTCATCGCTCTGTGTATATCCCAGTACACATCCAGAAATATTCTCGCAAAGATACTTCATAGTCTGCTGCATTGCTTCTATCAAAATATTATCAAAAGGTTTTGCCAAACCTCTTGTAAATGTATGGAATGCTTTGCCATCAATACGAATCATTACAGGAACTCTTTTTGTCAGATAATCTTTTCTTGCATCCTCATACTCTTTCATTCGTTTTGCGAAATCGCTTGTGTCCACTTTTATTTTCTCCTTTTGTTACAGATCGTTCTTAATTAAGAACTCTGGATTTATGCATTTGAAAGAAATGTTCTGTTCAACATTTCTGAATACACAGCCTTCTCTTTCTCTCGGATAAATCTGGGATTTCCCCTGTACATAATGCACCAAATCTGAAATTTCCCAATCTTCCGGGATAACAAATTTGTCATCAAAAATCGGCACTATGTATATTCCATAATGCAGGAGGGTTCTCTGCATCTCTTCTGTTGTGAGCTTTCCTTCTGGTGAAATCAGATTGAACGCCCAGAATCTTTCACCGCCATCCATCGGATATTTGTTTCCCTGGATTCCTTCTCCGGTAATTTCTCCCTGAAGAACAATCCAATCAAGTCCACCGATAAGCGTCTGTAATGTTTCTTTGATTTTGAACTTTCTCGCCACATTCCAATAATACGAATTATCCTCTGTCACAAGCCGTTTGTTTCGACTGCAAACTCCAAACTCATATTTATTCTTTCCTACTTTCTTTAAGAAAAATGTGGCAGAAGTGCCATCAACCTTTTCCGTCACACTCAACACTGTTTTGTCTCTTTTCAGCTTTTCAAACAGTCTTGTCATGTTCTGGATTCTTTCTTCATCTGTCTTTTTAATCCAATTCGGGAAAGTGTCTTTTACGGATGGTTTCAGATAGATTTTTCTGAACCATTTGAATCGCATGAGAAACTTGATAATTGGATTTCGAGACTTCTTCTTGTTTTCTGATACAACTGCGTTCTCTTGCTCCGCTTCTGGATCATATTTCGTAACACCTAATATCTCTGTTACATCATCACCAATTTTGTAATCGCCAGGCGGCAAAACAGCCAAAGGCAAAACAAGTCCCTGTGAGACTTGACCACGTAATTTAATGGTCTTAACAACATACCTTCTTGATTTCAGGAAATCATACTCTGGAGTTTTTGGCATTTTACTATCAATTTCGATGTAAACTACCTTGTCCCCCTGAGAAAAATTATCGCTTTTTGAGATAATTACTTCCCATCCATCAATTTGTGCTACCTCAATTCTGTCAGCATTCGGAATCGGCTTGATATTAGCAATTGTTCTGATTGTTGCTAACTTTCTCATTAATTCCTCTATCTCGAAAATATTTATTTTTAAACTGGTGGAATTGGTGATGCTTGATAGAATCACTTCCATCCACCAATGTAAGAAATATACGTTTTCGAGACACTTATTTTGCTCGTTCAATTAAAAGTTGAATGCAGAATTAGGTTTGCTGTATGTGTCTCACACGGACATTTTTAGCCTTTGGCTGTATATGTCACCGTATAAATTTTTACTCTATAATAAATCTTTTACTGCAGCTTCTACCGGAGCATATCTCTCGGAATCAAGCTGATCTGTCAGGCACTTATATGGATCAAGTTCACCACTGAGTACCATTTTTATAATGTTTACTGAGAATCCAGAAACAAGTGCAACGCCAAGTTCGTTTTCCTTTACAGGAATTGTTCCAGTTCTTGAATTTACATTCCAAAACACCAGTCGCGGCATTTTATATCCATGCACTTCGAATTTCTCAGCAATCGTATCAAAAAGTTTCTGATTTGGTCTGCCTGTTGTAGCATAATCAAATTCCATATCGCTTACGATAAGAACGTTTTTCGGCATATCTTCCTGCTTCATTTTTCCTTTGATTGCTACATTAAGGATCAAATCAAATGTTGCTGCAATATTTGTGTTGGAGCAATCTGATTCTCTATATGATCTGATAAGCTTATCTCTCAGTGAATCCATTCCAGTAAGGTCTACTACTTTTGGTCTACTTCCAAATGTAATATATTTATCTTTGAACTCTCCAGATGATCTTTCAGAAAAATAGATAGCCAATGCTGTTGCTACATCCAATGCCGTAACACTGCTATTCGAATCAACTCTGCAAGTCATACTTCCTGATCCGTCTCTTACAACCAATGTAGAAGAATCACCCTCTACTAAATCCGGAAGTGCTTTCCATAATGCTTCAATCGCGGTATCTTTATTCTTTACAGAATAATAACCTCCATACTTATGAACGATATCGTGCGGGAAAAGTACACTTGCATTAATCTTGGCTTCACCTTTTTCAAGGCTTCCCAGATATTCTCTACGTCTTTCCTCATCGTTTCTAAGAAATGCGTCATTGTAAATCAGGTTTGCTCTTGATGGAACTGCTTCATAATTGATTTTGCCCCATTCTTTTGCAGACATCTGACGTTCAACGATTTTAATATATTCACGAAGTTTTGATAATATTTTTCTGTAATTCTTCTCACTCAGTCCAAGATATGTTCTAACAACAGTTCCATTCTTCTTTGTCTGTTTAGAAGAAGCATTACAGCTCGGAAGCCATTTTCCAAGTAGGGATATTGGCTTTCCTTCTTCCATATTTTTTAAATCTTTTTCTAACTGCTCTTTAATCGCAGCCAACGCATAAGCTTCGCATTCTGTTCCAAGCAGACACATCAGATCATCGTATCTGCCATATTCAGGAATGAGTTTCACAAACGCTTTCACAATATCTGGTTCAGTGTTCGCCAGATGGTTCATAATAACTCTGAAGCTTCTTCTTTCTCCAAGCCCCTCCCTTGCGTCACGCAGATAGAAAAGCCATTTCAGTGCATACAGTTTGTTATCCAGAAATGCATCAGTAAATTTACCAGTGATTTCTGTTGGTTGCATTTTTCTTAATGATGCAGTGGCGAAATTCAGATCAAGCAGATATTTCCCGGTTGTTCTGTAACCCAGTGCGCCATTCTCTGTCCGGCTTCTGTTCATATCGCCGTTTATTAATTCTTTTTCTACAGAATCCATAAAACCCATATTGGTTTTCCTCCTAATTTTTCGAATCACTTTTAAAGTTATTAATTCCTATACATTATTACTTTTACCTTTGATGAAATGTATAAAAAATTAGAATGTGCATGGCAAGACTTGAACTTGCGACTAATCCGATTCCCATATCTATAGTTGCTGTCAAAGGCTTTTACAAGTCTCATTATTTATTCTTGTCAGATGCTCTCCCGACTGAGCTACATGCACATTTTTCAAGACACTTTTTCTTCACCTACGCACAGTATAATTTGATTCTTTGCTGTTTAGTGTCTTTGGTAGTGGACTGTAAGGGACTCGAACCCCTGACCGATCGGTTATGAGCCGACTGCTCTGACCAACTGAGCTAACAGTCCTGAAAAGGCAAGACGGGAATCGAACCCGTGTAAAGCGATTCCTACATTTTCCATTTTCTTTAAAATTTTGAAATTGCTGTATGTGTCTAAATGCTAGACACGGTTCATAAAAAATTATCGCCGCGTATACCACTCCGCCACTTGCCTAAAACGAATAACCGGATTTGAACCAGTGACCTCCAACACAACAGCGTGGTGCTCTACCAACTGAGCTATATTCGCTACATTCTGTCTTTCCAGAATGTCATAAAAACGTAACAATAATAGATGTAAAAAACTGTAACAAATTGTAATGTGGATATCCAGTCCTTGCTAAAAGGCACTAACACGCCAATCGAAACTTCGCAAAGACATTTGTGCCTCAAATGCTATCTGCTTTAGCATTCATCCGTTGGCATCAGAAGTTTCACCGTCTGTATAAATCTTGATAGCAGAAATCAAAATTTTACAGCTAGCGTAGATTATATAACCAGACATGCGCTTGTCCTGTACATCGTACAAGGTTACATAATCTATTGGCGTAGCCGGGATTCGAACCCGACACATTTCGGTTTTGTGGAGGGTGGAACAGATAAACGATTTTTAACCGATGACTTTACCCATTTTGTCTATACGCCGACGCTGCGACTTGGACTCGAACCAAGAACCTACGGCTTAACATGCTATCGTTAAAATTGCTGTATATGCCTAATACTAGGCACATTGGTTGACTTAACGTTGCTCTACCATTTGAGCTATCGCAGCATATTCTTTATTTCGTTTTACTTATTTAAAAATAAATGGTGGGCGTTTTTGGGATCGTGCGGAATCGAACCGCAACTAAAAACTTGACAGAGTTTTCATCTTGTGTAAAATTGCTGTATGTGCTTCCCACCACAATACACATTCAAAAGTATCAACCAGATCAATCCCATATTTATTATTTCGGTGTTGACTAAGATTTCCCCTCTTAGTAGGTTCTACAATATCCAAAAAATCCAATGCAGTCCGGATCAGATGCCACTGAACACCCACAATGTCAAGTTACAAACTCTGCATTTTCAAGACACAGGACGGATTTGAACCGTTTCGTCAGACCACCAAAATCTTTCTTTATCCTTTTATTCATTTGCTGCGTGTGTCTTTGATCGCTAGGGATGAGACTCGAACTCATAACAACATCCTGTATGTAATGGAAAAGAATTTTGCTGTAAGTGTCTGAATGCTAGACACATTTTTCTTTTATGTGCTCTACCTATTGAGCTACCCTAGCCTATTTATTTCTTTTGTTCTCTCTTGAACAATTATATATTATCATACTTTTCTGTTTTTGTCAATAGTGTTTTGACATATTTTTTATTTCTTTTATCTCTTATTATTCGGTAGGGTGAGAAAGTTCCCACCCATTAATTTTGATAAAACGCCTTTTCCCAAGTTTCATATAATTTCTTCAAATTAAATAACCTGGAATACATCGTTGTGTTTTTTATATTCGGTTCTTTTACAAGAATTTCATTTCTAATTATTGTATCAATATATTCCATAGGTGTACCGGATTTGTGTATTCTAATTAATCTGTGGCTTTCTGCCAGTTTTGATTGAGTAAGTTTTTTATATATATTACTCTCTTCATAATATTTTTCATAAAATTCTCTGGCAGTGCGCATGATCCTAACAGTGCTTATTGTGGCATTCTCAGATCTTCCTTTTCTCAATGCACTAACTCTTGATCTTATCAAATATTCATTATCACAAATGCGTTCTTTTTTATCTTTTGACCTCTCTGATTCTGCATAATCAACGGATTCCTGCTCTGCGCAAAATCTACATAACAACAGTTCCTTTTGCGACACATGATAGTCAATTGGATATAAAGGACTATGAATTATCATATTCTCATAATCAACATCAGTTTTCTTTAAATTCATAATCTCTTCCGGTTCTAACTCAAGGAACATTAAACGAACTAACAGCTCATTTGGCTTTTCTACACCATCGTTATAATTTGATGTTATCTTATATACCTCAGAACACATTCTTTCAAATTCTTCTTCATCTTTTAAGTATTGCACCAGAAGAGAACGCGACTGGTTAACTTCGCTAAAATCTATTTTTTCAAAATTATTTTCTCCAACAATTTTTCCATTTTGCAAGCACCAATCAACATAACTTTTTAATAAACTCATTGTTTGTATAAGGTTTCCGGCTTTTGCTCCTGTTTTAAGATCCAAAACCGTAAGTATTTCATCCGTATTCATTTCACAAATATCTTTATTGAATGTTGATTCAAGATCTTCAATGCCTTGGAAAATACGTATATATGCTTTATAAGAATTTTCGTTCGCTAATGTGTTCAAAAAATCTTTTTTCATTTTATCATTGTACATATAGCGTCCTCCTTTTCTTTACAAAACTGGAAAAAGTGTCGTCTGTTACCATCTACGCAATATTTTTTAATTTCATTATCTGTAAAGTCAGTATTTGCGATAATTTGAGTTAAGATTTCTCTCCATTCAGGGTTTCCCTTTAAAATGCTGCTTATCATTATATAATAGTTAATCGCCAGATAATGAACTGACCATTTTGTTTTCTTTACCTTCGCAAAATTACTAAAATCATCATACATAATTTTTGTAAGATAATTCATAAATGTAATCAGCCAGTCTCTTAATTCATCCTGATCTGCTTTTGTTTTTAGCAATTCTACATCATAATATCTTGATATAGCCTCTGCAAATTCAATATATAGAATAAAGCCGCTTCCTCTTCTAAGTTCAACGCCATCTTTCGTAATATTCTTTACATACAACTCATCTGCATCACTACTTCTCATAATTGAGTCAACAATCTTATTCTGTACAGTCAGCTTCATAGCATCTTTGTGGCGTTTTGGAATAGGAACAGTTGTCCATTCCTGATTTAAGATTCTTCTGGTATCTGTTGCAGTTAAATATGTGAAAAATATACCAAATTTATCATCCTGATGTTTTGTAGATAATTCACACGCAATAGAACGATGATTTCCGTCTGGTACAATAATTGTTCCTGATGTTATTGTCAAAGTTTCATTATCCTCATTGTAAACTGGAGGATCAGCTTCACCGTCGTCCATCAGATTAAATCTTATACCATTATAAAAGAACTCACCGTTATTTATAAGATTTGCAATTTCTCTAGCACTTTTCTTATTTACTTTTGTTTTTAACTCACCGTATTTATCTTTTTTATAGTTTCGCTGCAACTCAGGTATGATTTGTAGTTTATTGGCATTTTTCAGCTTCTTAATCTCTCCTACACTTAACGGAAACATATATTGATTATCGGCAAGCTTTTGTACATGCTTAAAAACGATTCCATTTTTATAACTATTATTATCATTTTCTGGATCGTAATATTTATAATTCATAATTTCTGCTGGTTCAAAATAATCTTCTATTTTCCCAACAGTTTTTGATACTTTTGAGGCAGCATTTAAAATCCAATATAATTCTGCATCGCTTGCATCTTCAAGTGAATATCTTCCAGACAGCATCTTTAAGAAATCACCTGTTGTAATCTTATTGTCATGCATGATTTCTTCTTCAAGCTCTTTAGTCTTTGCCGGGCTAATACCCATAATGAATGATTTCACTTTTTCAATTAATTGATTCCTACTGTCTGTTGATTTCATGCGACTACCCCTTTCTATATTTTGTTATCTTAAAGATAACATATTTTTCAAGAGGTGTCAACATGAAAACAACAATTATTTCCTTTAGCTTATGTGGGTGCTCAATTCTTTCACGATTAAATCTCTTTCTTCATCTGTCATTTCCAGGTCTTTTTCTCGAATCTTCAGACAATCAGTATCGTTTTTTACAATTTCGACGCTTACAATATCATGGATTTCGTCATACACAATAATCACCTCAAAATAAGAAGATTTATGTACAATAACTCCAAGTGCATCGCCAAAATCTACGTAATCATTTTTTGTGGATTTCTCAATAGCTTCTTTTACATTCACACACATGTTTTCTTGATAGTTAAACTTCATTCCTCTATTCCCCTTTCGACAGAATCCAAGTAAGTAGCGAAATTTTCTAATCGAACGTATGTTTTTATTTTACTCTCAATAACAGTATACGTCAATAGAATATTT